TAGTAGCTTCTTTGATTTTTACTTTAATATTATAAAGGAGTATAGTATTGTCCAATATCTTATATTTAAGAGTATTTTCTGGATACGGGGCGGATAAGAATATCAATATGCTCGTTTTGGAGAATATGTTGTACAGCTTTCCAAATGTCCATATTCTCAATGCCTGCTATTTTTAAGGCTTCAATGGCCATCGTATTTTCTATAAGGCGAAGATAATCTTCTTCCTTAAGTTCAATATATTTTTGTGACTTGGATTTTAATTTTGCCATAGCTGTTCCTATATACGTTTGTTTTTACCATTACTTCTTTTCTATCTTGTCCCGAGACTGGCTGTATTCCATCTTACGTTTAATATGCCAAACGACGTCTATGCCAAGATACTTCGCAAATCCAAAGATTGATATTACCATATCGTTGATAATAGTGGAGAAGTCATATAAACCATCGTATCTTGCGGGAATAGTGGAGATGGCGTATACTGTTTCTGTGAACGTTTCGTCTTTGCAAGCTTCTGCCATCTCGTCAATGTGGATATTTATATCTTTCGTTGCAAGACCTATATTTATGTTTCTAAGCCCTGCCAGATCAAGTAAGCGAATAACCGAGTCTGCTAATTTTTCCTCAATGGAATCCTTTATAGTTTCATTGTATATCACTTCATAGCCACGTTCTTTGGAGATTTCAGGGTCTAAGCCTTTATAGATACGGCTTGTACCAATTCTTTTATTGAACCATTCCACATTAGCACGCTTATTGTGGCCATTCCCTCCATTGGCTTCTATAGCCTTCATCAGTTCAGTTATTACGAGACATAAGAAATGCTTGTTACTTAATTCATTCTCGTGGAGTCCATGTTCACAAGCGTCTTTATATATTTTGTCACGAAGAATATTAAAATCTATCTTTTCCATTTTATCTGTTTTCGTTATTTTAAATAAACCGGTACTTTGGTACCATCTAAATCCTCGACATATTCAATGTCGTATCCAACCCCGTCTCTAAGGATGATATAAGCCATAGCCAATATTCCTGCCTTGATAAAATTATCTGCATGAACGAGTAGCTTATTATCCTGATCGTAGAACTTAACAAAGTAGGTCTTGTCCCCACTTCTGATAATATGTAGCAGAGATTGTTCTTTTTTATACTTCTCATGTTCCACGGCTCTGTCTGCTTTCATTCTCGTTTTGAGACCTTCAGGTAGCGTATCCTGCGCTTCCCTGTCAAATGTGATACACTTAGTTCTATTCATACTTTTATTATTTATTGCCATAATCCGCTGGTGTCTCCCCCCATTTCCGATTATCCCAATGGCGGACTTCTATTGTGTCTATACGGGCTGACATAGCCCGGAGAAAGACCTCTGCTTTATGAAGTGCAGGACAACGGCGTGAAGAGGCCGTGGTTTTGTTTTGAAACCATGTAATTGCTGTAAAGCTATCCGAATAGATAACCGCAGGGGTGAAGTCATTCTCAAGTATGTATCGGACGGCGGCTACAATGCCTAAAAATTCACCGATATTAGCCGTTTGGTTTCCGATTGCTTCCGAGAACAGCTCTTCTCCAGAGGAAAGGTTAACCGCACGATATCGGGTTAATTTCTCTTTCGTGGAGTGAGCTGCATCGGTTGCTATACCTTTTTGCGGCGGTATCATCGAAGTTCCGAAATTCGTTTCCCTGTATAGATGAAACCATCCGTTTCCATTCTGCGGACTAATGTTTCCGCTTGCCGGAGGTAGTCCCGGATAACGCCTTCTTTGTTCTCAATGTCCTTTCGTTCATTAAGAATAGAAAGCAGTCCTTCCATCGTCCGGCTTTGAGGGCTTTTACCGTCCTTCGGGTCAAAGAAAAATACCTTGTATCCAAATTTGACGGTCACCTGATAAAGTGACTTTGGAACAAGAACCGTCTCTACTTGCGCTCTAAAAAGAGCCGGGGTTGCCGCAACAACCACGTAGCCGTTTGCCTTATGCATTTTTTTCAGCTCTACGTCGTAGAGAACGTTGGGTTCAATTTTGTCTTTCAAATCTTCTGAAAGTACACAAATTTGCTTCCCGTAAACTGAGTCCTCGCGAACTCCCTTCAACTTATGAGTTACGGAGTTGCGGGATACAAAACCGATTAATTCTCCCGTCCTCTCCGATTTCGCAAACTTTAATTGCGATGTTTCTGATGCCATAAATTACTTTTTCATCTTCAATCTGTATTTTCAGTCAATTAATAATCTAAAAACTCGCTCAAAATTTATTGCAATACGGCAAATTTATAGCAATAGTTTGGGATAGCCAAATTTTCTACACGTTAATTTTCAGACGTTTACATGCGAAATATATAGGAGGATGTGTGATTTACCAGAGTCGTTCTTTCTCTGTAAAATGGCTGAAACGCTCGTCAGTATCAGAGTAATCGTGAAGGTTGTAGCATTTCCAATACCTATATATTTTTTTGCCGGCAGGTATACGGTAATTTATATCGTCGGCTTTGAGGTACTGAACGCCTTGCATTGTTTCGTGATTCATCCATTTGGCGCATCCGGGCAGATTTGGGTTGGGCTGGATATAGAGCTCCATCTTCTCCACGCCGTCCACGAAGATGTTGTGGATAACGATATCTTTATCCACATTGTATTCGCGGGCAAAGAGCGCGAAATCGCATATATCGGCATCCATCAGACTTCCTCCCCAATGTATAGGCGCATCGTGCTGGAGGCGTTCGAACGCATCGAGAATTGGTTTACGGGAACGTATTTCTTCAAGGCGTTCTTCGGTAACAGCTTTGGTCGTGGCATACACTACCCTGAAACCGTTGTGTGTACTATCCATTACATGCAGATGGGTGCCGACTTCCCTCGCTTTGTTAATGGAATTATCCATCGGATCTATATCTTCCCCTACACAAGCTTTAACCAGTCCGATAATAATAACCAGAAGGACAATGCAGGTAGTAGGTCCGATGATAATCGTTAGAAATACAAAATCGTCAGCTTTTTGTCCGAGACTCATAGACTTTCTAAAATATGGCGGCCGGATGTTCCCCGGACTTCCGAGATACACACGGAATGGTTCGCATCGACCAGTTTGTTCATGTATAGTTCTAATAGGTCAGCAGGAAAACGAACGAAAGGAACAGTTCCGGATACGGTGTATTGCTTCAATTGAACCAATTCGGCAAGGACATCGGCATCCAAGTGATAAGCTTCGTAACAATCGCCGACATGGAATAAAATGACAGTATCTTTTCCATGTTTTTCTTTTTCTTTATTGTAAGCCTCATTGATTCTTTCTTCTTTTTTCATGCTGATAAATGTATATAACTTTACTGTAAATGAACCATATAGGCTTTCTGTTGTAAGTGGCTAAGTGACGGAGTTTTATCTTCTAAATGCCATACGAGTGAAAGTCTTTCGGCAAATATACAATAATCGGTTCAGAAATTACTTGATTTTGTTTATTTTCAACATCCTTATGGTGGATGATGTAGCTGTTGATCTCTAATTTTTCTCATAATATATCATTCTTGTCCTTTACGTTGTTTGTAAATGTTTCGAAGTATTTCCACCAATTGACTGAGTGTGCAAATTTCGACTGTTTCCCCACAGGATTGTCCATGAAATAAGGGGGTGAAGAATAGCTCGAAGTTATCACCAATTGAAAAGCCTCCATAAAGTATGATTCCACCCTTTACACGATAGTATTCACCATACATGGAATAATCGGCAGGCGGGGGCTCAAAGCCATATCCTGGCATTGCTTCCGGTAGCGTATTAAGAATAGGAAGAATTACTTCTTTAAGGAAATTGGGACGTTCCAGTTTTTTCTGTTTTGCAGGTGATTTACTACCAAATTGACTGTAATACTCGTCGAAACGTTTTCGGTAGTCTTGCATTGCTTTTTGGATATTCATATTGTTGTTTATTAATGATTGATTATGCGGCTCCGCAGCACAACTCTCCGTATGCACCGGCAGGTAATATCCATTTCTCGTCAGCAGGCAGGATAACCGGTTGACCGTAGTTGTAGCCGGTAGCAAGCTGTTTTAATTCTTCGGTAATAGTTTTATAGGGAGTACCAGTTGTAATCAAAGACGGTAAACTGGTATTGCGTTTCATTGTCCAGCAGAACTGTTTTTCCAGAGAAACGACCTTTTCCATTTGCAGGGGGCTGATATAGTTTGCACTGGCAAACTGGTTCTTGTTGCCGAAAACACAGAATTTACAAGAACAGCGGGACCATCCCATGTAATAGCAGGGATGAACTCTCACGCGGTAACGTTCGATGATTTCCCAGACCTGTTGCTCCTTCCAGTCACGAAGCGGACGAAAGCGGTCCACATGACGGGTGAATTGCTTACCAGCCCGAAGATCCGCCCTATCCGGTTCAAAGATGGCGTAGTTAGCACGGGCTGCGGATTCTTCGCCCCGTTCTCCGCTTATCACCAGTGTCCGGATACCCCTGAAACGTGGCTGGTTGACAATTGCCGTGGAGCAGACATCAATTTTCAGATAGGATGAACACCAGCGTACTCTAAGGTCAGGTGAACATTGGGGGAATCTAAGGCGGGTGCTCAGTTTTCCCCGTTTTCCTCCGACCTTATTTATTTTCCCGTCCGGACATTCAAAACAGTTTGGAGCCGTCCGGGAGTTGTTACGCATCATTTCACGGTAAAAGCCCCCTTCTTTCCATTGGTAGTAGATAGGAACATTGAAGGCTTCTGCAAATTGACGACAGTAATCGGGAGTAACTTCCCAGTCAAAGAAGGTGTTTTCGCGACCATCCACTTCCTGATGCCACAATTCGATGCGGTCGAGAGGAACTCCGTGATCGAGCAGATAGAGGAAGGAAGCGGTACTATCCTTACCTCCCGAAAAACTGACGATATATTTATCGTAACTGAGTAGGTCAATTTCGTTGTCCATCATAGAGGTCGAATGCTATAAATATTGAAAATCCGCAAAACTGATGTGGGTATGATACTGAGAGGGACGAATCTTACCTTGTTTGTTGGTGTATAAGGGAAAGAAGTCGTAGGTACAATCTAACCGGCACGGATAATATCCGCCATGCTTTTTCCAGTCGGCGTAATGTTCATGGAACATCCGGATATTCTCAAACAATTCGGCTAAGGCAAGGCGTTGAATTGGGATAATTACCCCCTTTGTACCCGCCTTCCATGAAGGACGACCATCTCTGTGGAAAAGGTCACGGACGAGAATCACCTTTTTAGCCCCTTCCTTATAGGTGGGAGGCAAATTGTAGAGAGATTCATAAGGATAGCATTCCGTTACGCTCCTGGGAGGCATGGGAAGTAATTTCTGAGTTTCTTTTTTCATAACTATATTCTATTTATTAACTTTTAGTATCTTTGTAACGATACTCTGGAAGAGTATCATTTAGTAATCAGTTTGGTACTTTTGAAAGCGGCTAAAATTCAAATACATAACCAAACTGAAAGGTAGTTCGTATGTTGTCAAACGACGATATGCGTGCCCGTTCAGTTATATGGTTATGTATGGGTTGTTAGCCGCACCTCAAGAGTGCCTTATTTCTGGATTGGGCACGTTTTTTATACCCGGTCCTTAATGAATAAAAAATATGGGACGGAGTTATTTAAGTTATGGTATCTGGGACTTACCTTGCTGGGTTATCGCCGGATTTATTGCTCTTGTATGCCTTACCGGTTGTTTGTCATATCTTGTATATACCCAAGGGAAGACCATTCACGAATTGAACATGAAGGTTATCCGTTATGAAGGTTGTTTGGATGTCATGAAAACCGTAAAAGAGGTGGAATCTTGGAATAAACGGATATATGACGACGAATACTGGTGGGAAAAAGAACTGGAGAGGGATATGGATATGAGATAATCCATTTTTTTTCTATAACTCCCGGTACTCCTATTTACAAAGTCATTATTTTGCCTAATTTGGCTGGTATCTGGAATCCCAAACTGTCCTCTGCTGTCCCTATATAATAGTAGGTTTTGGGAACTTTTAAGGGCACACCGTATTTTGCATATTCTTCGGTCTGAGAACTGACTTTGCAATAACTATGCTTTCTTATTAAATCCAATATCGAGCATACTATTTCGGTGTTAGTCTCAGGTAGATGAAAAAGATAGAGTTTGTTCAGTTCTTTAATCGCTGTCAGTCTTTCAAAATTAGATAGATTATCCTTTAATATATCACTATTGTCCAGGAAGAATTGTTCGTTTTTCTTTTTCTTCTCTTCCCGTTCTTTTTGTTTTTGAATTTTGTCCTGCTCTTTTTGAGCTTTTTCTTTTTCTTCTTCTTTTTTACGTTTTTCCTCCTTCTCCCGTTCTTCCTCTGCTCTCCGTTCCAGAACATAAGCACGGGAAGACAATGCACTTTCGTATAATTCGTTCGAGATAGCCTTGCATAGGATAAGTTCAACCTTATTGAAATAGAGTTTGCTTTCCACTCTATTTTTAAAGATTTCCAATATTTTATCGAATGTCATATCAGTAATAACTTCCAGATTTTTAGTCCTGTGCAGGAGGGCAAAGGTGTTATTGTAACCTACGATTAAATTGTAGTATGTTTCATTCGAGCCACAGCAGTTCTCGTTATTTGAAACATACAGGATGTTGTCATTAACTCTTTCAACGTGCATTCTTTTGCACACGACATCATTACCATTTGAATGGAATGTGTGGACTTCAATAGTTTCCATATATGTATTGTTCTATGTTGATACCCTTGTTATAGTTTAATTAATTCGGGGTTGTTATGTATATTCCCGATTACTTCAACTTCTATTCTCTGAAATTAATTGTTCTGTTCATTTTCATTTCTTTTTATACATGTTCTGATGATTTGTGCTGCTTTTTTCAAATCATGCCAGGTGTCCCGTGCATAATCTCCCATATTAGCGAGGTCTTCTTCTGCATAGTCAATGCTTGCAGTTATATAGCCTAAAAGTTTTGCCTGATTATTACGGAGAGATTGCAGGTTTATTTCGGGAAATCTTTTGTTTTCCTGTGTGTTCAACAATCTGTCAATTTCCATGACGATTAAAGCTCCGGCTTTTACCAGTTCTTCAATGCGGTTGTCAGGTAACGGTTTCCACCAAGATGTGTACCAGCTATCGGGCCATTGTTCCGGAACCCGTTCAGCGGGTCCCTTTTTATCGTACAACAAGCGTAAGCCCTGTGGCATGGCATAACAGGAAGCGGCCTGTGCTAATTCGCCCTGGCTATTATTTTCTTCTATGTATTCTTCACCAATCAGATTGCGGTAGCCTTCGATAATTAGCTGGAGACCAGATTTGAGAGGTAGTTCCATACCATTTCTCTTTACTTCGTATGGTAACACGTCATTTATGTCAGCAGACGGGTTCAGATGGTATAGGTGGCAGTCATTACAATAGTACACTAAGTTTTTATCCAGTACTGAGGGTGTAAGGTAGATTTCCTCTCCGTTATCCACGACCTTTACTGGTTCTTCTGGTGTTGATTTAAGTTTATCCATGATTACAGTTTATATGATTATTGTTTTGGGATATTTATTTTAGCACTATTCTTACACACATTATCCATATGGAATATTACCATATTCTTATGTCACAATCTTTGAAATAGTATTCCAATTCTTTTAATCCTTCTAAGCTATATAATTCATTTTTACCAGTAACTTCAATATCAACAGATATTGAGTAGTCCTTTTTTATATTCACCTCGGATTTGTCAAAGACCTTTTTTACGTATCCTGCAATACAAGAAGTGTCTAATTTGTTTTTTACGATATTGAGTATCATTTGCTTTTGATTTGTTATGATTTTCCGGTATCCTTAATTATACGAATCGTACATACTGATTCTGGTCATTAAAGAAACCATCATTGCAGTATGCAGCAAATTCATCGGGGGTAAGTTTGATTGTCAGTTCGTCTTCCTCGTGGCTGCTGTTGTAATCGGCAAGGATTTCAGCATTGGTTGCGTTTCGTTCAAGACGGGATGACGGGAAGACATAGGCAAAAAGTTCTTTTTCAGACGGCTTGGAAGAAGTATCTGCTAATAATGTCCGGTTCTCCTTTTGTATGATGGGACGAAGATAGCAGCTTAGGAATTCCTGATCGTCGTCTTCGAAGATGTCATGGACTGTAATATGCCACAAATGCATATTTGTGTCCTGGCGCATACTTTGGATTTCCAACACCATGTCTTTGCGATAATCAGCAGCTTCACTATCGAAAGTATTCTTTATCATGGTTATTGCACTATCAGTCAGGCATACGATATCCCCTGGATGGAATGTTTCTTCGACCACCCGATAGTCGTTTGTCGGCGCTATGTTTTTGAGGTATTCCCGGAACTCTGCCAGGTTATCCTTGTCCGAGCGAAGATTCTGCCAATGCTCGGCAACGTAATCACGGATGGCTTCATCATCCGCTTCGGTACATTCAGACATGAGCGAAATAGCCCGTTCATACCATTCGCCGCTTTCGGCCAAATAGAGCAGTTCCGTGTCGTCTTCATCTTCTGCATGTTTCTCTTTGTACCAATCCCAGAGGGTGACCAGCCAATCTATATTAATAGCAGTCAGGCTCCAGTCGGAAGAACGTTCACCGTTGGAATGATTTAGAAGTGTACAAGTTTGTTCCTCTTGATTGATTGCTTCGAGAGTGCAATGATAGTATTCTGGTTCTCCTTTTTCATTGACATCTTCGATGAAAACCATGTGCGGAAGGATGATTTCCGGGTCTGGTATCCAACAAAGGCGGTTGATAAGTTCGATTTCTATTACTTTAATTTCTTCTTGCGCTTTCATATTTAATTTGTTTTTGTAAGATTATGGCTATCTCACGAATTATTCAAAATAGTGACATCTTGTGACGATAAAGTCTTCCTTGTTTGCTTGTGTAAACGATTTGAAATCCGCTAATGAACAATAATAAAATATATCATCTTCTTTTTGGGGATGCAAATCTTTGGATAGCTGGATTTTTACATCATAATTATTATTATCATCTTTCCAAGCGATATGGCACCCGACAAGCTTTGGCTTCCGGTGGTTGCAGTCTGTGAATTCTTTATGTTTTTGTTCAATCTCTTTCAGAACTTCTGCAGGATTGGTAAGAATAACGCCTGCACCACAGTCTTGGCAATAACCGTCGGAAAACGCATCTTCTACAAAGTCTTGGACTTCTTTGGTGTTAGGACTGATGATAGCTTCGCAGGTCACATTTGTGCTCCCGCATTTTGTGCATATAACAGGCATGGATAAAGGATTTTAAGAGTTGATATTCAGAATAATTTTTCCTTGCAGGAAAAGCTGTTGTTTGTACCGGCGATGTTCACGTATGGAGGCTGCCCATTGTTCTTTACTTTGCCGATAGAAGCCTTTGGATTTTTTCTCTTTCAGGCGTTCACGGCTGCGTTCGTAGCGTTCAGGTTCAAGGACGAAGGTAATTAACCTGCGGCTGACACCGAACTGTTTTGCCAGTTTGCGCTGACTGGTATCGGTGGTGTAGTAAAGATGTCGAATTTCATCTTTCTGTTCGGGGGTAAGTTTTTGTCTGCGGTCATGTTTGGTTCCGCTGATCTTTATTTTTTCACTTTTGTACGGCATAATTAATTGAGAATTTTCTGCCCGCAGTCGGGACAGTACGTTGTACTTTTTTTATCTGAGAAGAAAGAACGCCACTCTTTGCAATGAGGACAATCTTCCTCGGTTTCTTCAGAAGGAAGAATTGATGAATTATACCAACCATCTACATCGTTAAGTGCTTTTGAATAGGCGTCAAACTCAGCCTTTGTTTTGAATTCGACTTCATCAACGACACCCCCGTTTTTATTCAGCCATTTTGCTGATGGAAGTTTACCGGTTTCTTCGTACCTTCGGACGGCATCTTCGCCAAATATTACTGTTGCTTTTATCATTAGTGAAACTTGGATTTTGACCGTTTTACAATGCGAAGTTTCGTATAACCTATGGTTTCCAGTTCGGTGAGTAATCCTTGATATTCGTTTTTACAAGCTGGTTGAGTAATTGGGATTGTCTCTGCATAGTCAGCACCTCCATGTTGGCCAAGGTGCATGTAGGAACTGACAGTATGTGTACAAGTGTTCCATGGTATTTCCGGGAACAATGCTATAATCTGTCCGTCTTTATATTTTCTGAATATTACTTTAGTTGACATAGATTATTCTTTTGTGATGCCGTCGTTTTCGGCATAATCGAATTTCATCAGACGGGCTATGCGATTATATTCTTCGTCGTAATAGCGATTGAATTCATCTTGGTATTTGTCTTTAAAACGAGTGCAATCATTGTCAGGATCGTCGGGGTCTTCCGGTTCGATAAAATCTTCGGAAGGCAGGTCGTGTGCGTCTTTCAGACGAGCAGAAGCCAGATTGCCGGCTATTTCCATGATAGATGAATTGATATCGTCCTTTTTTTCTTTGTAATACTTGTGTAAGTCCATAGATTTGTTCGTTTTAATTGATTATTAAATTGGTTTATTGTTCAAGCTTCTGTGTCTTGGAAACTGAGGGCAATCGTAACAAAGTCAAGTACCCACGAACATTGTTCGGAATAAACCCTGAATCCACGTTCGATAGAACCGGTTGCTTCATCAATCCCATCCACATAAGGTACTCCACATTCATTCAGATATGCGTCCGTGATACTGATGTTGGGATTGCCGTGCTTTCCATAAAAAGGCATTGTGATAGGATATTCGACACCCCCTTCCTCGTCGGGAACAGGATGTGAGGTGATGTGCCTTCCGTTACGGTTTAGAATATCAATAAGTAATGACTTCTGTTCGGCTTGTAGTTGTTTTTCCAGCTTCTTTATTTTGCTGTATCGTTCCTCGTCAGCTGGATTGTTGTCGGGATAATCGCGATGCATATAGCCAATGATGGCTGCTTCAATTGACCCATAATCTCCAATTTCATTGGTTGTAACGGTAAAGTGTCCAATTTCTATATTGTTCTGATCGGCATTCGAATCCTGTTTGTAAATCGTGCAACAGATGTCATCGGTATGGTCAATATCGGTATTGCCCGCAGGTGTTATTTCGATATTATATTTTTTGTATTTCATAATGTATGTTATTCGTATTTAAGATTGAGATTCCTATATGTTCTCGATGGTGTCCGAGTAGCTGTTCAGACCGAGAATGATAAAATTCTGCACAGTGGCTTCCGGATTGGTATCTGCCAGTTCGGTCAGCTCCTGCAAGGAGCGTGCATAATGGAATACCCGGTCGGCGGTTTCTTCGGAATGGTCCGTCAGGGAAATGATTACCTCACCTTCGCTGCCATCGTCCTTGAAACGGATGGAGACACCGGCATAACAGGGGGCATCTCCATCATTGTTATTGGCATAGATATTCCATTCTTTGAACAAAGAAAGCTGGGTGTCATTTTCCAGATGTTTTGTCGCATCGATTGCTTCGAGAATATTATCGCGGATACCTGCGAGCCAGGCGGGATTTGTAAATGCTAACTCAAAATCCTCACTATCAATGGTATTGCTTATCTCCTCGTCGGCATCTTCAACCGTCAAACTGATTCCTTTCTCGGTCAATGAAACAGCGGTAACAGGCGAATCGTGCCAAGTTCCATCCCCCTCGCACCAAAGAACATCGGTCATATCAGTACTCATTCCTTTGAAATCTATTTCGGAAAGGTGATTTTCTTTGAAGATCGAAATGATATTGCTGATGATATCTTTGCGTAAGCTGTGGATGCGACCTGTAAAATCAGTAGCCAAAGAAGCCGTGGTTTCTGTTTCGGAGGTCACGTTTTCCCTGTTATGCGGTTCGCCGACTACATCTTTTTCATCGAGCAGGTACACTGTTTTTTCGTTGTCACCAGCTTCGAAGGCGTGCTGTAGCCAGGAACACATTTCTTTTTCTTCGTTGGTTACGGATGTGTCGAACATGGCAGAAAAACCGCCTCCAAAATGGGACAATATGATAAGGTCGCTTTCAAAAAGGTTTAGGCATGCAATTCCGAATAGTTGACTGTCGGCATGTTGCTTGACGTAGACGTTTCCGTTTACCGGAAGATCGCATACCATTCGAGCGAGTTCGCGGATAGAGATTTCTTTCATTATTCTTTTGTTTTTATAAAGTGTAGGATGATAAAACGTGAAGGGGGTGAATAACTCACCTTTTTTTAGGGGTGTAAAGGCATGTCTGCCTCTTCTTTTTCACAGCGGTTGACAAACGTGGTTTGGGGGCGTTGGAATTTCCCACTTATATAATCGTTTGCCACGCGCTTGTAGGTCAGGCCGCAAATGATGCCTCCGGCGTCTAAAAAGCGGGCGTCGTATCCGTTGGCATCAATCACCGGGTAACCTCTGAACTTTTCGGGAAGTGCATCTTCAAAGACGACGGCTATCCGGTATCCTTTTTTCAACATTTCCTCGCAGTCTACCCAATTTTCTCCATTGAAGGAAAAGGTTAGATCGTAGTTGCCGTACTTTTCGAGAAGTTCAGCGTGCTGGAATACTTTGGTATAGTCATAGAACTGGACATCTGGATATAACAGGAAAATGTTCTTTCCGTCCAGATTAAATTCTTCGGGGTGGATGTCAGACGTACAATTAAGACGTACGGTCAGTGTCATGCCAGCCTGTTCCGCTTTTTTTCGTGCCTGGTTGATTTCGTGGATAAGTAAGCACATAAATGCCGGACGATCCTGGAAGAAAAGTTTCGTTTTCTTAATGCGGGATTGTTGAATCGGACCGCCACCTTTATAAGTCAGCAGTTCTATTTTATTTCTGCCCGAACCATTCAAGCAATACTTGCAACAGTTGTCGGAATTAGGGCATACTTGATATCCACTCAAATTGCCGGGGGCAAGATAGACGCCGTAAGTCATTACGTTTCGTTTCAAGCTTTTGATGAGCTTGGGGGAATTACAGCCACCGAGGTAACTGATTCCCAATGATTTTTTAATTTGTGCAGGGGTTAATTGTTCCATATCCTGTTGATTTAATTACTTTGTAGTTTGGAGAAGTAAAAAAGCCGCCTTGATACCTGTTTAAGGCTATCGCAGCGGCTCCGGTCATCATTATGGCAGGTGATGTATCTTTATAGCGTCAGGTCGTCAAGGGAGAAAAAATATTGTCGAACATGCGGATGGCATTTTCCATATTGCCGAAAGCGGCGACAGCCTGTTCCTCTGGTGAGGGATAGCACTCTTTCAAGTCGTATGTATGACAGAGGAATTCAAGGAATTTTTCATCTCTCAAATAGAGAAGGTGGTCTATTGGTTCCGAGCCTTGTTGTTCCCGGGTGTTTTCGATCAAATCATTCAGTTGGTAAATGGTATGATAAATATGCCCGGGACAAAGAGTTGGATCGTAGGTATCACCGATATCCATGTCTTCGTCCGGGTCTTCGTCTGCACAACATTCCTCCCAGTTCTTCCTTTCATCCCCGTAGTTGTAGTTGACTATTGCTTCCAGCCATGTTTTTAGGGGGTTAGCTGTATATTCTTTGTTTACCGGCAGATGGAGACCGGGAAATTCTTCAATTTGCACTCCGGTAGCTGACAAGAAGGTGATTTGAGGGGCGGCATCGGTTTCTTCTTTTTTGCCCTCGAAAATAAGCGGGGCCAGGAACGCGAGAAGCAGGTCTATTTTTTGTTCTTTGGTCATTGTTCTAAGTTTTAATTGTTAATCCAAATCCTCGTAATATGGGACCTTATGGCGAACTGCGGCCTCTTCGATTTCCCTGAACCGGATATCTTCGTACTTGAATTCCAATTCTTCATTGTTGTCGTCATAGTCCCATTTCTTGATTTCGGTATCGGCTTCCGATACAATTTTCAGCATCACCTCGTCGCTTACGTCCTTTGTACAAAAGGGACACGGCAGGTCTTCGAGTTCACGACGTGCCAGTTGGGTTTTGCCGGAAGAAAAGGCTTTGTTATAAAACGAGGTACCCAGGTTTTCTTCTTCGGGTCCAGGATCTATCTCATAGGATTCCATGATCAGATTCTCATCGCCATGCTGTGTCTGGTCATTTTCTTTGAAGAATTCCATGTCCCAGTCGCTCAGGCGGTATTTCTTTCTGCTCTTTTCCAGATACCTGTACACCGCTTCCTTAGAAGAAAAGGGGGCTACCAGTTGGCGACTGTCGTTGCTATGCCAGGCATCACAGGTGTACAATAGGTATACGGATTCCTTGCCTGATTCCCCTCTGTGATTCTCAAAATCAGCAATGGCATCCTCCGGACTTCCGAAAGTTATCATTACTTTTTCTTCCATGTCCAGTTTCGGTAGCTTTTCTTTCAGGCGGGCATCGACAAAGGAGTGAAATTCCTGCTTCTTTTGATACTCCCGAAACAATTTGTCCGTAACAGAGAGGGCGATAGTCGTATCGCAGTGTTCTTCGTACGTTAGGACAATCTCCTCAAGGTCGTAACGGGACTCCACTTTGCTTACAGCCTGTGACGGATTTTCTTCTTTCACTTCCACAATTTTGCGAAGGGTTTCTGTGATGGCAATTTTGTATTTTTTCATTGTTGTTGTTTTAAATGACATGTATTTTTTTCAATTCCCGGCTGAACCTATGCACAGATGGTTTCTTTCCTTGCTGCCCGACAATCTGGCGGAGTTGCAGGACGGTATATTTCTGCTGCGGGTCCAGTCCGTAATCTTCGATGAAAGACTGCATTCCCGGATAGCAGAATCCATAGGTGGAATGTAGGTAGTCCGGTGTCAGGTCTTTTAAATCCTCTTTGAGGGTAGCCGGTACGGACATCCCCTGGAGTTTGAGCTTCATTCCTTCAAACAGCTCTTTCCCGCAGTTGTCCGTATGGTAAGTAGTGCCGTCCTTGCGGGCACAATACCCGATGGGTTGTCCCATAAAAGTATTGCAGAATATTTCCGTACCCAATATGTTCTTCATCGGTTGTACCCCATAATAACTGATTGCCTGTACATCTAATAAGGATTTATCAACTTTCGGTTTGGCGAACTGCGGGTCGTTATCCGATACCAGTTTTTCCAGCCATGTTTTGTGGAAGGTGGGAACTTCTTTCTCGAATACGAGTTCTGCCGGCACATAGCGATTGGCGGCCCTTGTCATGATCACTTTATAAGGTTCCTCACAACCTTCTTCTTTATACAAGCCTATGTAAGTCGTTCCAATTTTGCAATAGGTATAATTCATTCGCTGATGTTTCAGTTCCAGCAACGGGACTTCACCACCGAAGAACCTCAACGGAAGTCCCGTATAGGCGGAGAATTCTTTGAAGTAACGTTTGGGAAGGTTTCTGTCGTTGGCGTCATTACGGAACTGCCGTTTCGCACGCTCCGGGGTGATATGAAAAAGGGGAAGATATTCTATATAAGCTGTATTTTCCTTAAAGACCCTTGTACTGGCTTCCCAGGTAATCAGATGGCGTGGCACTTGTTGTAACCAACGCAGCGATTTACTTTCTTGCACACAATAATCCACAAAGGCAGGTGTCCAGATTTTTGCCGGGAACGTCGGATAACAAGAAGCATGGCGAATATATGTTTTACAAACTTCTTTAGTCAACAGCCGTTTATCTTTTTTCTTATCTATCAAATATGAATCATAACAATGGTCAGAATCACTTTCTATTGCCAATTGTAATCTTTTTGCGGTACGAAATGGTTTTGGAAGACTACTAAACCATCGTGGTGCAGTCCGTGCAATAGCATCAGCCAAAGTATCATCCAAACATTCCAGGAGTCTCTGAAAGAGTTTTTTATTATTCATAAGACGGCCTGTTTGATTCTTCTGGGAACAGAATACCGCACGAAAGATTTCATAATCAATTATATGTTCCGGCAACAATGTGAAATCTTTTCCGGCAAGGACAAGATAATACTTATGATTTTTGAATTTTGACGGTGTTATTTCATGCGCCAGAGTTTCCGGAATAATTTCTTTTTCAAGCAAATGCAGATAAAAAGAGAAATTCCGGATGGCAGGCGGGACGAAGGATAGTACAACCTGCATATTGCGAAGGGTTACAGAATGGTTCTTGCACGTGCGGTCGTAAGTGATATGGCGATACCACATATTTCTGACAAGGGTTTGGGCATGTTCCGGTGTCCAGGATGAAACGGGGACAAGGGGGAGCAGATGAAGAATGCTCTTATATTGGAATATTTCACTGAGGATTTCACTGTGACGATGGGTTTCGGGAACATAGGGCAGGTTGTCGATGTCGTTTTTTACCGCGCATAAGCAAATTTCATAGGTACGGCATTCTACGGGAATACTGTCCAACTTCCACTTCTCCCCTGTATAGATTTCTGCCGTAAATATCAGGTTGTAGATTTCCGCTGTCCGGTATGCCGGCGGAAGGGAATGTACCAGGACGGGATTGTGTTCATTTGCCGCCGCATAAACCATTTCTTTGGTGACCATCTGTTCGGGCAGTCCGGAGATGGCTTCTGTTATATTGCATTTATTCATCGTTGTTCTTTTTTAGGGTCCATTTATGCAGCCGGTTCTTTCTTTTTTGCATCTAAAACCGGTGAGATAATTTTGATGAGCTTGTCCTTACGGAAGACATAGAATGTTTTTTGTTCTTCGCCGGCAAGTTCTTCAAGCTGTTTCCAGTATTTGGGGGGCGGACTTAAACGTTGTAAAGCAGAATTGCCGTTAACCGAATATATTTCGCACTGCCTGATGTTGGGATATATGGGGTCAGGTTCCTCATAGTGCGTCAAAAGACAGGAGGATATATCCTGTATTTGTCCCTGGCATGCTTGATGCCACCTGCCGTCTTCATATAAATAAGCAATACCGGCATCCTCGAAAAACTGTTCCTTATCGAGAGCCATTTGCGGCAGGGATTCCTTGTCTTTCCAATCCATATCGCGAATATGGGCCCGACAGTGGATCTGGTCCAGGTCTTTTGGTGGCATTAAGTTCTTCCCATACGGTGTTTTTCCGATAGAAGAAAGGCTACCGAGTTCGAGCAGGGCGTCGACACGTTTTTCCGTGCGGTAGAATGTCCGCAGGATACGTCCCGTCCATGAGAAGTAGCCGTCATAATGTACTTCGATATATTTAACTTTGCCGTCCGGCAGTTTTTTCCCGATAAATGCATGTGTTCCCATTCGTTTAATGTCTTTGATAAATAATAGGGTAAAAGAAGCTCGAACCGTTTTTAGTACGGGCTTCTTTTAATAATTTAAAAGTGAATCGTTTCGTAAACGGCGTCAATTTCATCCTGCCTGATACCCAGGTATACCATAGTAATGTCCAAACTGGAATGTTGGAATACACGGCATAATTTGATAAGTGATTCGGAACTTCGTCCGTTTGTTTCCCAGATATGTCGCCCGAAGGTTTTTCTAAATGTGTGGGTCGAGAAAGCCTTTATGGGTAACCGGTACTTGACCCGAAACTTTTTTAAAGTGCGGTTGACATATTCTAAGGTGTAGTGGCATTTTGTCTCTTCGTTGTAAAAGACAAAACGGTTGACAGGTGGGCGTCCCAGCAGTTCGTACAATTCCTGTATCTTTTGAACAACAGAGGAATGAAAGCGAATTCTGCGTTTTTTATTTGTTTTAGGTTCCCTGATTGTTGTCTTTTCCTTTCCCAATATGTCGGTCCAATGTAATGAGAGGACATCATTGCCTCTTAATGCCGTGCAGAAAGCGAGCCTGCAAAAGAGCTCCCAAAAATAACTGCCATCATTATGAAGGCCGTCAACCAAACGCCAATAGTCATCAATAGGGAGGTAGTCCGCTGTTGTGAGTTGTCCTTTTATACGTGTCATACAGATTAAATTTTATATCCGGGATATGATTGTATCCCGGATTTGTTAGATTATGCTTCGCCCAGCGGTGATTCGCCGAGAAGTAATTCTGCCAGTGCGCCGTTTTGCGGGATCATGGACGGGAAGTCCGTTTTTCCGGGATGATAGAGCTCGGTGGCAATGTTATAAATATCCCATGCCGTGATGGTCTTCTTTGCCAGGTTGAGTTTCAGAAGTTCTTCGGTAAAGATTGAGATTTGCCCCTGGTTTAACGGATAAGTCTCAACCTGCGTGGAAAGGCGTTTATCTGAACTATCGTGCGAAACACGAAGGGCGGTCAGTAATCCGATATACGCATACAATTCGACCGGGGTTACAATCTTTTGTTTCAACCGGCGAATGCGCTCGCGATCTTCGGTCATCTGTTCTTCGAAGCTCTCCAGCCATTCATCTACACGCCCGAAAAGTTCTTCCGTGGAGAGCTTGTTTTTACCGTAGTTGCAGGCGCTACGTTGAGGACCGAGGATACATTGATTGTGACAGATGCGTACACAAGGACCTATCGCGACCTGAATTCCATCTTGATGGAACGCCAGCACTAAAGTGGTAGTAAGTTCGTCAGTTTCCCATTCCTTGATACGGATGGTAGTAAAGATGCGTCTTAATACATGAGCTTCGACCGCTCTTTCACCAAACATTTTTTCGATTTCCGGAAGCACGATAACGCCCGGTTCGGTTTTGTTTTTATTCTGAGCCGCAAAGATTTCTTCTATCTCGTAGTTGAGATTGTGTTTCTGGCAAAGTTCGGCCAACTTAAGAATGGCCTGGTAATGATAGATGCCTTTAAGCGGATTTCCGTAGACGTTGTTTTCTTTATGTGTCCGTTGTAGGGTGTCAATGTCCATGACTTCAATGTTGTTTGTTTTGAAATCGAACTGCTTCTGATTTTTTTGTAATGTCGTCAATGTTGCCATAATGATTGATTTTAAATAATTTATAAATAAAAAAGGCGAAGAGCTTACACTCACCGCCATGAATTAAATAGCTAATCTGTTTTTAAGTTGTCTCGTCTGGGATTTCTTGGCCGGTGTATGGGCTATAAAGCGGTGTGTTCCCGACCGCTTCAGCATCGATGGCAAATCCTCCTATACCTATTTCGTAAAAGAGTTCAAGTTCCATTGGAGTAGTTGAAACCACCTGTTCGGCTTCTTCCTGTGATAGTCCGGAAAGCATCTGGCATTTTACACGACGGCGGAATATTACCGGATTGGTATCGGGGGTTGTGATCACTTTGATGGAAGTGTCGAAATCGTCGGTAATAGCGAGGCGATTGGGCTCGGAGGATGCTTGTTTTTGTGTGTCAGCATTAGGAGGCGAGGGTGTTTCATGTCCCGCCAGGGAATGGCTTTGCACATTCTCAATGGGATACACACTTACTCCTTTGGTAAAATAATGTTTGCCGAACAGGGTGCAATAGTGAAATACGGCATCGGTGATGCAGGTATTATCGTTGAGTATGATTGTATATGCCGTACCGTCTTGTAGCCATGACGACACATGTTGGTGTGACCATTGGTGTTCAACACCGAGTGGTCTTTCTTCGGGATTATTCTGTTTCATCGTTTTTTTGCTTTATTATTATTCTGTATGTCCCGATTCAGCTAAAAAAGCAGGAATCAAGGATGAAGAATACTTTCATTTTATCTGAATCAGTTTAGTTGTTTCCGGATTATCCGAACTATTTGCTGAAGACAGAAAATCTTATAATTTCCCTTGTTTCCAGAATTACCAGTAAAGGGTGTGTAAAGGAGAAAACTGTCTCCTTTACGAGGATAAGAGAATCCTCCGATAATCCGTCCACCGATTGTCATTTTATAGAAGCCGCCAGCCAAGCCATATCGATCTTTATCTGGTAACTGTAACCGGGGAAAATGCTCTTTCAGAGTCTTAAATAAAGGGATGATGACGCTCTCTACGGCATTGACGGAACAGCGGAAACATTTGTTGCTATCCCGGTAATCCCCTTTGAACAATTTGTCTACCTTTTCGGAATAGGCTGATTGCTGATCCGTAAAATCGGATAAGAGTTTTTTCATGTTCATAATTTCCATATTATTATTCCTTGTTAGAATCGTTTTTCACCTGATTAATTAATCCCTCACAGAAGAACTCCCAATCTCTTCCAAATCCCGGGAGTTTTTGACTTAACTTGACTAAAGCCGATAAACTGATAATCAGATTTTCTTCCTTTATCAATGGAAGCACATTCCTGAAACAGACCCACGCTTCACCACGGAGAACGACATTACCCCAACAGTCGTCATAAATAAATTTCGACTTTATCATTTTCTCGGGAAAAAAGTTTTTTAAGATAACTGATAGTGGCGCACCTGTGAATCCAAGCGGAGGGTGAAATGTGTCACTCATGTAATCCCGTACTTTTATAAAGACATCGTTCTCTTTTATAAAGACCTGATTTGTGGCTTTTACATTACTTTGTCCTCCCCATGTATACGGCAGACCAAAACTTTCAGGAATACCTTTTATTTCGAGTGGTTTGGAAAGTTTCGGTGTTCCATAGCGCCTTTGGCTGATAAGTTCGAGGCACATCGCAGGGTGATAGATAGAAAGTAAGTCTTCCGGTTGGCCGAAGCGCCATAAGATGTTGGTACCCATCCTATATTGTATAGTTCGGGAGATTGTGCCATTAACTTCCAGATACTTAATTATAAAAGTTCCTGCGGGGTGATTGAAAATACAACCGCCATCACATTTGTATGAAGCGAATTTTTCTAATTGAAGGATTTCATCCGGTTTTGTCATCGCCATAGAGTTGTTTCTTTCATCAGATACCCCAAGGTGCTTTGTCATACTCCGGCAGACGGCTGACTATATGATCTGCTATATTGGCGGCAAACAGCCGAAAGAATGTCAAGCAGTCTTTTTCTTTTGATGTAAGCGGGCGTAGTTCTTCAAGGTGTTCTGTTTCGATTTGATAGAGCGCACAATGAATGGATTTGTAAAGTGCTGCCGGGGAAAGTGATACTGGATTGTCGCATGGCATGTGCAGAATTTCACGCTGTTCGCTAATTTCCTGATCCAGATGTCCTTCATAATGATGACGATATTGCAAGGAAACACAAAGCACTTGCAATTCCATCAGAGTTTCAATAAATGAATTGACTTCTTTCATAGCAAATTTTTCATTTGCTATTTGTTTATAACTATATATTTGAGGTGCTATCTGTTTTAGATTGTATGAAACATGAAAGCTGTTCGTGTTGATTATGCACATGATTCCTTTAGCAATGGAAGCAAAATGCTTATTGCTGCAAATAAAACTACTCATATTGATAAATGGATTAGATGATTAAAATTGTTCCTTGATTCGTAGTAAGAATTTCCTGTTTAATTGGATTTTATCGACCATGATGCTTTGCCACCCTGGTTTTGTTTTTGTTTCCAGAAGCTCGTTGATATAGGTGATCCATTGTTTGACAGGTTTCTTCTTCAATACTGTTAGCAAGCGTTCGGCTTGCACGGTCCAGTCATGAAATTCGGGAGACCAGGGAGCATCCATCAGTTCGGATATATTAATGATGAATGCGCTCTTGGAAACCGGTTTAATTGCAGGATTTTGTCCGACACCCTGCACAACTTTTTCAATCGCCAGAATAACACGGTCACGCTCTTGCTTGTACTGTTCTTCCAAGTGGTTGAGCTCTTTGATTTTATTGTTCAGAATGCCCATCCTATGAATGCTCTTTCTACTCCCAATTTTTCGCTGGGTTCGGTACTTCCACATTCACATTGTCCGACTGGTTGGCCCGAACCGCATTGGCATAAATCTATGCCCCAGTGATTGACACAGTGATTGCAGTTACAGAATTTTTGCAGACTATGTTCACCGGTGATGTTAAGCTGATCAAAGGTTTTCCGACTCATGCTGTTAGTCGCACCATTAGCAAAGGTGACCGTGACGGCACCACAAATACATTCCTGAATATATTGTGCTTCCATACAATTAATTGTTTTTTAATGTTCGTATTATTTGACAAGGTATGACTTACACTATTTGCAGTCAGCCTCTGGGACTTGTTCGATTAGCTGTCGCAGCGAAAATTCGTTTGTCCAGAATTCCTCGTTTGTATATTTGCCGTAAGCCTCGTATCGAGCATTTCCATCACGGTATATCACAAGTTTATAACATTCCAAACGGTTCTCGGGTGAAGTCAGCCTGTCCGTTTCATTATCATCATCCAGTTCTACAAATGTCCAGTCTTTGTCTCCCAATAGTTCTTCTATGTCAGGCTCTTCTCCGTCTCCTGTCTGGAAGAAGTTTACGGAAGAGTCGTAAAAATTGATGGAACTGAAGCTATAGTTATCCGCAAAAGGCTTTACTGCCTCAAGTCTTTCGGCTTGTAGCTTCTTCCATTCTTCTGACAGATAAATAAGTGCGAAATCACAGCAGTCCCACTCACTGTCTGTGCTTGCTTTAATTAAAATATATTTCGTTGGTTTATCTGATATCTTCATTGTTGTTATTTTTTATGGTTTGTAAGTTGATTTCAGTAATCCGGCAGAATCCTTGTTGGGAAACTGCCGCCTATTTCCCATTGTGTTATCCGAGTGAAGCCCAATAGTTTTGGTCTTGCACTTTATCAAAAAAGAGGTCATTCCGCTCTTTCCATCCGTCGAAGTCGTCGAGCAGATCTTCTTCATTATCGATATTGTCTATGGTATCGCCCTGTTCCTCAGCGTAGCCTTGTAATTCATGTGACTCGGGATGTCTTGCCACCCGAATCATGTCTAATGCATTTTCCTTATCCATGTTCCTTATCTTTTTCTTGGATTATTTGCTCTTCCTGAAGCGTATTCCGTGTCAGATATTCCTCCGGGGAAATTTTATCTTCAGAAATTATCCGATATCGTGATTTCAAATCTTTAGTGAAGGCTTCCTGGTGTTCGTCATTTACCCATGTCAAACAGCCTTCAGCGTGGCAACAAGGGCATACCTCCGAGCCAACAGGAAGTAGCATGGTTTTGTCACAGTTGTTGCATTTGACCCAATCTCCGAAACCTGTAAAGGCATGTAGTTCTTTGGGGCATTCTTTCTTTGTCTTATCTGTATAGAAACTTTCTATTTCCATCATATAATCTTTTTCGTCCCAATTGGTTTCTGCGTGTATGCTTTCAAATTCTCTTGCCCAATCAATGAGGTTCATGATAACTTCACGGGAATCTTGTTCGTCGAAAAGGTGTTGTACACCTGCATTGTAGGCGATGTCGGCAACAGCTTCAAGCAGTTTACGGCTCCCGATGCGCATTTTGCCTTGTACTTGTAACCACTGTTCAATTTCTAATCCATCTTCCTCAACTGTTTTATTGTGAAGGGAGAAACATGTGCCGTCACCATTATAGCAAACCAGAACCGGATGTTTGGTGGCACGACTGATGCGTACCAGGACTTCATTGGGTGTAAGCAGTTCTGAATCATCGTTTTTGATAATCACGGTAAGGGATTCATTCAATTGTGAGAATATTTTCAGCTCTTCCTCGGTTAGTATTTGTTTCGTTAATAGATATTCGCGCATATTTTGCAACAGAGCATATATCATACTTTTTTATTTTTGATTGTTTCTACCTTTTGTTTTTTCGCTGGATATTGTTGGACTTTGTAAAGCCCTCCTTTTACCCGTGCCACTTCGCCTCTCTCAAACTTCCAGTTCTCGTCAGCAGATAGAGAGCAGTGGGATAATTTATCCGGTCGGTCTTCGAATAGTCCTTTGAAACAGATGTTTCTTTCTCTGCCGTCCCTTTTACTGGATACCAGGGGGCGTGGAGCAGATTGGCCGCCGATGGTAATGACATTGATTTTTCTCATATTATTGCATTGGCTTGATAAGAAGGAAATCGTTGAAAAACTCCGGAGTATCGCTATGTTTGTTGATTACTGCGTCATAATCAGATATGTCGATAGCATGCAATTCTTCTTCTATATCTTCTATGTTTTGTAAATGCGGGTTGTTGCTCCCATTATATCCCAATGCCCAAAGACGCTCGTTGGATAACGAAGCGAGCTGGTCTTTACGGTATTCCTGCCAGTTGATTTGTTCTTTCTTTGGTAACGTGAAGAAGTTGAAATATTCTCTGATGCGATATGTAGTCGCGTCCCCATCCTTAAAGTAAAATTTGACAGACGTTTTAGTGTTGTCAGACAAGTCGGTTATTATTCCGGTCAAACATATTTTATTCTTCCTTATTACCAGCTTTCTTGTACCTATTGTTTCATTCAGTATTACTTTCATTTTTCCATCTTCTATTTGTTTCAGTATAAAGTATAGTTCCGCTTCGATGCCACGGGTGCTATTCTCGTTATTTTTTAGAGTATAATAGTAGGCGTTCGCCTCTTTGTAATCATCACACGCTTTCAGGAACCGGGATTCTTTAGCATCCTGTATTTGTTGGTATGTGAGGTTATGGCCTATAAATTCGTCCATGAAATAGGATGCGGTATGTCCACATTCGTCCTGACGTGTTTCAACAAAGCTGTTATCCATGTCGTTACATTTTTTGCCAAGTATCGAGAGGATTTCGCAGATATGCCGTTCGTGGTATTCATAGGCGAAGAAATAGGCATAACCCCGATATTCTCCCCGATGTATTTTCCCGGCGTAATATTCGTACCAGCAAGCGTCACACTTCGTATGTTTTTTAGTGAGACGGAATATGCCATATTCTTCACCGATCCATGTGAAGCGTGAAAGCACTTCAGTCTTGGCTGTTTCATGATCATGGTTCATCCAGTCCCATTCTTCATTCTGTCCGAGAGGGCGCATTGCCTGCTGGGTTATCCAATCTTCATATCCTGTACGGGTTACACGCGGGAGATCTTTCACGACTTTGCCCCATGCCTCATTGCAGGCTTCGTCCAATGATGGAAAACTTTCGGGGAAATGCTTTCTATCGGCATAGTCCCGGAACAATTCATTCCACTCTTTGTCACAAATGATAAGCACTACATTCTCTTTCAAGTGGCAGTCCTGTTCACAATATCCATAAGGAGCGTCCGCGAGCGTTGACCATTCGTGGACACCAAATCCATCGTCACGGCTGAGATAACGGCAAGGCTTACCTTTTTCCGTTTGTACTTGCCACACTTCCATACATTTACCTGATTCGATGTGATGCAGGCGTACTTTGATTTCTATTGGTCTCGTTTCCTTTTCCATATTAGTCAATGTCGTATCCTATAAAATTGTCATCGTTAATAAGCAAGTAATAGTAGCCATTACCACAATTCCGGTATTCCTTACTGAAACCAGCATTGATTTCGTTGATTCCGTCATTGCTCGTATAGACTGCTATCCAAAGGCTTCCATCATAACCACAAAAATTAAAGCGACAGGAGTTGAAAGGCTTCTTTTCTTTGAGGGCATCTTTGAATTGTTGATAATAGGATTCCCCACACCATTTACGGATTGCCTCCAAGGAAATAACCTTCCCATCGATTCTTGTTCCGGTTGTGATTCCGTTTTCGTGGAGACTTTTTGTGAGATCGGCATTCAATACACAACGGGTGTATATATTTGAAAAACTGGCTTTAGCCGCCAACTTCTGATACTTGAGTATTAACTTGCGTTGTCTGTCTTCTGCACTGATTTCCTTTTTCCGTTTAGGATTGCATATTTTCTCAATGGAATTCCATGCATTGAACACGTATCCATATCGTTTTTTGCGTGGCGCAAGGATTCCGATTGTTTCCACATCTCGGTTGATGAACAGCTTTCGGCGTTTTCCTCCGATGATCACATACAACGAGGGCGGATTAGCTGGGTTGCGTAAATATTGTTCTGCTTCGTGCATACAGTTATTCATATATTATATTTTCAAGTACTTTGTCGGCATAGAGAAATTCTGCATTATCGCAGTAGTAACAGATTGTTTCGTCAATTTCGATAGCTTCGCTATCACAGTTTAGGCATCCTTCCCTAACAGCCTCCCACAAGTCGTTTTTTGCGACTTTCACTATTCCATGTTCACCGCAATCCACCAAGCGGGTTATAAAGGTTTGTTGCCGATAGACAATATTTCCATAAACTTTTATGCTCTTACAATTTTCGAGGATACAGGTTTTATTACGACGGTTAATCCGTTGCAGACTCTTTAAACGGACTAATATCCTATTCCATAGATTTTGCTTTTTCATATTTTTTCGGTACAAAGTTCTTCTAAATCTTGTTCTCCAATTATTTGACGGAAGAAACGGTCTCCTTCACACCATTGCATAGCTGTGATATAGAGTTCGAATGCTTTTTCAAGCGTCAATCCATCCGCTGGGACAAATGCCAGCATTTCACCCATACATACTTCACTATGGGAATAAATCTTTTTGATGTCCTCAAGGTCTAAACATTTTTTTTCTTTATCCAACCAGGAGAGAAGTACATACGGGGTACGCTTATCACTTTTGTTAATCAGCTTGTCAAGCAGTTTGAGAAATTTCTTTTTGTCAATATCTGCCTGTTCAAGCAATATTTCCAAGTCTCCCGCATATTCTGTATCAGCGTCCATTTCGGAAATATGCCTATATAGTTCACGGAGTTGCGTTCGTTTGACTTTGTACTCGTCAACGAAAATGTTGTCTTTATCGATTTTTATACCAGACATTTCAAAGATACAAGCTAATGCATCATGTGCTGCTATACCGGACAATTCCAAAGGGGAATGTTTAATTTGGAAAGTACGAGCTGTGTGTAAAATTTTAGGCATATCTATATTTATTCGTAATTACATATTCTGACAAATTGTTCCGTTAGTTCTTCGCGTTCAAACTCATCACAGTTGAAATCGAAGAACATACCGGATGCGGCGAGAAGGTTACGGGCTTCTTCAAAGCTGATGTCATTCTTGTGCCGGTACATATCAATCATTTCCCAATGTTCATATTCTGCTTGTATATGTTGCTCTTTTCTATATTGTTTATACCAACCGGGAAACTTTTTCTTGGGAATTTGGTACTCCAGTTGCAAATCATGGTATCTACCGGGAGGGAATAAAAGATGTTTTTCTATATAGGCTCGTACTTCGGCTATCAGCCCGTCTACAGTGAAAAGCCTGTGTGAATGTGGTGTAAAATATATATCATCTTGACGCCAACAAGTGGCAAACGGATGATTAAAATGTACCAGAACACCATTTTCTCCGATATGGGCAACGATATATATTGTATATCCTTCAAAGGTCTGATAATCTACTTTTTCATACGTTTGAGGATTAATGTGTACATGAAAACTGTCCCTGGAACCTTCCATAAATCTTTCAAGCTGCCGCTGAGACTGGCAATAGATAAATGTTCCGGCACGTGATTGGCCGTTCCTTACTGACCCATAATAGTAGCTTCTCCATGCAGGGGGACAATATAAATCACTTGGTATCTCGAAATATGACCGATACGTCAAATCCGACCGGCAAAAATCGTATATTTCTTGGAAGGTTCTTGTTCTCATTGTTTTCTTGTTTTACGTCTATTCTTTAGGATTTTCAGAAAGTTCGAGAGATTTTTGAGTCTCTAACATCCGGTATATCTCGTCCAAATCAAATTCATTATCGATGGGAACTTCATATTTAGTATCGACAATGATAACACCTGCATTTTGTAGATGGCATTCTGCCATCGTCTTGTTGTAATCGTCCCATTGGGGGTTAATTTCTTTAACCAGTTCAAATTTTAATCCGTATGATGTTTCCATAAATTATTAATTCATTAGAGATATTCATTGGCAGTATTATTGTTCCACCATTCCCGGAACAGGTTGAGGTTTTCACATGGTGTTTTTGTATCATCCCATACTTCGGAAATAAAGCGTTCAATGCCATCCGCGCTACAATCATGGTCGCGTAGATAGCTATCTTTCTCTTCCGGTGACATGAATGCTGAATTAATGGGACATAGGGCAAGCATTTCAGGTTGACTGGTAGGGTGGCTGTTTTCATATCTGGCAAAGTTTTCTATCCGATTCTTTGCTTCCGGAGAGATTCGCTCGTAATATTTAACAGTGCGGTTGTAATCAATGTGGGCGACTGTCAGATAGTCACCGTTACGAGTACGGGAGGCATCCCAAACGGTGATGCCATTGCCCATAGAACCAAAATGTATTTTTTCTTTCATGCTTGGGGAATTTCATATTGTACTGTAAAATGGTATTCACTTCTAAGACTACGTATCTCGGACACTGTGTCTGGGTCTTGCCCGTATGGGAAGAATATTGTGTACTGACGGGTATGACACCGAATTCCTTTCTGACGTAACTGGTAAAGCAGATTTGCTCTGCGTTTTGCTTGTTCTTTACTCATATGCTTTTAGTAATTATCGAAATCACAGATATTTTCTTCGAAATAGCATTCGCAGATAATTTGATTTCGGTCTGCATCGAAATGGAAATCATCCCACGAGTAACCATAATCAGCCAACAGTTCCAGTTTTTCTTCCTGAGTAAAATCTGTCACATCAAAGTCATCAGAGTACCAAAATTGGCGGTTGGATACAAATTCTTTAACCTCGGTGACAGTTTTACTAAGATCGAGTAAACTTTTGGGGACTCCACATAAAATGTCGTATATCAATTTTTCCGTGGTCTTCGCATTAGGCAAAAGCTTGACATTCATATCATTCACCTGACAATACCAAAACTCTGTATCGGAGTGTGGCAGGCAGAACTGGAATGTATCCGGGTCGGTGCATTGGATGTTGGGATTGAATAGGTTTTCCATTTCGATTATTTTTTGCATTCAAATTGCTTGTATTGATTTCTTTGCCTTCTTCGCTCTTCTTGCTTTGAAGGTATTCAATTTCTGAAAGTAAAAAGTGTCTGAACAATCCGGTTGCTTTCTACATACTGTTTTCTTTTTACATCCTATACCCTTTCTTGTTTACCCAAACCGGATATATGGCAATGTCAAGCGAGTGTCTGTCACGTAACCATTTTTATCACCGCTGTTCAGTAGTGCTCTAAAAAACTGATAGTCTTGGTTTAATCGATACATATTGTACATCTTAAATCATTTTACGCTCTCATTTTTACTTTTAGCCTTTAATGCTTGTTTTGCCTCCCATGCCTGAAGCGTTCTTTGTCTTCTTTTTTTAGGAGTCATTTTTTTACATGTCTGACAATAGGCGTTAAACCCTTGTGAATCATATTCTTCTCTTGTGATGGGTTCACCACAACACTCGCACACATAAGTTACACTCATATTTTTATAATTTTATAGTTAGTAATTTCTTTCCCTTGCCGTTAAAGCCGGAGCGGAGTATTTGAAAAAAACAGAATGCGATTACCAACGGGGGCATGTCTTTATTCATTCGATGTGGTGCCTCAGTGAGGATGTTACTCAGTCGATGTAATCGACCTATCAACATCCATCATGGAGGCAGCAACTAAATTTATTGATCCATCACATCATGCCTACCAAGCAATGAAATTGTTTACTTTCTCTTACGCCACTCAGCCATTTTTTTCTTGATGTTGATATTGTTGTCATCCAGCATCTTCTTCAAGGCTGCAAGCAGACGCCATCCTTCGCCGTTCTCATACATTTCTGCTTTAGCCGAGATGAAGGCAAGTGATTGGTATTTATCCAGACGTTTTCCGTCATCGTCAACAGCTATGCAGTAATGGAACCGAATAAGATTCTGCATGGTAAAATATGCACCCGAACCTTTGTAGGCATCTATCCATGCTCTACTCTGAGGTGTGCCGTGCGCCATCTTGATGCGCATATCATTGAACTTTTGGGTAGCATTGAAAAGTTGAGTGGCATTCTTCGCTTTTTTGATGTGCATCGCTGCCATCGAAAGTGGGCCGTACAGTTTGGTTCGCAAATCCGATACGAAAATGTTGCGACTATTAATGCGCTTATAAGGCACTCCCTTACATTTCCTTTCTTTCAGGCCATCTACCCGCTTTTTCAGTTGTACAATATAATCATCGGCCATAGCAGAAACCACACTGGCATTGAACCAACGGTTGCGATCAGCGAAGTTTTTAGGGTCTCTGCTTTCCATCTTCATCTGAGCATGGAGTTCATTCATTAACATTTTCCATTGATACTCATAGCCCAAAAGATGAATCATGTACGTCACACCTGCCGGTTCTTTGTGGCGATACGGTGTATAAGACATCATATAAAACATTTTAGCCATGACCCAACGTCTGAACAAATCCCGATTGCGAACCGTACCTTGGGCGATGATGTGATCGAAAATTGGGTCATCGTCATCCAGGATAGCAAGTTTACCGTTCTTCTTGGAAGCAATGTATTCTTTTCCGTTAGCGGCCTGCATGGCGAACAAGTTGCTAACATCCACGTTGGCATCGCGAAGCGCGTCGATTCGTTCTTGTGCAGTCTTGGACGGTTTGATTGATGCCTCCTGACCAACAACTACCGGATAGACGGTTCCCAAACCTGAATCCTTACCGATAATTGTTGCTACAGCGGTAATTTCTTTCTTCGCAATTGCAAATTCTGCTCCACATTTGGGGCATAAAATTTTTGTCTCTTTTGTTTCTTTTTTCTTGTTGCTCATTTTTTTAGCTGTTAAATTATTAATTGTTTTTAGACTCCATCCAGTCTTTGAGCATTACCAGATCTTTGTCTACTTTACTTTGCCAAAACCATTTGCCGAACTTTTCCGAATTCCATTTGAAGCCGTTGAGCAATTGGCTGAGGATAAATAGCTCCAATTCGATTTGCATTTTCTCCCGATGTTCGCCATACAGCATGTCATCGTCACTCAGGTCTCTTTCAGGGAGTGCCATAAAGTACAAGTGCGATTTGCTTGCACTGCGTTCTGAAGGGACGGAATGCTTGTAGCGATAATAGAGTTCTTCCACATGGGCAAAAAACTCGTCTTCGCTGCACTTCGGAACACCCAATTCGCCCTCATACTTTCCAACTTCTATGACATATTTGCCGTTTAGTTTCAGGCTTCGGGCCTGGAAGTCAACCTTAAATTTGGCACCCTCTTCAACGGCTCGGACGGACTCTTGGTAGATATTGCTCATTGTATATTGTTTATTAAATTATTTGTACTCGAATCGCTGACGCATTTGCTTTATTGTTTTGATAAATACAGTATGTTCTGTATCCTGAAACCTCGGTTATTACCAGGTTCAGGTTACAGGTGAAATACTATATGTTGAATTCGATTCCTTGTACAATATTCGGTTGCGTTACCATTCAGTCTCATTTAGGACAGCACATTACTTTATTAACTTGATATATCCAGCTATTCACTACTGACGGACCACGACAATCGGGAGTCGGTCCCCAGTAGCTGTAGAGCTGGATTATTAAAATCCTAACCTTGACTTTTTTTACCTCGTGCTAAGTTTTCGTGGTTCTCAAAAATTTTCGGCACATATCTTTATAAGTTTGATGTATGCCGTGGCTGGAAGCCGTAGCGGCGCGTCGGAGTGCTCTGTAGAGAGTTCCGACGCGCCGAGAGGGCTTATTGAGCTCGGCATATTAAATACAATGTTCTTGAACCACGCTTTTGTGCTAAAAAAAAGTTCTCATAATAATAGTGACACATTACTTTAGACTTTTGATGTTGCCCGCGTATTCCAGCTCAGAAGAGTCTGAAGGCGGTGCATTCACGGCCTTCAAGACTTTGAAGAGCTGGATTCCGCACGCGGGCTCTAAATTTTTATTCCTTGAACTTTGCTGATGTGTTTCAGTATTATTATGGATGTCATGCAAGTGACACATTACTTTAGTTATTTGATATTTACAGGTATGAACCAGATTGGTTCAAGTATCACCGGGTGTTTAAACCGGTGATGCGCAGAACTGATCTGGTATGCTAAACCTGTAATATTAAATTCTTGCTCTTCATCCATTTACCGTGTGCTCGGTATATTTATAATGATGCAACTAGGGTATTGTACGCAGCCCGACTTGTCTGTAAAGCATTCTGCATACAACCAATCGTCAAGTAGCCAGAAATGTTGTCAGAGGTCTTACTGCGATTTGCTTTCACATTGCGTCCACGACCCCGAACAATGCAACCGTCATTTTTAGTCTTGACATATCCCAAGCCGCCAATCTTATGCTTACCAGTACTTACAGCCCGAAGGCAATCCATCACAAACTTGTTCAGTTCATCAATGTCTTTCCTTACGTTGCACACCGGAAGTATTTGCGTGGCCCAGCTAAATTCACTGTTACCTTTGTACAAGTACCGGTTCACGGCGTTAATGGCTTTTGCCAAGGATATGCCCTGTTTACGGATTGTCCGCTTTTCAATTTCCTTTTGAAACGTCTTGATGCGACTGGAAGATAGTGAAATCATGTTACCCTTGATACTAAATCCCAGAAACTTGAACCACTTTTCAGCAGTCAGGTATTCCACTTTCTTCGGGTTCAATTTCATGGATTTCTCATCGAGCCGCCTTTCAAGTATGTTCATCGCTTTTTCGTAGTTTTCCCCGATATACAACATATCGTCCGAATAGCGAGTATAATAATCGTCCATTTGGGACAGTTCTTCATCAAGGTCGTATAATAACACGTCAGCTAACCAACTCGCTACAGGGCAGCCTTGTTTCAAGGACTGGTATCTGCTTTGAAGATGATTTTCTTCATCAAAGTACAGGTCTGAATGATAGTATTTCCTCAGTACGTCGAGTAAAGCGGAATGACCGTATTTCGCCTCTATTTTATCGAATGCCCAGTCGATGTATTGAATAGGAACGCTGTCGAAATACTTACTCAAGTCTGACTTCCATCCTAATAGGCCATTGTTTGCAGCATCCACGATTTTACGACTGACTTCTGTTACGACCTTGCCGCATCCAATCCCTGACTGATACGATTTGCACGTGCCATGAACCATCTCGGGCATCAAATCGAAAAGCAAGTCATTAGCGATACTTAGTAATACCCGGTCGATAGGTTCATTTACATAAACCGTGCGGAACTCACCATTGTCTTTAGGTATCTGTGCCGTGTGTGGGGGCGAAATTTCATACTTACCTTTTAGCATGGCATCGGCAATTTTCAGTCGGGTACCTTCATCTGCCAGTAATATAAGCTGGTCTTTTCTGATATCCTTGAACACGCCTTTCTCAATCGCTTTTTCCCATCTTCCGATGTCAAAGAACATTTCCAATATTTTATCTGTCATAATTCGTTATATCTTTATAAATAATAGTCCCAAACTTCCTAATCTGTTTCAAAGTCACAGGTGTTTTCTTTTCATTGTATTTCTTGTTCTTTATAATACAACAGGACGAAATTCAGGATATCCATCCCCAGGGTTGTGTCATAGCAGGTCCATTCATACTCTATGCCACTGTAATAGCCATGGCCATTCAATACAATTTGTTCCGACTCGTTCAGGGAGACTTCTGTGATGATGAACAGTACCGGGTCCACATCGACAAGCGTAATATAGGTTGACGGATCACGCTCGTCGTCCGCTATGTCATGGATACTACCATCACATTTCTTTATCAGTTCCACCGATAAGGCGTAAGCTTTCTTGTTGAGGTCCGTTTGATTGTCGAAGTGAGATTGGATTTCTTCTGTGAGGGTATGTATCATGTCCTTCTCCGTTTTTTCGGGGACGGGTTCAAAGACGGGTTCAAACATCCATGCTGGAATCCAGTCACGGAAAATGGCGGGACCGATACGCATGATATAGACTGTTTCTCCCTGTTTGTGATTCTCGGGAATGATAATCCCTTCACGCCGAGCCTCTTCCGGTGTCAGTTGCTCAAACCCGGCAAAGAAATTGGGAGATGATTTCAAGCGGTAAGGACGAATGTTTCCTATGGACTTGCCCGATGACAATAATAATAGTTCTTTGAATGTATTGGTTATTTTATTCATTGTACTTGTTTTTAATCCGTTATTTTCCAAAATCCGTAATCCGATTCGTCACCCGGATGGGCACCAAAATAGTAATCTTCAGGGGCGTAATCATTAAGAGTATCGAAGAGCGATTCTAATAGGTGAATTGCATCTTCACTGTCCCACCATTCGGCTTTCTCGTTTTCCGAGGCATGGCAGGGAATGGCGTGCATCAGTTGTACATATTCCGGTGTATCCTGAATAATATCTATAAATGACGGGATTAAATCCTGCCTTCGCATGGTCCCATGGGACACGCTGGAATTTAATTTAGCGTGTATTATTTTTTGCGTTTTTTCGTCGGTAAACATTTGAAATAGTAGTGTTGTGCCAGAAATAAATCGGTTTCGGTGTCCCATGAGAAGTGCTGACGAATTTTCTCTTTGGACATTTTAAGCCATTTTTCTCCTGACAAGTACTTAATTGATTCGATACTCTTATTTTTATCGAAGCGTTGGAGAGCTTCTTTAAAACCGGATTCATTGCAGATTACTGCATTCGTTACATAATGGAATGTAATCCTGAAAAGCCACATTCCTGGGGTTTGTTCGAGAATGATTTTATCCATGATTATTCGTCTATTAAAAAGGTGAAATTTGCGCAATTGCCGGGCAATGTACCGACATCGTTGTGTCGGTAAAAACCTTCGGTCTCGAAATCAACACTGGCAGGGCTACCTTCTGCTGTTTTCATAAAATCCTCAATTTCCTTTTTATCTTCTTCAGATAGTCCCGTGTAATCCCCGTTAATCAGGGCACAAGCCCAATAGGTCGGAAGAAGATATGTAATCGGATGTGCCATATTTTTATTGTTCGTTCATGTGATTTTTTGTTTTAATTTTATCTTGTTTGACATCAATTTGAGATAGGATACTACGAACTATTATTTTCGCTTGTGAGATACCATCTTTATAGCCTCGTGGATATCCTTCCCGGTTACACAAGTAAGCGTGTGAGGCGTTTGCCCATTCGCTGATTTCTTTGATAGCTTCTTCCGGTGTCATATTCGTATTATTCCCCCCATAGTTTTACAGCGAGATCATAATTTTTTTGTGCTTCATTTACCGCCTTTTTTGCGTATGGTAGAGAAAAAGAATGCTCACGTGGGTATTTGCCTGATTTTAAACCAGCATGGTACTCCTTGGCAAGTTCCAGTTTATGCTCGTAAAAATCGATGCTTTCAGGCATGGACAAGTTGATGTTTTTTGCATGTTCTTCCCAATATTGGGCTACTCTTTCATGTTCGGCTGCTTTAGCATCCATTTCCACACTTTTTCCCATGTTATTCCAGGCATCATCTATTGCTTTTCTGTGTCGCTTTTCACTATGGTGTCCGACCTTGATCGGTTCACCCAAAGAGAGGAAATCGGCATCTTTGTTTGACTTGTTATAAAACTCCGTACTTTTTCGTTCTGCCGATGCAGCCCATTTTAATCTGCGTTCTGCTCTTTGCTGTGCCCATTTTTGTACATTGAAGCCATCGGCACGAACTATCGAATAATAGAAGAATCCATCTTTCTCATATATGAGGTTGAACACGATACTTTCGTTCTCCTTACCATGCTTGGTGGTAACTTCGATTGTTTCACCTTTTTCATGCTTTTCGCTGCATTTCGCCAAAAATACGTTTGGCGCATACTTATTATAGGTATTCATATTATGTTGTTTTTTTGAGTTATTCTTCATCAATGGAAATTTGTTTTTTATTATCAGGCCATCCTCTTCGAATCAAAGTCGATATATTCTTTTTCTGAAGTTTCTCAATGGCTTTTTTCTTAGCATCCGTTTTATTTTTAGCGGACACTATAATTTCAAAAGTGTCCAACTCAATCATTACGCGATATTTTTTTATATCCATTAGTCGCTTCTTATCAGATGTGTGGAATATAATTATCTTGAAGAAGTACCACCAGTTCTTTGCAAATGTCATGGGACGCTTGGTTGCGAGGGTCAATAAAATGACTTTTCTCGTCAGCCATGAAAAGTATGCTTTCTTTAATAAGCCGGAAGAAATTCTGCTGGAGTGTGGGGTGCATGGTGCGGATGTGCTCAGCAAAATTCTTATAGTTGAAATTGTAATCATTGACCGCATGTTCAATCTGTTTTGCCAATGTTTCTTCGTTTGCTTCATGCTCGAATTTCCTAGCATACTCTTCGCACAACGCTTGGGCATCCGGGTATAAATTATGGACAATAGCGTTTTCATTGAACCTGTTTGCACAGAATAGAATCGCCTGTTGCTTTGTGGCGAAAGTTTTGTCATGTAGGGACAAGTTCTGCTGATTGGAGGCATACAAAGCATACTGTCCGTCTTCAAGACGTTTGATAGATACATTCCAAGTTAAGTCGTAACCAAATTTGAAATACAGACACTCTCCTGGTTGCAGATCACCGCCAGACAGTAAGCCTGCATAAAAGGGGAGTTCGGCATTTACACGGCACTTTTTAGCAAAGGCTTTTCGTTCAGCGATGAGTGTAGCACGCTGTTCGTTTGTTGATTCGGAGCTAACTAATTCTCCGAAAAAACTTTTTACTGCATATTCGGAGACTTCTATCAGTTCTCCATCCACGTTGATTTTGTAATACTCCATGTTGTTTGTTATTTTAATTAATCGTTCATTATTCTTGTTATTATATTTCCCACCAATTATTCAAATTGTTGCTATATGCAGCAATGACACCTTTTTCTGTACGAAATATTACCTTGTCATAATAGACTGTATAGTCACCAATTTGGCTTCGCTCAATCCAATTAAATAGTTCTTCATTACATTGGTTGAGAGTATATATTTGTCCTTGAAATTCCAGTGTTTTAATAATATTCAATTTCGTATCTATTTGGGTTTTACCAATCTTTTATCATTTTCCCGGTGGCTGTAAAGCGCATAGATTCTCCGGTCAGTTTTAAGTAGGGATTCCACTCGTCAAATATCTTTTGGAGTTGACCGAAATATTTGTAAGTCAATTCGTAAGAATATCCTTCATTCCTATATACTTGCCGCAATAAATCCACGGTTTCGCCTTTTTGGGCAGTAGTGAAGAAGTAGGTCCCCATTGCCATGACAAACTCCTTGTACTGTGGGTGTTCACTGAGAATTTTGCGGGCTTCTTTCTCCACTTCCTTTAATGCAAGAGAAATCGCTATATCGTAGTGGTACCGGATTAATCCTTTGGGGCTTTCAGGCTTTTTCATTATACTGGTTCTAATTGGAATTCTATACCTTTGGGAAGTTTGGCGTAATCCACTTTTTTAAGGAAACGTTCAAACTCCCGTGGTGTCATTTTTTTACGATAGCAGCTATTCATCCAATTGAATACGACTTTATTCGAATGGTCATAATAAATGAAGCTGTCAGTAGAAATACCGGAACGGAGCACGTATAGGTTGACGGCAAGCTCTCTTTCGATTCTTGCTTTTGCTCTTTTAGCCTGTTCCTTCAAATCTGCAACTTTCTTTCGGCGTGCCTCCATTTTTGCCTGATACCGTCTTTTCTTTATATTCTCCGGCAAGTAATAGCCTTCAGACAAGCGGGCTTGTATCAGATGATATTGTTCTTCCGTCAACGGAGTAAGCTGGTAACGAACAGAAGCGTCTTTAAATTCATCTCCGGTAAGTTCTTCCAATTGACGGGTAGCTTCTTGTGCTTCTTGTTTCCAACGGGCGATAATGCCCATTTCATCCAGTAGCCATGTGAAGTAAAGTTCGTCTTCCGCGTTCTTTTTCAAGTGCAGGTATTCTTCGTGTGAAATGCGCAGGAATTCCCGTGTCACGTGCTCTTTTTCTGTACGTATGAAGTAAAGTCCATTGCCTGCGGCATACATGGGAGCACCTTTGGCATCGCTCAAATGCAAATCGACAAATGGCTTGAATTCCGGAAATATTTTGAGTATTGCCTCGTGGCAACAACCACCGGCAGTCCATTTCCAATAGCCATAATCGTTCTTCTCGTAAATGTCTGCTGTAATCGCAAAGTCGGCATGTCCGTTCTTGCAATCATCTGACAGCTGGATATTGACATTAATTTTGCAGTTGTCAAGCTCCCGGCTTGTTGTGTAATGGAGGGCATTTGTCTGCATAATTGTACCGTTTGTTGAATTAAAAATAATTGAGTATAAATGATTTATGATGGCACCAGCAAATAATGAAGTCCTGGCGTATTCTTTCTATCATTAGCCAAAAGGCTTCAAAATTATATTGCATCATTATTCAATTAAAGGTTGTAAATCAGGGAACGGGAGCCATAATTGCCGCCCGTATTTGCGGAGCTTTTCAGCAAGTCCTTTCAACTTGTCCTGTTTTGCCTGGAATATGTAACCATCGATTATAGATTTGCATTCTTTTTCCAAGTGCTTCAGATTTTCATCACCGAAATACCCCCAACAACTGTCAAGTACATTATTGTCATCGTTTTCCGGTGTTATCTGAAAGCCATAAACTTTTCCTTGCAGGTACATGTCGTAGGTTTCCACTTCGCCAGTCAGGTACTTTTCTATTTGCTCTCTGCGTTTTGCGGTAAGTATTCTCCAACCGTATTCTTGCTTTACCTTTTCTATGCTGACCGCTACCATGCCGAGCCAACCACTATCCCATGGATCGTTGAAAGAGGTAGTCGAAACAGTCTGCCCGCTATGGTCCAGCATATAAATATTTTGGGCAACGTATTTCTGCAGGAAGGATTCACGGAAAGTCCCGGGACGAGCATTCTCACAAACTTCCTCAATATCGAAGTGCTTGTTAAAATCCTCTTCGGGTTGATAGCGGCGATGTGCAGTATAAAATGTTCCGAGATTATCCCATTCTCTTGGGCTTTCCGGATTAGGGTCACAATATATATTGATGTGATAACCTTGATAGGTCGTTTGCTCGTGTAGTTCCATATTACTGAATTATTAATCAAGTTCAAATTCGTCATCACAGACTTCAATTTCTTTTCCACTTCCGCAGATTTCAACGAGCCATCCGCGGTCTGTTTCTTCAACCAGTGTTATGTTATAGTAACCTCTGTAGGGTTCTATAAGGGTGGCGGGATCGCCGGATTCGGGATATGGCATACTATATTATTATTAGTTCGTACATATTAAGATTAGTGCGTATTAAGTGGGAAGGGTTAAACAATAGCGCACTTTTTATCATTTGTTGGGTTATCAAAAAAAAAAAAGGCATAAGATATTATGTCCTATGCCTTTGGGGATATTTTCTATCGGTTTAAATATCGAAACAAATAGACGGATTGAAACTCTTTTGCTCGTTGTCTTCGATATAACCCAGTTGATTACATATCACTTTTGTTCCATTTATATCAACTTCCGGCATATTACGGTGTGAATGCCCATATATCCAGTAGTCGATGTGATTGTCATAGATAAAATCATGTAGTTCTACGACAAAAGCACCGTTGAATGTACTGCCTTTGAACTCCGGTGACATGCACAATTCTGTCGGTACGTGGTGGGATACTACCACACGTTTTGAACTGACGCTGCTTTTTAAGACATTATCAAGGAACTGTAGCGTTTTTTGATGCTCTCTGTTGAATTGTTCCGGTTCGAGTCTTTTTCCACCATATTTTATATAATGGAAGTCGGACAGGGCACGCTGGATATGAAAGGCGTCTTCTGGACGGATATGTGCCCAAAGGGTAGTCAGGAAGAAATCCACATTGTCAATTGTCACTACGCTATTATAGCATAGCTTTACGTTAGGACGTATTTCTCTTATCATTCTTGCATGGAACGAAGCAAGATCCTCGCTCCGGTAGAACTCATGGTTTCCGGGAACGACCAAGGTTTGCCGGAAATGTTCAGCAGCCCAATCCCAGAAGGGATATTTCATGTAATCTTCTCCCAGTACGCCAATATCTCCGGCAAGTAAAAGAATATCTCCCGTGGGGACAATTGGCTTTTTACGCAGGTATCTGGAGTTAGCTTCAAATTCCAGATGCAAGTCACTTGCATATTGTATTTTCATATCGCTTTTGTTATTACATTATTTTATAGGGCTATATCATATCTACTCATCAACGCTAAAGCCCATTGGGGTTTTCTCCATTTGCCTTGAATTCCATCGGGGATGAGTTCATTGATATATTTCTGTAGTTCAGGAATTAACTTCTGGTCCGGAATCTCTCCACCTGATATATTCAAGCATTTCTGGGCATAACTAATATCTGCCAGAAATTTGTCATGGTGGGTAAATTCTTCTCTACTTCCTCCAAAAACATAGAGAATTGCCAGTAGTTTACAACAGGTGCTATCGGCAAGCGGTTTGATTCTTGCACATTGCAAGGAGTCAATCCATTGTTGGTATAGGACACTCATGGGTATATTTTACCGGTATTTAGTAATTGGGAAAGAAAGCCCACTTCGATACCTATAGGAAAAGCCCGACGAATGCTATTTTCCAAATCTTCTTCTGTTTCAATCATGCCTTCCGAATCATCATCGTAAAGAGTATATAGAGTAAAAGCCTCCGTCTTCCATAATTGCCGGGCTTGTTCGTTACTGATAATCAGCCACACGAACCGATCTGCAAGGACTTTGGTTTTGGGGTCACCACGTGAGATGCAGCGTTCTTCTTTTATGCCTAACGCTGCAAGCCAGACCAGATACATCAACGCATCTTTGCGGCTTTTGATTTCAGGCTCGTCACATAATTTGCAGACAGCCTCTTTCAATTTTGAATAAGGAATGTCTTTGAATTGTTTTTTGATATAGGGCTTATCTGCAATGACGGAACATGCCTCGTCTGCCGACCCTCCTTGAGGAACAGCCTCAACATCCTCTTCCCTCAATGCCATTTCCTGATGTAGATAATCTATATAATAGGTATTCATAGTAGTTATTTTTCTTGTTTGTCCGTACTATTGGCGAGAGAAAATACGATTCGGGAACGACCTTCGCAATGATACTTTGCTTTCATTCCAAAAGCTTCGGCATCGCTACTGATACAACAAATATCCCAGATATTCAGAGTGCCGTCACATGTGATGACGGTATTATTCTCTGAGATTTCAGGATTCTTATTCTTCAAGGCGGCTCCATTGCATATGCCCCTTAAAATCACGCCTTTCTGGTGTGTGGAAAGTTCTTGTCTGTTCATATTGCTGTGATTGCTATTTATTTAACGATATTGTAAATCTGCTCAATGGTTTCATCACAGAAATGCCCGAGGGGAATAATAGCACATACTTCCTTACCGTCTTTGAGCATTAAATCCGGGATATTCACGTCCTTTTCAAAGTCATATACTATTGGTTCGCCCTTATCGTCCGTCAAATCCCATTTGCCTTTGTTTTTAGCAAGTTGTTCACGGATTTCCTGTATCATTTTTACACCTTCCATAAGCTATTGATATTAGTTGTTATACATTAAGATTAGTACATATCGGATGAAAAGGATTAAATTACCTCTTAATTCGGTTTTCAAACCGGTATCTGCGTTTCTTCTCCTTTTCGCGTTTCTCCCTTTCTTTCTGACGCTGCAGTATTTTGTCTGTAATATTCCTGCGGAGTACTTCGCCCTGCAAAAGGTTCACTTCATTCTGGTGAGCCATGATTGCTTCCGTGTTGTTCTTGTCTCTGGCTTCGGCAAGGGCTTTTTCCCAGAATTCCAGCAAATCAAGAATATCATCATCCGGAAATTCACGAACTTGTTTTTTTCTGAGAAGCTCCCATGCAGAATTTCCATAGCCTTCAGTCGCAAACTTTCCACAACAAGTGCAGATGACTTGTATGTACGAGCCATCAGAGTGTACGGAGTAATCCCTACAATTACAATCCGTGCAGGGATAATATCGTATTTTTTCTGTTTCCATAGGGTATTATTTTATGTGGTCTTACCGGATTTGTAAAACCGGGCATATTCTTCCGTGCGTGGACTATACCAGTTTTCGGCATAATTTTTTGCACATTCAGCCAGATCGTGCAAGGCACTTTCCAGAAAGTTTCCCGGCAATCTATTATTGTCGCCTAACCAGATATAGTAACCTATGATACCTTTATAGGTGTTTTTGACGGCTTCCGTTTGAGGCAGTCCGCAGACTTTTATGGTGAGTTCCAGAAAAGTGGGCTTGAAATCATCCCTGTTCTCCATTTCATCCACCAGGTTCCGTAGTATCTGGAAGCATTCACACCGCAGTTCTACAAACTCCGCCTGCCTCAGTTGCTCATGGTATTCGGCAAGATGTTTAGGGCACATTTCCACGAAATAGGCACGTTCCGCCTGTCGCCGTTCATCGTTTTCGAGGCTTTCATTGGCGCTTTGTATCACTCTACCACAAAACAGGTGCTGCATGATGACACATCCGCATTTGTGAGTGATACGGACGGATGTTCCTGATGGTTTGATTTCGGCTCCGTCTTTAGGAACTGCATCGCTTTCAATAAAGCGTAACTTTTCCAGTATGCAATCTTTCATTTAATATTATTACTTGTTTTTTGATTTATTGAAATTCATACCACTTTCTCTTTCTCCTTTGGTAAGCAACGATTTTCGGCAGGTTATATCAAGAGCACCTGGCATGTATGCGTCTGCCTACATTCAACCCTTGCTGTTTACAGGCAGGAACAGGATAAGACCTGTTCAACCAGTCGGGAAAGCCCTCATTGAACATGGCTTCCGATGATGCATATTCTTTGCACAAACGTTTCTTGTGCCGTCTTTTCGTTCTACCCTTGCCGGTGGACCTTGAAACTTTAGGGAGCCGGGGCACATGCCATTTTCCGCCGGAATAGGTTGCAGTGTATTCCTGTTGTGGTTCATCGTTCTTATAGCTGCATACCATGACAGCCGGTTTTTCTCCAAGTTTTCCGGCACTGGCAAGCTCGTCAAGTGTACCTTTGGCTACTTTGAAATTCACAAAGCAGCCCAGACTTACGGTACGGTCTGTATTGAATATCTCTACCATGTTGAAAAATATTTTAAGTTACTTGTTTTCTGGCAATTTCTATTACTCCGCATTCCACGATAAGAATAACAGCGGGGCACAGCCCATGCAGCGAAGCATGGTTTAAGCGGTCCTACCGCACTGTGCTCATCCGTGTTATGTTGAGGTGGGAACGGCGTTTCGCAACGCAAAGAAGTAAGTTGAAGTTAATTTGAAGTGCGGATGTCCGGGAATCGAACCCGATTTGCCAACCATTTTGGCACACCCTGAAGTTAGTCGCCACACATTATGTTATCCACTTTATTCCAATAAGCCACATCACTGGCATAAATCCGGCAAATTTCTTCATCTGTAATACCTTCATGTTCCAGAATGATTTGTTCGTATGCACCTTGCGGTATAAGAGTTACGTCTGTAATGGAATCGGTGGCACTGATACTTGGCTGAGTGTGTCGGAACATACCGCATAGCAATAGCAATGAAACGGTAGCACATAGTAATATTTTTACTTTCACGGTTTACTTTGTTTTAGGGCATACCATTGGCACGCAATGATGATATGCAAGGTTATAAAATAGAAAAAGCCCGCAATGTTGGCATATCACCATACAATGCGGGCACACGACCTACAATTCATAGGATGTTCTGATGGATTAGGCGGCTACTTCCATTTCAGCGACAGGTTGTTGTTCCATTACCTGTTCCGTTGGTTGTTCGGTCAGAACTTCGGCAGTCACTTCTGTAGGCTGTTCTTGTGGTTGTTCGGCAATCGGTTGCTCGGTTGCTTTGCTCTTACCTTTGCCCTTACCTTTGCCCTTGCCCTTACCTTTGGCAGCAGGTGCTTCGGTTGCTACTTCTGCAATGGTTTCAGCTACGGCTTCAGTGGTAGTTTCAGCTACAGTTTCAACCACCGTTTCAGCGGGTTGGGCGGCAGGTATAGGCGTCGAAAGATTAGGATTGAATTTTAGAGCATCCCGGATTGCTTTCGCTGCATTGTGGATAGCTTTCTCAAAGTCACGATTACTTCTTTCCAAATCGAGTTTTGTCGGCACAAATCCGATACGTGCCCACACAGAATCTGTAAGATAGTCATGTTCTATACACATTCCCGTCTTGTCGTGAATGATAACGTCAGATGGTGTTGCAGCACGGAACTTGGAACGGATACCGTCAGCACTTTCACGCAACTCTCTTTCTTTTCTGGTAGTATGCCAAATAATTCCAGTCACACTTTTAATTACACGGAAAATTTCATTCTTCGAACTGTCGGCAGCTTCAAAGTCCTTGCCAAAGAAGTGTTGACCGGTACTTACCGTTTTTCCGTCTTTGTTTACTGTGGTGTACACCAACATGATACCTGCAAAGTTTCCTACATTCGCAAACTGGTCTGCATTTAATTTACTCGTTGCCATAATGAATTATTTTTTAGTTACTGCGCAAAACGCATTGCGAGCACTTCCGGAATCGAACCGGAAATTTCACATTGCTGCGAAATGTGACAACCGTTGCCACGTGCCCATAACCCGCCCATATAATTCACCTTATATGCGCAGGTTTTAATTCATTTCCGCAACTTTCTTGACGTGTCCTATAGTTCGCTCGTAAAAAAATACTATATTTGCATTGTTGATTGACAAATACACATACCTTTTACATCATGGCAAACGCTGTTTACTCCCATTTCGCAGATGCTTCTTTGGCACGCCCCACGTCTTTTCCAACGTGGCAGTTAACATTCGGGCGGTGGACGGCTGGTGATTATGGGTATGACATTGGCAATACTCTTTTCTCAAGTTCCGTGCGGAGTGCTTTTTCCGCATAGTGTATTTTACTCCGGGCGCACTGGGCGCACTTATGGCAATATTCTTACACTTCCCTATTCAGTGACGGTGTTCTCAATACTCCCAACGACTTGTAAAAGTCTTAACGTATTTCCGGCACTCGGAATAAATACTTTATCCCGTTTCATAAAATCCCCTACTTTCGTAGGTTGGTAACTTTGGTTTGTTACCATGTGCGAAGCGTGGTTATTTAACGCACTCTTTAATCGTTCCATAACGAACACATTGTTGTTTTTCGTTTGACGGCTTAACAACTCACTTTCGTGTAAACGCCGTTTTTGTTTCTCGCTTTTGCGGTTTTTGATTTCTGTTTTTTAACTGTATATTTTTTAGTTCGTATTTCTTTGTACTTGTTTGCCGTTCTGTTTGGCTTTCGAGTACATCCAACTATAAAACTTAATTTTTAAACTACCAAACATTTTTGGAAAATATTTTTTTGAATGATTAAAAAATACCCTTTTTCCAAACATGGAACGCACGCGCGCGAAGAGGATTTTTAATTAATTGAAAATCAAATACTTATAAAAAGATTGTTTTTTTGAAAAAAAAATTTGTTTGGCAAAAAGAAAAAAAGAACCGAATTAAAGCATATATAAAATTGATAGTAGCATTTTTGAATAGCTTAAACAGTTGATATTCAAATGATTGCATTTTGAATAAAAGCTGTAAAAAGGTATATTATAGGGCTGAAAATAAAAAAAGGTTTTAAATTGATAGTTGAAAGTTAGCAAACAGACTAAAAAGGTTTACTTTTCCAGAAAGTAAACCTTTTAAATAATTGATAATCAGTGGTGTAATAAAATAAAAATGGCGAGGTGGGTCGCGCGCGCGGAGCGGGTGGGGTATTTTTCCTCGGGCCGATTTTTCAAATTTCATTTTTCAATGAGGGGAAAATGAGCTAAAAATAAGGGGAAAAACGGGTAAAAAGTACGGGACGGCTTCCGAAATGGAAAAAGGGGGATAATATATATATAACGAGACAAGAGAAGTACGGTCTGCAAAGCGGTTCTTTATCCAGAGTTATTGTTTAGTTATTATTGTTATTTATTGAAAGGCAAAGTATTATAAAAACTTCACTATATAATTTTATGCAGAATCTCTATCAGTCGAATTTAATCAACTGATATTTTGATATATAGTATTTTGTCTTGCCCCATATTTTACTTTTTTGTTCAGTTTTTGTCTGATTATATGAAATCGATATATTTTATAAGAAATAGAATTATGATTGCAACCAATTAATTGTATATTTGTGAGCGGAAAAAAGACTGTATATATATTATGGAGATAAACAAGAGACAGATTGAAGAATTCGTTAATGGTGTACAGCCGGAAGATGAAATGAATGGAATGGCAATTTTAGGATATTGCAATACGATCTTGGGAATTAACGTTGCTTTTAGGGAGGACTGTACCGGTTTGCCCAAAATCAATCTGATGCAATTTAAACAATACATTCATGGAGACATTTTTCAACGTGGCGATGTCGTGTGTACTGGTGAGCAAGGAGGAACGGGTATTGTTCATTCCGTGAATTTCAATGTGCTTTCATTAATTGCCTACGTGGATAAGGACGGAAGGCTTCATGAAGAGCCGGTTGAAGTAGAGCGAAAAGGGTGTCGGATGGCTACACAAGAGGAAATGCTTACTATACAGCGAATGCTATATAAGGCCGGTCTGGGATGGGATAAACGGAAATGCGTACTGTTTGAGCAGCAATATGTGCCCAGGGAGAACCAACAGGTCAGGCTAAACTTACTGGGACGGAAAATGGGCCTTGGAGTGTTTAAAGAGATCGACGATGACGGCCAGATTGTGATGTACTGTGTAAAAATGGAAGGCGAAGATGCACGATATTCGTTACACGAGGTGGTAGGGAAAGTGGAGGATTATCAGATTAACCTGATTAGTACCTACGAGCGCAATATTTTCACGGAGGAACTGAAACAAGCGGGAGTATCTTGGAACGGCCACCTTAAACAAATCAAGGCAATCAATCACCGGGTAGGTAAAGGAGAAACTTATTATTATCTGGATGACGTATTTGAGGTTGCCTCCACGACAGATAAATATAAAACCCGTGATACGAAACGGCTGATGGCCGGTAATTATTTCACCAGCCCTGACAAGGCTAATCGTTTGCAGAAGGTTATATTCCGGGAAACAGGGAACGTACCGGGCAAAATGAAAGGACGCGAAGACGACCGTGGGCGGCGACACGACGGGGAGTAATCCTTCAAGCAAGAATAAGCCGTTCGGTTTTTAGTTATATAAAGAAAGTTCTTTTTTTATTTGAACTGGAAGAAAGTATGTTGTTTGCGTTCCCTTTTTGGGAAAAATAAACCAGACGGCGCAAGCCGTCTGTCTATTCTATTGTTCTTTTTGTTTCTTTTTCTTCTAAGAAAAAGAATATACTTCTTATCTTCTTAATATATATATCTTATTACATAGGTATTTTTGTGCATACCCCCAGCATACATTTGTGCAGGGTTGGCATACAAATGTAGACACATCAACCACCTTCTTTCCCCAGCCTCTTTATTTCGGTATCGGAGATAGATAGGATATCCCTTTTCTGCTCAACAAATGCTTTCCGGCAAAACTCCCTGAGCCGGTTGATGTCGTTGGTGGCGGATATGATCTGGAGCAGGCGATTGTATCGTCCCATATTCCAGAGGTAATCGTACATCCCTTCCTGCGGCATCCGGTCAAGCAGCTTCATCCCGGTCATTCTCCTGACACATCGGTCGAATGTCCTGAGCCGGATGTTCATGCGCTCCATGAGATGCGCCTTACTCCAGACGGTGTTGTATCCTTTGGAGCGCATGTACGCGATATGGACCATGTGCATGATAAAAAGGATTTCGCTTGCATCGAAGATGCACGAAAGATTGAGGTTGCATTTGACAAACGCAAATTGGGGATTTCGCTGTTGCTTTTCAGGCATAACTCTTTGTTTTACTGTTCTTAAATAAAAAGGGAGACGCGATGCATCCCCCTCCGGTTGTTTTACTGACTTTACTGACTTCCCGATTCATTCGGCGGTATCTGTTCATTGACATAGAACAGATGTATTTTCCGGTTTATCATCGGTTTGTACACATGGTAGCCCAGTTGCCGTGCGTATCGCCCAACCGTTACTTTGTTGGGGATTTTGCAGGAATGCTGGCACATGTGTTCCGTCATCTCTTCAACGGTCATTCGTCTTTTAAGTTCCATAAGTATTTTTGTTGGTTACTATTCTGTTAGAAGAATAGAGCAAGTCATACCTATTGGTTTGAACTAAGGCGAATCAAGTAAAAATCCCGGGAATGGAGCCTATACACAGAGGAATTAATAGGTTGTTACAACTTCACAATTAACCATTCCCGGTGATTTTTCAGCCCATTTCCATGAATATCTGATGGACAATACCCCAGTTTTTGTCATCAAGCCATTCTTTGGCGACATTCCATGATAGCGATTTACTGAATTTGTAGCTTTCCGCCTTGATGGAATGATGGGATAATTTGCCTTCCGTGGGTTTCAGTCCTGATTCATGTAATTCACAAAGCCCGTCTTTGAAAAAGACACATCCTGAAGGGGTTTGTAAAGCCTGTACCATTGGGACGGCATAGTTGATTCTTCCCAGTGCCAGTCCGACACACCATTCCGTACGGTACAGTTTGTCTTTGTACCCGGCATTGATGAGGCGTATGATATCTTCGGGCGTACCCAGACAAGGAGTCTTGCATTGCTTTTTACATTCCCGGCATTTGCATTGGACAGGTTTACGTCCTGTTTTTCGGATGATTCGTTCTAAAGCGCTTTCCATCAAAATTGTGATTCAGGATGTTTTTGTTGCCATAGTTCGATAATACACTCACGTCCGGCCTGGGTCCAACGTTTGGTAGAGCCAAAAGTGTAGGCTTTGCCGAGGCTGTTTGTCCAAGTGTAAGGTACGTCGCATTGCCATGCCTTGTAGGAATTAAAAACCACCCACCGTTTGTTTTCATACTTGCATATCTTTTCTTCAAACAAGAACTGATGGAGTTGATGCGGTGAGATTTTAAGTTCATCGGCAATTCTTGTTGATTTGAACCAGTCTCGGTTTTCAATGAATTCTTCATAAAATTCAATTTTTGCATAGTTCTCTTCAATAAATCCCTGGAGTCGGTTGATCATGCTCAACGCGGCCTCCATATTATCCGGCAATGGTTCCTTTGAGAAAGGGGAAGGCTTCAGGATTGGCTTATTTGTAAAATGTTTGGGGAACTCGGGACGTGAGCAGCACTCATCTACGTATTCCGAATCAGTGATTTGTTGCTCACACCAGCCAGCCAATTCAGATTTGGGTGCAACCCATCTGGCAAGCGCGACAGCCAGGGGACCTTCAAGCCATGTTGCCCCTCTGCCTCTTCCGCGTGTGGTAAATATTTGTTTTTCATAAGGACCGGTATCGCCATTCTTTGCCATATCCCGGCGTAACGTGTCGGTTGACGCTATACGCAACCATTCGGAGGGCAATTTCCCGAATTGCATGGTTATCTGGGTTGTGTTTACCATTATACGTCCATTCACCGCGTGGAAAGTGACGGGAAAATCTTCCTTGTAATAGAGGGTAACCGGGTCTGCATCACGTACGACCGTTCTCTCTCCTTCGAGTAGCTGGTTTGCCCATGTTTCAAATTCTCTTAGTAGGGAATGGGGTAAATTACTCTCCTTCCATGCTACCCGCATAAGGCATTGCACGTCCGCGGGCAGAATGCTCCATGCCTCCTTGCCATTCTTGCGAAAGAGAATCTTAAGACAGGACGGGCAAAGCTTGATTGCCTCGCCGTTTCTGATTAAATCACTTCTTTTCAGGATATCGCATAAATCGTTCAGATTCAGCCTGATTTTTCCTTCGTGGTCATACGCGGCGCGTATCTGCCATTCTTTGAATTTTAATGTTGTTTTTCTATTCATCATTCTCGTTTTTAGATTCATTTTTTTTGTCCAGCAATGCACGTTTACGCGCCATTTGCTTTACCGTGTAATATGTTCTCTCTTCTCCACACATTTTATCGTACTGTTGTAATGGGAGTGTCCCCAAGTCAGACAATTCGATTTCTACATCCGGATGTATATGGCGGAAATAAAATCCTCCGCTACTGGCATATTTGCCGGTGCAGCAGAACGATATGCTTTGGAGGTTCCCTCCGGTCAGTTCTGCTGCACTGTGCAAAGAGCGGGTAATGGCGATTAAGGTTTGCGCACCATTGAATATCAGCACGGCCTTTGGCCTACAAAAACTGCTATTTCTCATGTTCACCTTTCAAGTTTGATATTAATTCCTCTGTTGTAAATCTAAGTCTGGTTGCCTGTATTAGCCATGTATCTGATACTGCAATGCCGTTAACCAGCATTTCAGACATCCGTTCCATGATATATATACCGAACCCGGGGTCGATATATGCCAGGAACATTAAGGCCAGACACTCGTCAATTAAAATGTGTCCTGTCGCTTCATCACAGATAATCAGTTCTTCTTGTTGTATTTCATAAGTTTGTTTTGCAGCCATAATCCAGTGTTGAAAACCAATCTGGAAATCCCGGATAGTATGTTTCCGTACATCTCCTTTTTTCTGGATATAATGCGTCGCGTCGAAATAAAAGAACTTGCCATCTTGTGACTTCCCAAAGAGCAGATCAGGAAATTCTCTATACCGGATTGTCCGGCATTGGAGAGATTTGACTATCATTTCTGTTTCTCATATTTTTTATCGTTAATAGAATTATTTCGCAAATATATATTTTTCTATCTGAATAAGAGTGAAAAATCACGATAAAATGAAACTTTTTTTCAGTTTGTTACTTACTGAAATATAGGTAGTTATGCTGTTTTCAAAGCTTCTTTTTCGCCTGTTTTACTGTATATTTTAATTTGATATTATCGTCTGAAAATAAAGTAGAAACTACGATAATTTATATATATTTAAAGAGGTGGAAAAAAACTAATTTTTCGGCTCTCCGCTATTCTTTCTGAAAAGAAGGAAAAATGGATGTAATAACAGAAAATACGTTTAACGGAGAACTTTTAGAGAGTATTTTCAAGACGAGCAAAAAGACCATCCAGGAATATGTCCGGGAGATTGAACGAAGCAACCAGTATAAGTCGGTACGCTCGAATGTGCTTATGGGATGTGTCCTGGATGACCGCGCCCGGCTGATAGACTTGTATGACGCCTGCCTGCAGCAGGATGCGCATATCCGTGCGACCATCGAAACGCTGGAAAGCCAGATACTGGGGGATAGATACATGCTTGCGCGAATTAACGATAAGGGCAAGTATGTCAAGGATGTAACAGAAACACAGAAAATTCAAGGCAGCCAATTTGATAAAATCATCAAAGGGATTATCGAGTCAAAACTTTATGGCTATTCATTGATCGAGATTATGCCTTATCTGGACAAGAAAACGGGAAAACTGGCAGAAGTGAACCTGATAGAACGGAGAAATGTATTGCCGGATCAGAAACGTGTCGTGAAGCGCCAAGGGCTTTGGCTACCGAACTGGGACTTGACTTCCCCCCGCTACCAGCGGAACTATGTACTTATCAATACCGGAGAGTTGGGGCTGTTTTCGGCTACGACTCCGTTGATTTTGGCCAAGAAATTCACGCTGGCGAATTTTGTAAACTTCTCCCATACATACGGACAGCCGATCATACATGCAAAGACCGTCAGTGAAAATAACGGTGACCGGAAACGTCTGGCACAGGAGGTCGCCAATGCCGCGCAAAATAAAATCATCGTGACCGGCATCGAGGACGAGGTTGACATCAAAGCGTTTACCATGAGTAATTCCGAGAAGATTTATACGGGTTTGATTGGTTTCGCCAATAAAGAAGTCTCGAATTTAATACTTGGAAGCCAAAGCGTGGCCGGGGAAATGCAGTCTTATGTAGGTTCAACCAAAGCGCACCAGGATGTTTTCCGTGATCGTATTGAAGTCTACCGGCGTTACGTTGAGAATGTGATGAACGAAGAGATTATTCCGCGTCTGGTAGCTATCGGATATATCAAGCCGGGACTGGAGTTTAAATATTCCAACCGCATCGAAATGAACAATGAAGACCGCATCAAGCTGTATTCCCTGATAACAGACAAATATGAAGTTTCCAGCGACGAGATAGAAAAAGAGTTTGGTATCAATGTGGGTAAACAGTTGAACGTGATGTCCGGCATGGGTGGTGGCATTAACATGGTGAATGGCGGTTCCAATAATGACCGTTATATCATGACGGATGAAGAATATTACAAGCGTTACGGTCACCCTCGTGGAGCGAAGGTGGCAAATTTTCTGCGGGGAATGGAGTAAACGGGCGGCTGCCATTCCCGAAATTTTCAGCCATAAACGCTGCTAAAATAGAATTGCCCGGTCCTTCCCCTGAACAGGAAGAGAACCGTCAGGAGTACGATGTTATCCGGTCGGCTTTTATTCGTCTGGTGCTGCATGCAGAGGACGGTGCAGAGAGTCTGGTATTACTGGAGGATGTGATTTCCTCACGTGCCTCATTCTTGATCGATAAGGCGCTGAGAGGATTGAGCATAGATTTAGACCGGGCCTTAGAGATTCTACGGAATTACAATGATCTTACCACAGAACGTGAAAGGCAGCAACGGGATATACTTGTGGCGGCAGTGGACAATCTGATTGATTTTGCCGTGGCTGAAGAATTTGCCATGATGCGGGAACTGCCGGATGAGTTGGACCGTATGGACGTGGAAAAATATGAAGCGGTATGTAAGAAATATAACCTGACTTATGCCACGGAAGAAAACTCGACCGTGTTATTTGCCGCCGGAATAGCCGCGTGGTGGTTAGCGGTGGATGCCGAGACTGTCATCACCTTTATGACTCAAGGGGACGAACGTGTACGTCCGTGGCATGAAGCATTGGAAGGATTGTCTTACCGGAAACGGGAATTTCCGCCGGAGCTAATACCGCCCGTTGAATGGGGATGCCGCTGCTTTTTGTCTGCCGATGGTTTCGGTTCCGTGTATGGTGCAATACGTGACCAGAAGTACAAGCCGGAAGTGAATCCGGTATTTGTTGAAAGCCTGGCTGTGGGTGGCCGTATTTTTTCGGAAGCACATCCTTATTTTCAGAATAGAATACCTCGTGGTATTTGTGAAATCAGAGAACGCATCAAACAAAAATTTGGATTACCATGCCCGAAATAACCTTAGATGAATTTTGCGACCAGTGGGTAACAGGGAAATGGACCACGGTGATGGCAAGCAAGCTGGCGGGTAATGTATTTGATTTTGCCACGGCAGCGGGTGAGTATTCCCGGAACGGGTTCAGATCGTCCTTCTCCACGGGAGGGTTTTGTGGCGGCACCCCTTGGGCGCCGCGTACCTCGCGTTGGGGAAAACGTTATACGCATCCGGTATTAATGGATAGCGGCGAGTTATCGCGTTCCATAAAGGGGGAAGCAGACAAAATCAATATTGAAGGACGGGCTGATGACGGTACCCGTATTTCGCGCCATGGTGCAAAGTATTCTATCTGGACAACAGAAAAAAGCGTCTCTGATCCTCCCAAGAGGGGGAAAAATGCAGAGCGTTACGGACATTACGCGGCTGTGCATAACACAGACCCCAAGTTCGGGCTGTTTACAGTGAACCAGTATTCAAGCCGCCGCCCCGTGCATCGTCAATTCATTGGTTTTAACCAGAGTATAGACGATTATATCAATACCCATTTTATAGACATGATTTTTGAAGGCTTTCCAAAATGATAAAAGATAAAAATCCACAGGAACCGGTGAACCTTCCTTCACCACCGGTTAATGAACCGGAAGAGATGATGGAAAATCCGATTGTGAATGTATATGAAGCCGCAAAACGGGCTATCCAGACATTACGTGAAAATCCGGACGACCCATTGTCACCACCTCTTTTTAAAACTGTCGCAATCGATAACGGACAGTTTGCCAGGATTATACGGAGTGAGAATATGGAGTACGAGGTGGCTTTTCCCGCCGTATTCATCCATTTTATAAACATACGTTATCTGGTTCAACAACAGAGAGTGGGTGAAGGACGTGCCACGATGCGCGTGCGTTTTATTCTAAACACCCTGAACAATTCGGACCCGGAGCATGAATGTGACCCGTTCTGGGTTTTTCAACGGCTGAACGTTGCTATTCAGGATGCAAAGAATCACGAACCGGCTCTGAATGAACGGTGCAATTTAACTTATTTCGATATGCCGCAGACCACGAACATGTTGCAGGGATATTGGCTCGATTATGAAATTTGGTTCAGGGAAAGCTCGGCATGGAAGTACCGGAACTGGGTAAAACGTTATGTGGTGATACCGCCGTTTACCGACCATCCAGATGCTCCGGAACATGATACTGAAAGGCACAAGAAGCATCCCGCTCCGGATTATGAAGAAGCCAGTATTTTCGACTGGCCGGTAAATGCAGAGGAACCGGACACACCTCCGACCGAAGAAACGACAGGTTAAAGAACGAAAGCATATTACTATAATAAGTCCCGGATTTTGAGTAATCCGGGATTTTGTTTTTTGTACCGGACTCTTTTGAACTTTTTAAAACCATCGGGGCTATTCTTTGTGAAAACGAAATGTATGGATATAAATAACTTACAGTATGTTGTGGGAGAAGCGAAGGCTGATGAAGTAGCGACGATCCGCTTCTTTGGCCGGATAACGGAAGAGAGTGCTTCCCGTTTTAATGACGAGTTCGATTTTTTGGAGAATGTGGTACGTCCGTCGTGCATACGGGTATTGATAAACTCCGAGGGCGGCAGTGTACTTTTCGGAATGTCGAGTTATTCGACTATCCGTAATTCAAAGATCGATACGGAGTGCGTCATTGAGGGCATGGCGGCTTCCATGGCTTCGATTTTATGGGCTGCCGGAAACCGTTCACTGATGCGTGATTATGCGATTCTGATGATTCATAATCCGATGTTGCCGGACGATGAGGATGAGAAACCGTCAGATATGGTACTGGCCTTTACCAAACAGATTGAGACCATTTATAAGAAGCGCTTTGGACTGAAAACGGAACAGATTCGTGCTATCATGGACGGTGAAGCCGGAAAAGACGGGACTTTCTTTGATGCGACAGCCGCTGTAAAAGCCGGGATTATTCCGGCGGAGCACGTCCTACACACTTCGAAACAACTTTGCGAGAAGGTGCGTAACGTGCTGAATGAAGGTACGGACATTCCCCGTATTGAGGCTTTGATGAACCGGATTTGCGCGGAGGCTCCCGTATTGATAGCGGAAAATAAACCCTTTTCAACAATAGTCCCTACTCTTAACGAAAAGAATAACAATCCTATTATGAACGAAGAAAAAAAGATTTCCCCTGAATATGGCGCGGTAGCTGCCGCGTTGGGTATGAAAGACCAATACGAGGTGAAAGATGTGATGTCGAGGATTACGGATTTGACCGGTGTAGAGGCGAAATATAAGGAAATGACCAAATCGCTGACGGACGCCCAAACAGTGATTGCCGGTAAAGATGCCACGATTCAGAATATGCAGAAGGATCTGGATTCGGTAAATGCCCGTCTGGGAGAATACGAGAAGAAGGAAAAAGACGAAATGCAATCCAGAATCAAGAAAATGGTATCCGATGCCCAGAAAGCCGGGAAGATTACAATGGAAAGCGTGCCGCAATGGGAGGAAATGGCAATTACGAATTACGACCTTGTAGAAAGAACCCTGGCAGGCATTCCTGCCCGCGAGCAGATTTCAAAGGAGATAGCAACGGACACTGCCAACGTGCAAGCTGCCGCCGAGGCAACTAAAACTGCCGAGGAGCTGATGGCTTCGAAAGTGCAGGAAGTGGTAGGTACCAATTTTGAGTACAAAAAATTGAAATAATATTCTTTCCCGGGACATACCCGGTAACTTTATCAATTGACTGTGCCGGAAGCAATATGCTTCGAGCGGAATGTATCCGCCATTCGGCTGAGATTCTACTAAAAACGAATAACTCATACGAAAATGGCTGATACAGTTAATTTTTTACAGAATGGATATGCCGGCGAGGTTCTTGAAGACCTCTTGAGCTATACCATACAAGGGAACGATACGGTACGTGAAGGGCTTATCCACATCAAGTCGGGTATTCAACACCGTTACACGTTACCGGCAATCAAGCTGGGCAATATCATTCAGGATAATATTCCTACTCCATTGCCTGTTCATGGTGCAAAAGGTGTGGATGGTGAGAATGAATACCAAATCACGGAACGTTATCTTGAACCCTCCGATTTCATGATTTATCTGGAATTCAATCCCAGAGACTACGAAAAGTACTGGAGAACGTTCCAACCCGAGGGCAATTTGGTGTTCCGGGAACTTGACCCGAAGGTACAGGCGGCCATGTTAAGGTTGTTGATTGATAAAAAGAATGAATATATCGGAAACGCGATCTGGACCGCGGCCAAGGGCGGAGAATCTGTTGCTAAAATTACAGCCCCCGCGGGATGTATAAAAATCGGCGCGAATAAAGAGAAATACTTTGATGGGGTGATCAAGCGCATTCTGGATAACGTCAATTCTACGGACGCGGAGGTCATCGCGGGAGGCCAATGCATTATTTCAGGCACCACAGAACTGACGGATGGTGCAGCCGTTGAATCCGCCCTTTACGCGATGTGGCGGAAATGCCCAAAACCGATTCGTAAAAAGAGCTCGCTCGCCTTTGTCGTAAGTTTCGATCTATGGGACTTATATGATCAATACGTCTCTGACAAGCAGGTCAAGTACAGTGAGAATACCGAGATAAACAAGTATAAATTCAAAGGGAAACGAGTGATACCCATAGTTGGAATCCCGGAACATACGATGATACTTGCCGAATTTTCAACAGGCATGGACAGTAACTTGTGGATGGGGGTTGATTACGCGAACGACACGGATATACTGAAGATTGACCGCTTGCAGGCCAATTCCGAGCTCTATTTTTTCCAGATGCGCATGAAAATGGACGTCAACCTGGTCCGTCCGGGAGAAGTCGTTGTCCACACTGCTTATAAAAAGACAGAATAACACCTTTCGTCTTATTTGGAATATCTCACCCGGGGAGCGGAGAAATTAGCTCCGTTCCCCTTTTTAATTCAAACACTTATGGCAAAAAAAATAAATTCAGATAATCCCGGGATTGTGGAAAATCCCGGAGAAGATACTACCAAAGCCGTTGGCAATGCCCAAGCTGAAAAGCAAGTATCAGAAGATACAGAGGCCAATGAACCTGATGATTTTGTGATGCAGGTGTTGCGCCTTTACCCCGGCTACAAGAGCCTGTACGTGGACCGCTACGGTAGCGCCTATGCTCCGGATACCGCAGCTCCTCTCCGAAAAGGAGCGGTTTTATATGACAATCCTTTCTATAAATCCTTTAAAACTAATCGCTGATGGCTCTAGGTAATGTATTTATCAATGACGTTGACGGGAATATCCCGTATGACTCGTCGGCTTCCAATGAGAAGATTACAGGATTATTGTTCGACGTATCGCTTCAGCCGGAGTTGTTTACGAGCGGCTATGGGAAGAACAATGAAAAGAAATTGAAGCTGAATGATATAGCTTATATCACCAGCTTTACATCGGCTGTCAAGGACTTTGGAATCATCGAGCGGGTGACGGCTACGGAAGAGGAAGAAAACAATGTGAATTTCTTGCATGGAATTCCGGCTTACCATATCAAGGAGTTCTTCAGAATGTCATCCAATGCCAGTGGCAAGTTATATGTCATGTTTGCTGACTGCTCGGTTTCGTGGGATGCCGTGGAGATTATGCAGCGTGCTTCAGGAGGAATGATTCATCAGATAGGTATCTGGACGGAACAACCGCTATGGAAAGCAAATGGGGCGGCAGAAAAATATAACCTGAACTTGGTAAAGGGGCTGAATGAGAAAGCGGAAAACCTTGCTTCACAGAACCAACCCTTATCCTTAATACTGTGCGCCAATCCTTCCAATACGGGAACGAGTACTTCAGAAGGCCGCCAGATAGACTTGAATAAGATTCCTTCCTGCATCTGTGAGTCCAGACGTGTGAGCTGTATCTTCGGACAGGCACATGCTGATCAGGTATCCTTGATGCAGATGCGCAATGTGAACCATACCCCGGTAGGCTTTTTAGGTGCTTTTATGGGGGCTGTTTCCCGGGCCAATGTCCAGGAATCGGTAGCATGGGTCAAGCAATTCAATCTTTTCTCGGACGACTTTCAGGAGATTGAGTTAGGCTACGGGGATATTAATCTGGATGAGGCAGAGGAAAATTTTATCAGCCTGAACCGGTATGAATCATTGTCACCGGTATTGTTGGATGACCTTGATGATAAGGGCTATATTTTCCCTATCCGGTATTCGGGCCGTACTAATGGTATTTATATTTCTAAAGACCAGACTTGTAGTACCGGGGATTATCGTACTATCGCCCGTAACCGCACGATTAATAAGAGCCGCCGTGCTGTCCGTGCCGCTTTGCTTCCCTACGTGAACAGTCCCTTGCTTGTCAATCCGACCACGGGGTACCTTGCCGCCTCTAAAATCACCGCTTTTAAAACACTGGTAGGTGAAGTTCTTTCAAAGATGAAAGCCGACCAGGAGATTTCGGGGTATGCGGTAACTATTGACCCGAATCAGAACGTGCTGGTGAACGATACGCTGAAGATTTCTTATGTGCTGGTTCCGGTGGGCGTGGCAACAAAGATTTACGTCGAAGAAGGTTTGTCTCTAACCGCTAAATAACAGAAACAATGGCAGTAATAAATAATGTAGCATATAGCTGGTCGATGATAACTTTGGCTTCGACCGCACTGGGTATCGAGGAAGGCTCCACCACGTTAGAAGGTGTCTCAGGAATCAAATGGAGCAAGAAAAGGAAGATAGAATCGAATTACGGAATGGGCGGCAAGCCAGTATCAAGGGGTTTCGGAAATATCAGTTACGAGGCATCCATCACGATGGATTACGCCACTCAACAATTGTTGCGTTCGACCTATGGGTCGTTGATGGACGTGGGCGAATTTGATCTGATCGTCTCTTTCGCCAATCCGCTCGCGAGTGACGACTGGACGACTACGACAGTGACACTCAAAGGGTGTATTTTCGGCGAGGATGCGATGGAGTCGCAGCAGGATGACACTAATATCACTCATGAGTTCGATTTACACCCGTTTGATATCCAGGTGGGTAGCGGTGACGCTATATAATATAAATTATGGAAGCGTTGCTAATTTCAAGTGACGCTTTCTTTGTTTTGGGCAACAAAAAGAGTATTTTTGCATCCTCTTAAGATAACAATATATAAGGTATAATCATGCTGGAGATCGATACAGATAATTTTGCAGAGCTGGTGGCTTCGGAGAAGCCGTTGGTGATTGACTTTTGGGCTGAGTGGTGTGGCCCTTGTAAGGCGATTGCGCCTATGATGGAAGAATTTTCCCGTGAGTATGAAGGCCGGGTGAATATTGGCAAATGTGACGTGGAAGAAAATAATGATTTGGCAGTACAGTTCAAGATACGGAATGTGCCGACTATATTGTTTATTAGGAATGGAGAAGTGGTGGACAAGCAAGTGGGTGCTGTAGCCCGGGATGGCATTACTTCTAAAATAAGCAAGTTGCTCTGATTTATTTTAACGCATTATTATAGGAATGGCTGTATCGGAATACCGATGCAGCTTTTTTTGTTTTGTATTCCAAACCTATCTCCTTTTTTACTCCTATTCTTTTTGAAATCTTAAAAGAGTAAGAGATATGGAAGAAAAGACATTGAGTCTCCAGATGGAGGCAGAAATCAAAGAGAAAGCGCAGAAACTGAAAGCTGAAAAGAAATTGCGCAAGATATATCCGATTGTAGTATGGGGGGATGTTTCCTGCGGTGAGAAAGATGTGTATGTGGCTTATCTATCGGAGCCGAGTTTTCCTCAATTTTCAAAGTTCATGGTAGCCTCAAAGAAAGATGAAGTGATGGCCATGAAAACCTTGGCCAAAGACTGTTTCATTGACGGTGACAAGGAATTGGTAGACAATGAAAGTCTTTTCTTATTTGGACTGATGGCGCAGTTATCTGAAATTATCACTACCCGTCAAACTGTACTGGTGGGTTTATAGATCGCTGGGCGGTGAAAGACGACCAGCGTATCCGGCAACGGATGGCGTACGTGCGTCACTACTTTCCCGGCGTGAATCTGGACACTATTTGCGATGAGGATTTCGCCATATTGAGCGAAGAAGCTTTGTGGTTGCATGAACAAATGGTCTTAACGCGAATGACTCAGCATATTCTCTAAAATTCTACTTTCTATGGATGCCCCGACGGTTGAAAGACTGAAGGGGCTTTTTTAATCCCCACCATCCGTCCGGGGCTATTCTTCTTTTAGATAAATACCAATTATGAGTCAGGAACAGAATTATCAGGTCAATTATACCATTAATGTAGAGGCTTCGGAAGGAACAAAGCAGGTTACTGCTTTCGGTGAAGCCGTTGGCAAACTGGTACAAGCCAAATTGCCTTTACATGATGCCGTGAAAAATATCCAGGATATGATGCAGGGAATCGACAAGATTTTCCGCACCAAGAATATGAAGCGTCGTAAGTTCGATTATAAACTGAATATAGACACGGGAAAGACAGAAGAGAAGCTGGACCGGATAAAGACGTTGTTGACAGAGATTGGGGAACTGTCTAAGGGCATTAATCTGGTAATCAATGCCGGGCAGCCTTTGGACAGCAGGAATATTAGAATAAAGGCCAAAAGCCTTATTGATAAAAGGGCAACTGAAGAGCGTAAGGCGGAGATTGAGAGAAATGCGGCATCTTCCGTGACGTCTGTCATGGAAACACAGAAAAGGATTACCAAGGTAATCGGTAAGGTGAATGCTGCTTTAACTTCTCTTCAGCGTGGGCGGGAAGTGAATATTCAAACGGATGTAGCCAAGGAACGGTTATTGGAAATTTTATCCCTGTTGAATCGCATCAAGGGAGCTTCAAAAATGACATTGGGACTCCAAATGGGATCGCCCGGTATAACCGGGGCAGGGAACGGGGGAATTGTCGTTCCTTATTCACCGGAATATCGCCTGCCGGATAAAGCACAACAACGTTTGCAGGAGAAGTTATATACTTCACAGCAATTACATCGACAGAAGCTGGAGCAGTCCGATGCTGAATTTGAATCGAAAATGCGCCAGCGTTCCAGTTTGGATGCAGCGAAAAAGGCAGAAAAAGAAAAACGTGATGCAGCACGTGCCGTTGAACGAATGCAGCGCAAAGAAGCGGCAGCCAGAGAGAAAGCGGCCCGTGATGCCGCGCGTGAAGTAACCCGTGCAGCAGAACGGGCACGTCGTAATGAAGCTGCCGCCCAAAAGAAGGCGGAAAAGGAAGCGGAACGGCAGAAGCAACATACAGCCATGCAGTCGGTTCGTGCCGTACAACGACAACAGACGGCAGCCGGAACACTCTACCGGAGTAAACGGCGTGCCGCCATTAATCGTATTCAATATTCTAAGGCACCATCCTTGCGGAACTTACCTTTTGCCTCCATGCTGAATGCATATATGGGTTATAGCCTGATGCGTTCGGAGTTGACCAAGGCGATTGATTATTCCAATATTATGGAATCGGCACATTCGATTCTGCGTGTAGCTGACGGTGACCTTTCGACGTTTGAGACACGTTTCGAAGAGATGGGACGCCGGGTTCGTGGCATCGGAGTAGCTACTAAATTCACTGCCGTTGAAATTGCCGGTGCCGTGAAATATCTTTCAATGGCGGGCATGAATATCGAAACAATCAACAAGTCCATCCGCCCCATTACGAATCTGGCTCTTATTGGTGACAACGATGTCTCTTACATTGCCGATTTGGCTACGAACATCATGGCAGGTTACGATATACGTAACGAAAGTATGAACAGCGTGTCGGACATCCTCGCCTCTACGGTATCCCGCTCCAATGTAAACATCGTGGAGATGGCGGAAAGTTACAAGATGGCTGCCGGTTATTTGCGTACCGCGGGAGTTGAATTCTCGGAAGCCAGTGCTGCTATCGGCCTGTTAGGTAACATGGGTCTGAAGGGTACGTTGGCCGGTACTTCCCTCCGTGCCATGTCCACCCGTTTTGCCAAACCGACTAAAGAAGGGCAGGCAGTCATGGACCGTCTGGGAGTGCGTTTCACAGAAATGCGGAATATATACGGCAAGCAAGTGGAACGGTTGCGCCCGATAGCCGATATCTTTCAGGATTTCCATGACAAAGGGGCTTCAATGGCTGATATGCAGAGTGTTTTCGGAAAAATTGCGGGTAACTCGGCGATGTTGTTCATACAGAATTATGACAAACTTCGGGAACTGACTGCCCAAAATCGCGCTTCTTATGGAATATCGTCCGAATTGGCACAGGTTAAGCAGGAAACGACTAAAGGACTTTGGGCGCAGGTCACTTCCCAGTTAACCGAAAGTTTTATGGCCGGTTATGAAGTCCTTGAACCGATTATCCGGGATACCTTGCATTCTTTTTTAGAAAAATTCAAGGCACCGGAATTTACCCGGGGACTGGTATCCATAGGTCAGGCGTTATTGGATGTCGTCAAGATTGCCGGGAATATCGGTGCCTGGTTTACGCGGAATTATCATTGGATAGAGCCATTGCTTTTTACCGGCGTTGTTTCCACCCAGCTTTTCAAACTTGCGGGAACTCTGACAAACGTTGGAATTGCCCTTGGGTTTATCGGGAAGCAGGCGGCAGCAACTTCATCCTTAGAACTTATTCAAGGTTTGATAGGTATGAAAGGTTTGGGCAAACTGAGTTTCGCCAACAAACGGACAATCGTTTCCACGCTCCGCAATGCCGGGATAACCGGTAAAGGAGCGATGCGGGAGGCGCTTATCGCGGGCGGTGGATTGGGGACACGGGGCGTATTGCAATCGCTCTTCGCCACACAGGTTGCTACCGGCAGTGGCTTGACGGGCGCGGCAGCTTCTCTGAGCGCCATCAGCACGGGTGCGGTTGCCGCTACAGCCGGAATATCAGCATTGGTCGGTGCTCTTGGATGGGTAGCTTATAAAACATGGAAGATAAAAGAGGCAAAGGATGCCATGCAGGAGGAACTGGGACGTAATGAGAAATACCGTTACCCGAGTATCGATGCGTTGTATGAATCCCTTCGCAAGACTTACAAGCAGGCCATTGATACTAAAGGTGCTGTAGACAATCTGACAAAGCCTAAAACCGTCGAGGAAGCCTCGGGACAAAGCACTGGTCTTTTTACCAGCAACTGGTGGCGTTCTTATTTTTCGATGCTGGGCGCAAGCCAATACCACGGCATAGGCGCTAATGTTAGTGATATTTATACTCCTTCGGACGCATATCAGGACGATGTACGTGCGGCCATAAAAACCATTGCCCGTCGGGATAGCCAGAGTCGTATCAATTCAGCTTTTGCAAAATTGGGGAAGCAATCGTCGGCAGTGGAAGTAAAGGCTTTCATGAAAACTATTCAAGATAGCTACGGGCAAGCCGATAGTTCACTGGACGAGTCACTGTGGAGAAAGGATAAGCAAGGAAAAATCTGGTACAATAACGGGCTTGGCGAAATGGAAGAAGCGATAGCTGCCAAAACCTTCGATTATGCCCAATACCAAAATACAGTGACAGTTCCTGAGATACACCGTGCCGCGGAGGTTTATCTGAAAGCCTTGTCAAGCCAGAGCGGGGCGCTAGCCTTCATGCGTACGGGCGGATTTGATTTCGATTATCTCAAAAAGAAAGGTTTTTCACAGGATAAGCAAGGACTTTGGCAGCAGAAAGAGTTAGGGGCGAAAGCTACAGATGAGGAGCGTTCGGACCAACTGGCAAACCGGCAGCTTGTGCAGGATGCACTTATCCGCTTTCTTGCAAGTGCCCGCAATACATTGGGCGGTTCAGCGGAAGCAGCGGAGAATATTTTAAAGAAAGCCGGTTTTACATCGGATTTGTATGCCAACGAACCGGGAAGTAATAATCTGGAACCTTTTAATGCAAGTCGCATCACCAATAACCTGGACGATGGCGGTGCGGGAGGTAATTATTCCGGGACGGGCAAGCTTTCATCTGCTGCCCCGAAACAGGTCATCGTCAATATTTCCAATCTGATGAGTGTCGGAACTATTGACCTGATGAAAACTCAGGAAGGGCAATTGGCTGAAATACAAAGTTTAAAAGAACAATTAGCGCAAGCGCTGATAGATGTGGTACACGATTTCGACTCAAGCTGGAACGGATAAAAATGGATAAAGAACAGATATGGGCAGACTATTGAATATTGCGACTTCCACCCTTTTGAGCGGTGGAATTATCGGGCATGGAAGTTTGGACGGCTATATTTCGGATACCGCCCGCCGTGCCCTTGGTATGGGCTTGGCTGAGTTACAGGACGGGCAAGTACATTATTTTTCAAAGCAGCATGATTTATTGAAACGAGCTTTGGTACAGACTGTTTCTCAGACAGCTTACGGGCTACTGCGTTCTTATCCCCGGTATATCAAATATTGGGAACAGAAAGAACGGGATAAGTATTTACAGACGCAGGCACAATCGAGCCTGGCGAATAAGTCCGGGCAGTATTACCAGCTTATTAAGGAGCAGGAAGCCGTCGCGACCAAGAAGAACTACACGGACAGTATCGTGGGGCGTACCGTAGCGGATTATCTGGAGCTTGCCATACCGAAGGAAGGGAATTACTATGATAATAAAGAATGTAAGATACAACCTAACGGCACTTATGGACTGGTTACTTTCGTGGATTTACAACCGCAGGTACAAGTGTCGAGCAAGAATAACATTGTTCTCACTACGGTGCAGGGACGGGATTACACCCGGAAAGAATATGTATCGGGAGGCGACCTGGAAGTAACTATCAACGGTAAGATTACTTCCAAATATCCGGATGTTTACCCGGAAGGAGAAATGTCGAAATTCTTGAAGCTGATGCAATACAAGGGCGTCCTTGATTGCGACAATACGATACTCCGGCAGTTTAATATCTCCCAACTTATTATCCTGAGTTATGCCCTTTCACCTTGTGAATACCGGAATATTCAGCCCTACACCTTAACCTGCGTGGCCGTTGAGCCTGCCGAGTCCGTACAACTGAAGCTGGCAGACCAGGAGAAAGTGGATACAGCTATCAAGCACACGAACAAATGGATTAAGTATGTGAAATTCGGAACGGAAGTCATCGACCCTTCCTCCCTTTTAAATCTGACACGGTTATGGGTATAGACACAATGGACGTACTTTGTTGCCAGATTATTATTGGTGATGCGGACCCGGACAATCCAATGAAAATAACCGGCGGTGTGGAAATCACGGAGGTTTCGGAAATAGAAATCACGGAAAGCTATAAAAAACTGATAGGGACAGCTAAACTGAAATTTCCTAAAGGAACTGTTTGCCGTTCCACTATTATAGGCAACGGTACCCCGGAAGGGAAAGACGCTTCCCGTGTCACAACGGAAATCATGCAGGATGGAGTCTTGATCGAGAAACGGAGCAGCCAGAATATATTGAACGATACTACTTTCAAGGTGGGGCAAAGAATCAATATCAAGCTCGGATATAACGGTGCCCTGAAGAATATGTTTGACGGATATATAACCGGATATAACTCGGATAGCGTGCTGGAATTGCAGTGCGAGAACATGGCGTATAAACTGAAATTGAAGCAGGCTGCCAAATTTGAAACGCCTGCTTCGGGCACGACTGTAAACGATGTGCTGGAGGGGAAATACAACTTGTTAAAAGATACCGGGTTTAAGATTCATACTGATACGAAGAAATTTGATATTCGCATCGGAAAAATAAAGGTGACGGATAATTTTACCGTAGCCGATATACTTTCGGCTTGGTCTAAATACAAGGTGTATTGTTTCCTGAAGTATGACACGGAAGATGAAAGCCGGATGCCTGCTATAGCTGTCGGGCGACCCTATTCTTCGAGCAAGAACCAGCCAGTATTTCCTTCGGACGAGGGAACGGGACCTTATCTTATCCGCTTTGATTATCATGTTGCCCAAAACAATCTGAAAGTGATAAAGACAGACCCGAAATTTCTTGCCGTAACGGGAAAAGCATTGGGGAAAGACGAGAAGTTCTTCGAGGTCACGGTACGCCTGAATCCGGAATATGATGCGACGGTGGCTGGCAGCAAGGAATTTCAGACCATCAATGCCACCCAAATTTCCAAAAAGACCCACAAATTGACGGGGAATGTGACGGCTTCCGGGGCGCAAACAAAAACCAAGGTCGATTTGAGTACTTATACGGTGGTTCCATATATGTCGCCTCATATCGGCATATCTTCCGACCGGCTTGTTGAGGAGACTACGGAATATTTCCGAAATTATAATTTGAACGGCATTTCCGGGAGTGTAACCATTTTCGGGGATTATGGATTATATCCGGCAGTGCAGGTGGAGTTACAGGACTTTCGGAATCCGTCCAAGAACGGGATTTATCTGGTTGAAGAAGTGACTACGACGTTCGGAGTGGGCGGATACCGACAGAAAATTTCTATTCCTTATAAAACTAAAGGAACAAAAACGACTTATGGAAGCAAATAATATAGATAACAGCCGCTATCTTATTCGGGAGGCTATTCGAAAAATAGCTCTGGGCAGAAGTATGGAACGTGTGGATATGGCACCGGGCGGAACATCCGGTATCGGTACGGCAAGGCTGGTTCACGGGTATGTGGCAAAGATACATTCAGACCCGGCAGATGAAGAATTTGAGGAGTATGGAGGTACGGTAGATGTGGGAGAATATCCCGATGAGACAGCTAGCAGTGAACCGGTTATTCATAAAGGTGTATTACCTGCAGCGGCACAGAATAATGAAGGAGGTTTTTTGATTATTCCAACCTTATTTTCAGATGTGACAATCTGTATGGATGCAGCTACCCGTTATGCCTATCTCGTCAATTATTCACATGCCGAGACTATCCAGTTCCGGGCACATACAGAAGCAAGTATTGGGGTAACGGAAACAGAGGAACTGGATTCGGAAAGCGACAGTTCTCCTGATTATGACGAATTAGAGTCGACCGGAAATGAGAGTTCTACACATTATACCAAAGAAAGTGCAATTACCACGGTACGTAACCGGGATGGCAAAGAGGCATCTTCTACTGTCAAAGCTGAAGAAATCACGCATGTTGTAGATAAATCGGAAGTGAAGCAGACTGCGGATAAAGTGGTACAAAGTGTAAATTCTACGACTATTTCGGTGGCTGACAAAAAAGTGACACTGGGTGACGAGAATGCGACTGAACCGTTGGTGTTGGGGAATGAATTGGCGCAACTGATGCTGGATTTCCTTACCGAATGCTCAAAGATTACCACACCAACACTTATGGGGACGATGCCGGCAATAAACATACCGAATTTCACCTCCCTTACTTCACGCATACAGAATTTTTTGTCTAAAACATCTTACACAAAATGAGCGTTCAACTACATCCCGATATAGCGCAATTGGACAAGTCAAGTCTTTGTTATTCGATTTACAGCCAGTTGTACCAAAACTTCTTTAATGCCCAGGACCGTAAAGATGATGACCACCCCTTTGGCATTGTGGAAGGTGATGAAACTTCAACGCGACTGAAAAACAGCGCTTATGGTTTCGCCTCCGCCATTGCCGGAAGTGTGGACGGTGGCGGCAGTGGAGAAGGTGGCGGGATTCTTCTGGATTATTTAAAAAAGTCAGGCGGCGACATGACCGGACTATTGCGTGCCAATTACGGATTTGAGGCAGGAGCCGGAAATACCCGTGTGTTAGAAACGTATGAAGAAGTGCATTCCAATGAAGCCGGAGAAGTTATTTCTACTGATTATGGTGTACGTATATTAGGGCAATTACATTTGGACGGTTCCGGTTTTTATCTGGGTAACCGGCGTGTGCTTGGTTATGACAAGGTGAACGGTATCGCTTTCATTGATGCGCCACGGTTATATCTCCAAGTTGCAAATATGCAACTTGACGGGGAACTGGTTATTGGGGAGAGCAGAGAAAAAGGGATATTGATTTCTCCCACGCTCTTACAGGTTGGAGGCAAGGATGTCTATCATGCCGGAAATGCCAATTTGGATACCGTAAACTGGAAAATGCTGGATGCTTCTGTCGGCGGTAGCCTGAAAGTTACTGGGAATACTACTCTTTTGCGAGAATTACGTGCTTTGCATGGAGTTTATCTGGGAAGTGAAGGGAAAACGACGGTCCAGTTCGGAGACAGCGAAATGGCACTGAACGGTTACTTGTCTTTTGGTACCGGCTACGGCATTAAGATTGGCGGGATACCGGTATTGTTTCGTGTAGGAGAGCATGAGATACAATTGGGGAGTATCCGTGGAGATTTATTGCTGGGCGGTGAACATACGACGAAAATCCGGTTGCTATCGGGACTTTCCGATGCCGACGGAGACTATCTGCTGATTTCAGCTTATGGAGATGCTTATTTCCCCGGCTCGCTGACAGTCCGTCATGACCGGGGGGCGGATTTACTTTCTTCTTACCGGGTAGATACGAATGATGAAGGCATTATCCTGCATAAACGGTTACGGTTCGGAGTGGCAGAAGGTGCTTACTTTACCGGCGACCTAAATGGAATTTCCTTTTGTTCGAATGTCATTCAGGATAAAAAAGATGAACGTATTGTCCATCCTTGTTGTAGCCGCATGGAACATCGGCTTTCCAGTAGTCTTTATCAACCTCAGAACCGGGACTCCTATACATTATATATAAATACAGATACCGATTTCATACTAGGCGGTGCGCCGGTTGAAGCAAAAGGGCATATTGGAATTGACGGCAGTTACACCCGGTTGACTGATGGTGCCCTATTCTTTAGTGAATCGTCACGTCTGCAAGCGATAACGGGAGGAATCAAACATTACGGGAACAGTACGTTTTGCGGCGGTCTTTCATCAGAATTGTTTTCATCCGGTTTTGCCGGAAGCGGCTGGGCGATCCTGCTGAACCGTACTACGGGAGGTGTGACGGCAACTTTTGATGAAATTGTTGCCCGACGTAAATTCCGGGCTTATGAGTTTGAGGTAATGAAAATCTCAGCAACGAATGGTTCCCTTTGGGTAAGTGACAGTTGCAGCGGGGACAGTGTAGAAAAATTATAAGTATGTCAGTCTATTCCTACGAACGTTATAAAATAAGAATTGCTCCTGATTCACATAAGACCCAAGGTCTGCAACCGGGAGATGTTGTCCGCCGTCAATATGTTGACCGGAACGGTGGTATTTATACCTTAATGGCGGTAACGGACACCGGCACAGATGTAATCGACGGTAAAGATTCCCCTTATTTCGTCGGGGCCTTGTTGGACGGAGACATACCCCAAAACGGTGAATTGCTGGATTTTGTAAGGCTTACGAGCCTTTTAAATCCGCAACGCAGCGGGGCATTATATCTGACAGCTTCCGACAGTGAGGCTCCTTACATGGATGTCATTGACGGCATGGCGACCGAGCAATCCCTATGTTATCCTACTATGGAAGGGGGCATGCCGGATATTCCGGATAAGACTAAATATACCTGTCTGGGCGGTGAATACCTATCTGCAAGCTATAAGCCGGGAGAAACGGATGCTTTGCGTATTTTCCGACTCTATCGAAATGGAACGGCACTACCAGCCGATGGCAGATTCGGTCTGAAGCAGACCATTGAAGAAGCAGTAGGGCATCCTGAACGTTTGCTAATATCGTTCCGGATACGGGCGTCGAAACCATTAAGCAACGTACCGGTACAATTCGGTTATACTAACGGAGAAAAGGCGGATGCGACCGGTGCGTTGGATATCGGTACCAACCGGGAGTACCGGTTATGGGTAATTACGGTGGAATATCCCCGGCAATATAGCCGAAGCTTGTCTTTGGATTTGACTGAACATTTGAATATTGAAGGAGACTGGTGCGAGATAAGTGACCTGAATATCGTGCGGCTTGCTTCGGTTGCCACTTTTGCCGGTTCTACCAAGAGTCGTGTAGGAAAAGTCAGTGGCATTATCGACCCGGTGTACGGGATATTGGAAGGTTACGGGGCTTATTTCCAACGCTTGTATGCCACGAAAGACGTCAACATTTCGGGAACATTGACAGCCGGTGATAGAAACGGATTCTCGTCCACCTTTTACGTGGGGAAGATTCATAAGAATGCACTTATAAACAGTCTGGAGTGCCCTTTCAGTAATTCCTTGGAAATTAGCAGTACAACTCCGGTTGGTATTGGAAAGGCTGTACAACTTTCAGACAATAGTATTCTAAAGGTTCAAACGGCAGAATGGCGTAAACAGCATGTAGGGAAAATCTATTGTTTCTCAATCTGGATGAAAACAGATGAACCGGGACGTGTATCTATCTATCAGGATGAACATTTTTTGCAGGATATTGAAATTCCCGTTTCCGGTGAATGGCAACGTCAGAAAGCTACGTTTCTAGTACGTTCATCCGGTGCTGAGGAAATGAATATCAGTTTCCGCGGTATGTCGCCGGGATTGTGTGTTACCGCTCCCCAGTTGGAAAGCGGTGAGACTGCCACTCCTTATCAGGCGACGGATGAGATATTGTCGTATGTGGAAGATTACGGTGCCTGGTTCTGCAAAGGAGGTGTCGGGGGAACCATTCAAAATCCCTTACTACGGCTGAATGCGGATGGTTCGATAAGCTCCTGTGACGGTAGCTTTGTGATCAACCGGGATGGAACGGGACATTTTGCAAACGGACGGTTCAAGTGGACAAAAGATACCATCGAATTACGTGACTTTACAATCCGGTGGGAAGATCTGGACGATGTGACTCAGGAACAGTTGAAGCCCCGTTATGTAACGGTCAGCGGAGGGAATGTGTTTCATTATCCGGATGAACCGGAAGTGTCCGTGTGTGACCCTTCGGAGATCACCGTTATCGGAACGGAACATAATTTTGAGGGAGCGAGACGATTCTGGGAGTATCTGGGGAGTGACAGCGGATGGAAAGATGCCGGATGCAATTTGTCTGCCTTTATCGTAAAACCCGATTTTCACGGCTGGGAAGAACGGGACGTGCTAAGTTTGCGCTATACGGCAGTAGTTGATGAAAAGCAATATAGCGGAACACATACTATTTTTAAACAATATGATGGTGCAAGTGCCTATTCTGTTTACGTAGAATCGAATAACGGTACAACTTTTCGAAACAGGATTGTTTCAACTACGCTTTATGCCCATGTATATAAAGGCGGCATTGAAATTACGGAAGACATACCTAACTGTAATTTTCATTGGACGCGTCTTAGCCGTGATACCGAGAGTGACGCTCTTTGGAACTCCGATACACACGAGGGATGCACATTGGAAATTACGGGAGATGATGTCTGGAGAAAAGCTGTATTCGACTGCGAAATTATTATTTCTAACACGTAAAACAGAATAATATGGCAATAAAAATCGCCCGCGGGCAAGTCACCATTATCGACCAGAATGATGCAGTTTCCCTGCAGAGCTTTATAGGTTCCAACCAACCTTTAACCCAGGTCTTTAACAAAGACACCAATGCTTATGCCCCTTCTTGGGTAAGTTCTCCTTTTTTAATTTTAACGCCTGCGCTTTATGTCAGCGGAAAGGCGGCGACAGACCAAATCACTTCCATAGGCAATGCGGCAACATTGGTTCCGGGTGTCAAATCGGGTTCTGCCAAATGGTATAAAAACGGTACTGTGATTACCAACGGTCAAGATAGTTGTACCATAGGTACGGCTTCTGCCAAATACGCTTTGACGATTAAGGCTAACCATATGTCGGTGGCCGCTCCCCAGATGCGTTATTCCTTTGAAGCTATCTATATCGATGCAAACGGGCTGGAAATACCTTTTCGATCAGAAATTCAGTTCACCCAACATTTGAGTGCGGGAGCGACTATTACGGCAGTAGCCTATGCTCCGGATGGCGTTGTATTCAAAAATGACGAGACAGCCAGCTTGCGTGCCCATTGTGATTTATGGCGGGGGGCTACCATTGATACCAGCAATGTGACTTATGTCTGGGGTATTAAGGATTCCAGCGTTTTTGCCCCGACCAAACTTACTGCTGCGGCAGCTTCCGGAGCGACTACAATAACGGTAGCTTCCGTCACGAATATGGAAGCGGGAAGTAAAATAACTATCGGTTCCGCACAATATACTATCAGTGCCGTCAACACTTCTACGAAAGTCGTAACATTAACTACCGCATTAAGTGCTGCCGCAGCGTCGGAGGCTACGGTGAGCTGCCCGTATTACAATTCGATGTTAGGTATCGGATGGTCATGTGTTACGTCTTCCAACCAACGGGGAGTGACAGCCGGTTGGACCACGAATGAAATAACTATTACGGCTGATGCCGTCCTGAACTTCGAAACATTCAAGTGTGCAATTAAAGATACAGATACTTCTGCCGGAAATGCCTCGGCCAATAAGGTGGTGTGCGACATTGTTTCGTTCAGTGACATGTCAGACCCTATCACGGTGGATTTGGTAAGCCAAAAAGGGTTTACGATAAAGAACAACAGTAATGACGTGGATGTAAAGGCTATTTTGTTCCGGAACGGTGTGGAACTGGATGTGGCGGGAACCGGTTACACTTATACATGGAAGTTATGGAATTCAGCCGGGACATCCGTTGTAAAAACCTATACCGGTAAAGCAATTACGGTGGCGAAAGCGGATGTAACGGGCAAGGGAGTGTTGATGTGCGAGGTATCAAAGTAATAAGGAAGGCATGAATATCCAGTTAAGAGCGAATAATAGGCTAAAATTCAGTATATTTGCGCAAAATTCAGTTGTATGTTAACGGAACAGGAAATAAAGAAGCTTTTAAATGATATAGAAAACGAACGTGTGGAACGTACTATTTCGACCACAAATACGGATAAATTCGCTCAGGCGGTATGTGCTTTTGCTAATGATATAGCTGATCGGAAATTGCCTGGCTATTTATTTATCGGGACTAATGATGATGGCAGCTTGAACGGATTAAAGGTTTCAGATGAATTGCTTCGTAATTTGGCGGGATTACGTTCAGACGGAAACATTTTACCTCAGCCTGCTCTTATGGTCTATAAAGTGGCCTTTCCCGAAGGCGAAGTAGCTGTAGTGGAGGTTCAGCCTAGCAAATTAACTCCTGTTCGTTATAAAGGAAAAATTTGGATTCGTATTGGTGCTCGTAAAGCTTGTGCCAATGAGGAAGAGGAAAGAATTCTGACAGAACGCCGTTTGGCCAATAACCTAACTTTTGACACCTGCCCGTGTCTGGAGGCTACAGTAGATGACATTGATATGGATTTGTTTACGAATGAGTATCTCCCTAAAGCGATAGATCGTAAAACACTAAACCATGACAAGCGAGATATCAAACGGCAACTTGCTTCCTTACGTCTGTATGATATAGCAAATGACTGTCCGACTTATGCCGGAATAATTTTGTTGGGTCGGAATCCGAAGTATTATCTTTTCGGTGCTTATATTCAATATGTAAAATTTGCCGGTCATACCCGTGCTACGAAGGTGTTAAAAGAAAATGAATTTTCGGGTAATTTAATCAACATGCTGAAGAACTTGGACATTTTTGTTAAATATAGCATTGAGAACAAACGTCCAGTGTTTGTAACCGCTTTGCGAGAGGATATGATAACAAATTATCCATACGAAGCCATTAGAGAGTTGTTAATGAATTCCATCATGCATAGAACCTATCAGAGTAATGCTCCAGTGAAGTTTTATGAATATGTAGATCGGATTGAAATTGATAATCCCGGAAATTTATACGGCAAGGTTCGCCCTGAGAATTTTCCCAATGAAAATGATTATCGGAATCCAATAATTGCTGAAGCTATGAAAATATTGGGATATGTAAACCGTTTTAGCCGGGGGGTGAATATGGTGCAGGAGGCTTTGGCTGCTAATAAAAGTAAGGCAGCTGTATTTCAGTTGGATGACATAACTACATTTAAAGTAACAGTGTATAATGCAGATATGATGCAAAATGTCACCAACAATGTCACCAACAATGTCACCAACAATGTCACCAATGCACTTACCGATAGGCAGAAAAAAATTATAGAACTAATCAAACGGGATAAGAAGGTTTCCACCTCTGAAATGGCGGAGATTTGTCAGGTTAATAAACGTACCATATTGCGTGATATAGAAAAGTTGAAAGATAAGTATATCCGTTATGTTGGTGACAGAAACGTAGGTTATTGGGAAATTATCTCACAAGATGACAAGCAGTAATTCAATCAGGTAATTACCGATTCTTTATATGAATAAATAGTGTCTGTATAGGGTTGCCCTAAACAGACACTATTTTTTTATCCTATTCTTTCGGAAAGAAGGTATTATTGGAAAAAAGATGGTTACTAAAGGACAAGTTACTATTACGACTTTAAAAGAAGCTTATCATATCAGCCAGTCTGTCGGGAAATACATATTCTCGGCTTTATCGGACTGTAGCGTAGCTTCTGCTTAACCTTCTTTTCTTCAAAATAGTTGCATTTGATACTTTATTATATACTAAAAGTATAGTATTCAACGATGAATGCAACTCCTTCTGCCCAATATATGGAGAATTCGGCTTCCCTAAACAGGCATTATTCTTTTGCCCTATTCTTTTGGAAAGAAGGAATCATGGGAAAAAAGATGGTCGCTAAAGGGCAAGTTACCATTACGACTTTAAAAGACGCTTTTCATATTAGCCAGTCTGTCGGGGAATATATATTCCCGGCTTTATCGGACGGTACCGTAGCTTCTGCCGCAATGGTCGTATCTACGATTGAGGTTAAACAAGGGAATAATAATTATACCGAGTTTACGATAGGTGCAGTCTCGAAGCCTGCGGGTTTCAGTGCCATAACTGTAGACAACGGCAAAAAGACCGTGACTTACTCGGTTGCAGCCCATACCACCGCTTTGGCGGAACACGGCTGCTTGACAATACCTGTACTTATTGAAGGGGCGACTTATCATTTATCCTTTCAGTGGGCTAAGGTTAAAAACGGTGCTGCCGGTTCTCCCGGAACAGATAGCAATCTTTTGGATTGGGTGAACGAGTGGAATAGCAACAAAACATTGATAGACGGTTCAACGGTTATTACTCCCAAGCTGTTTTCCGGGGTGAAGAATTCGGACGGTACGATAACAGGTACTGCTATCGGTCGTTTTGTAATCCATAGTAAGGATACTTCCGGGAAAGTTACAAGCGAGACGGTAGATGGCGTATACGGATTTAAGGATGGCGATAAGACTTTTTTTATAGACAATGGCGGAAATGTACAGTTAGGTCGTGGCAATCAGTTTATCAAATATGACGTATCCACGGGAAAGGTTGAGTTTGGAGCGGGTGTAAGCCTGAACTGGGTTGGTGCGACTTTTATCGATAAGGACGGTATATTTACGGGAGCTTTGTCGGCCCATACGATAAATACTTTGCAGTTGGATGCCTCGCGAATCACAAGCGGGACTATTGCTGCCGCACGGATTGATGTCAATGCTTTAAAGGCTTCCCTCATTACGGCAGGGAACATAGAAGCCCTTTCTCTGAATGTGACAAAAGGTAAGATTGGCGGTTGGGTGGTAGATGGCGATTCGATATACCGGGGGACAAAAAATAATGCAGCCGGAGGCTTTACCGGAGCTTCAGGCTCGATCACCCTTGGCTCCGGCGGACTTCGTGGGTATAAGTGGAGACTGGATGCCACGGGAGCCGGTGCCCTTGCCGGAGGTAATATCCAATGGGATGCGGCAGGCAATATAACGTTCGGGGCATCGGTAACTGCCCAGTGGACTTCGTCGATTAATTCGATAACTTCCGCTTTAGGCGGAGCAAGTTACCCGAAATTGACAAAAATAACAGTAGCCGGTATTTATACGGGCACTATCACCGCCTCCCAGCTTACCGCCGGAACGATATCTGCCGACCGCATAGCTTCCGGAAGTATAAATGCAAGTAAACTGGATGCCGCAAGCATTAAAGCCTCTATCATTACCGCCGGTTATATAAGCGGACTTAACTGCACGTTTATACAAGGGAAAATCGGCGGTTGGGTTATCGGAGCCAACGCTTTGACCAATACCCACATTGCCCTTGACAACGGGAATAAACGGGTGGTAGTATATGGCGCCAATTCCGGGGTAGCCAACGGGCAACGGGTACAGTTATATTATAATAATGATTCAGACTTCGGCTTTTATGCAACGGATGCTTCCGGGAATTGTGTAGCCCGGTTGGGGTCCGGCAATCTGATTGCCGGTTGGGTATTCAACACCACTCAAATTTATAAGAACAATGTGTATCTGGGCAGTGACGGTACCATTAATAACGGAACTAAATGGATTTTCCGGAATGACGGCAGCGGTCAAATAGCCAACGGAAATATCACATGGAACGCGAGTGGGACAGTGACTTTTTCCTCCTCCGTTTCTTTAAATTGGATAAATGCAATCAATGCTGTACAAATTGGCGGTTGTAATTTACTCAATAATTCAAGTGAATGGCGAGAAGCCGGTTGGAATGGAGGGTACACTTCAAATGGTGGTGGTTATACAATTGACAGTAGTGTGACATATAACGGGAAACCGACGCTTAAAACAGATGTGGGTGCAGGATTGGTGCATAATTCTTGGTTAAAATTGGAAACAAATGTGGAATACACTTATTCAGCAATAGTAAAGTGCAATAAGAGCATCAGCGGTAATGGCAATACTCCCCTGCATTATTGGAGCGGTCTAAACAATCAAAATCAAGGAAAGCTTACTGTAGTTAAGTCGGACACATCCGTCACGGCAAATGTCTGGAAACGTATTTATGTAACCTTTAAGTTGACTGGAGATGGCGATAGTTTCCGTCCCTTCTTTTATAGGGGAAGTAACGAGTCAACTTTCTATCAGATTGCTTATTTTAAACTGGAAAGAGGAAATAAGCCGACTGACTGGTCCCAATCTGTCTCGGATGCCAATAAGTTATCTTCCAATGCCCAAAATACTGCTAATGGTGTCGTGAATGCTTTAGGTGGTTCAAGTTACCCCAAACTGACCAAGATAGACTCTACCGGTATATATACAGGGACATTGGTTGCAAGTCAGATCACGACGGGGACAATCAGTGCCGACCGTATCGCAGTAAATAGCCTGAACGGAAATAAAATCACTACCCGTACTATTACGGCAGACCGGATTGTAAGTGCTGCAATCACTGCTAATGAAATAGCTTCCCGTACGATTACAGCCTCAAACATCAGGGCATCTGCCATTACAGCTTATGAGATAGCCGGAAGCACGATTACTGCGGCGGAAATAGCTTCCCGTACCATTACAGCCTCTAAAATAGCCACAGGTACAATCACGGCCAATGAAATTAACGTAGGCAGTATCCAAGCTTCAGTAGTGACAGCTTCGGCGGTAAATGGACTTAGCTGTGACTTTAAAAAGGGAAAAGTCGGTGGTTTTACCTTAAACGACCATGCCCTGTATAGTACCAATGTGACCGCCGGACACACCATCGGCATTCAGAATAACGGGTACATGTATAATTGCAACAGTTCCAATAATGCGGATTACTGGGCGTTGAATACGGACGGATCGGCCATGTTCGGAACCGGAAAAATCAAGTTCAATGCGGACGGTTCGGGATATGTAGCCAACCAGAATATAAAATGGGATGTAGCTGGCAATGTCACGATGAACGGAACCATTACAGCCACGTCAGGCAAAATTGCCGGTTTCACAATCAGCGGGAACAAACTGATCAATACGGCAGCGGATTCCTCGATTGAGTTTTCATCCATGATCGGCAATGCTTCGTTGTACATCAATGCAAGCACGTCACTAATCAGTATGCGGGCAGATTCTTCGCGTACGGGAATTAGTATTCAGACCTACGCCACGGGTGCCCGCGGTATATCAATTTTAGCCAATGCCGGTTCAAAATATGCGATAGAGTCTTATGGCCCCATGCAACTGGGACAGAGAACCGGTGAACGGTGGTGTGTACCCGGCGTGCTCTATGTCGGATGCAAGTATTCTACGGGATATAATAATTACTATCGTAAGATTTGGGGGGACGGGGCAACGATCAGCTCATTTAGTCATATCGGTGACGGGAAGTACCGGGTGTACCATAATTTGGGACATACCGATTATACTGTCATGGCTATCCTGTGGTCGAGTACGGTGTATTATGGCTTTTTACGGTTACTGGAAAAGACTTCTTCCTATTTTGTTATCCAAAACATCGGTTCATCCGGAAAAGCCGATGCCGGCGCTTTTGATTTTGTCATTATGGGGCGTAATGCCTGGTAAGATGCGATATCCTAAACGGGCCTTGTTTTTTTATCCTATTCTTTCCGAAACAAGAGAGAATTATGGCAAAAAAACTGGCTAAAGGACAAGTAACGATTACAACTTTAGATGATGCTTATCACATCGGTCAGAGTATCGGTGAATATGTTTTTCCGGCCTCTTCCAATGGAACGATCACTACTGCCGTGACTATTGTTTCCACAATTAAGGTTACTCAAGGAAATACGAATTTTACAAGTTTTACCATAGGTGCAATTTCAAAACCGGCAGGTTTTAGTAGCATTAAAGTAGATAATGCCAAGAAAACTGTGACTTATTCAGTTGTGGCAAATACTTCATCACTTGCCGATCATGGCAGTCTGATCGTTCCTATACTTATCGGGGGAATGACTTATAATTTATCTTTCCAATGGGCAAAAGCTAAAAGCGGGGCTACAGGGAGCAATGGCAAAGACGGCTATACCGTGAAGAGTTCGCGACAAGGTTGCACGATTGCGACGGATGGGAATGGAAGAATCCATACAGCGGTAAGCGTATCGACAGTTATTTCAGCCTTGCGTGGAACGACTGCTGTAACACCGGTTATCGGGGCGTTGCCCACAGTGTCCGGATGCAGTTTGACCAAATCAGGCACGACGATAACCTTTGTTTTCAATGTCGGTACGTCCTTAGCTGAACAGGGTGTGATAGATTTGCCTCTCACGGTAGACGGGATAGCTTTCAGTATACCTTTCAGTTATGCCAAAGCCCGTGCAGGAGCTATCGGCACTCCCGGTGTGGATGCTAATTTGCTGGATTGGGTAAGCGATTGGAATACTAACAAGACGGTTATCAACAACAGTACAGTGATTACCCCCAAGATTTTTGCCGGAGTGAAAAACTCTGACGGGACATTAACGGGAATGGCTATCGGGCGGTTTGCTTTGAGTGTAAAAAATGCTTCGGGCAATATAACCGGTGAAACGGTGGATGGTATCTATGGTTTTAGGGCCGGAATAAAGACCTTCTTTATAGACAATGGCGGTAATGCACAATTAGGACAAGGAAACCAATTCATTAAATATAATGCCGTGTCGGGAAAGGTTGAATTTGGCTCCGGGGTTAGCCTAAATTGGGTCAACGCCATCAGTCAGGCTAAAACGGAGGCTGTCAACAGTGCTGCAGCAACGGCGCAAAGCAAAGCGGATGCGGCAAAGAATGCAGCCATATCGGCTGGCGCCGCGAATACAGACAGTAAGATCAGCGAACTTCAGGTAGGCAGTGATAACTTATTGCCAAATGGTGATTTCTGTTATTATTCAACCAATAGCAGTATTGGCTGGGACAATGCCTTGAACGGGACGTATATAATAACAAATTGGGGAAGTGGCTATAATTCAGGTGTGTCAGAACCGTCAAAAGGGTATCATGCGCATCTTAATATCACAAAATTCAGTTTCCCCGTGTTGGAACTTATCAATAAGAACTCAACAGTCGGACAATCCAAACGTTGGTTAGGCATATCTACTTCCGTCTATCAAAAGGAAAAGCTGATGCCCGGCTGCCGATATACTTTTTCCGCGGACCTCATGGTGGACACGAAAGGGATGATTATTCACGGTGGAGTGTACAGTACCAAGAAAGGTCAAAGCAACGCTAATTTCAACAGTACCTCTTATTCGCTAACTAACTCATCTCTTAATCAATGGCAACGGGTTTCGTTCACATTTACTTTGGACAAGGATATTGACCTGACAAAATCCGTATCATTTTATATATATGGCTATTCGGGAGCCGAAGGCATTGCCTGGGTAAAGAATGTATCCCTGCAATCAGGAACAAAAGGGGCTTGGGTTCGTTGTCAGGCAGACGTAAAAAAGGACGTTGAGGATGCTAAAAAAGCCGGAACAGATGCCCGGAATGTAGCTGATGCCATTACAAATAAGGCGAATACAGAAGGTTGGGGCACTAAGCTGACTTATATTGATAAGAATGGCATTTTTACGGGTACATTGTCAGCCAATATAGTGAATGCCATACGGTTGAATGCTTCCCAGATTACAAGTGGAACTATTGCAGCTGCCCGCATTGATGTAAATGCGTTGAAATCGTCTTTGATAACTGCGGGAAATATCGAAGCGTTGACATTGAATGTAACGAAAGGCAAGGTAGGCGGATGGACGATAGACGGGGATTCTATTTACCGGGGGGCCAAGAATAATACGAGTGGCAACTATACCTCTGCATCCGGAGCGATAACGATTGGATCTGCGGGTATTCGTGGCTTGAAATGGCGGTTGGACGCGACGGGGGCCGGAGCGCTTGCCGGAGGTAACATTCTTTGGGATGCAGTGGGAAATGTAACGTTCGGGGCATCGGTAACCGTACAGTGGACTTCACCGATTAATTCGATCACTACTGCATTAGGTGGTACAACTTATCCGAAACTGACAAAAATAACAGCGGCTGGAATTTACACCGGCAGTATTACCGCTTCCCAGATTACCGCCGGAACGATATCTGCCGACCGCATAGCTTCCGGAAGCATCAACGCAAGCAAACTGGATGCCGCAAGCATCAAGGCATCCATTATTAACACGAGTTATATCAACGGGCTTTCCTGTACATTCACACAAGGCAAGGTCGGTGGTTGGACGATTGGCGCCAGTGCTTTGACTAATACACATATTGCTTTGGATAACGGGAATAAGCGTATTGTGGTGTATGGGGCAAATTCGGGAGTCACAAGCGGTAAACGGGTTCAGTTGTATTACGGTAGTGATACGGATTTCGGTTTATACGCAACAGACGCTTCTGGGAATTGTGTGGCCCGTTTAGGCTCGACTAACCAGATTGCAGGTTGGATATTCAATACAACCCAAATCTATAAGAACAATGTATATTTATGCGGTGACGGGACAATCAGTAATGGCACGAAGTGGATTTTCCGCAATGATGGTTCGGGACAGATAGCCAATGGTAATATTTCCTGGAATATTGCCGGTACAGTCAGTTTTTCACAGGCGGTTTCGCTGAATTGGAAGAATGATATAGAAGCGGCTAAGAGTACCAATTTCGGTTATCGTTACTACAAGAAAATTGTGATAAACGGAGAATCAGGAAAGTATTACCCGGTGGTACTCAAAGGAGGCGACCAAAGCCACAAACGGACTATCCTTATTCGGCGTGGTTATTCAGAGCAAGCTCCGGCTGACTGGGACAGCAAGAGTGCTACTCACATGGGTGGCTTGATCTTATCAATCATGGCAAATTTCGGTGGTTGGGGTGGCGCTTCGTACTCGTGGGACATTTATGAGTTGTCGGAGTGTTATTCCCGCATGTTTGCCGGAGCCGCACTTTGCGGGAACAGTTGTATGTTTGCTATTTACCTAAGAGGTGGCGGTACAACGGGAGCCGCTTACCATATTTACTCGGACCAGACCATCGAAAACAGTTCGTATAGTCCTGCGCCTATTCCTTCTGCGCCTCAAATAGCCTATGCTTCCGATCAGATTTTTCAGTCGGGAGATTATAAGGCTTATGCTCCGGCTCCCCGTACCTTAACAGCAAGCGTAGAGGAAGAGATCCGCCGTCACCGGTTTATCGCTCTGGCCCAAGGAAATGATTCAACACTGACCGCACATCCCTTGACATATATCGGTAGTACGGGGATTTACACGGGTACGTTAACCGCCTCCCAGATTAACGCTGGAACAATCAGTACCGACCGGATTGCAGCGGGGAGTATTACTTCAGCAAAACTGGATGCTGCCAGTATCAAGGCAAATATTATTAATACGTCGTATATAAGTGGATTGAGTTGTACGTTTGTCCGGGGAACAATTGGCGGTTGGAGTATCGGCACCGATAATATAACGAGTGGCAGCATAGGTTCACAAGGCAGTTGTCCCATACAAATCCGTTCAAAGGCTATCGGTTCGGGCTATTGGTATAGCGGAAGTTACCGACCTTATGGTATTTGCCTGACGTGGCATCAAAGTAATAATGCAGGGCATTTGATTATCGGCCAGATAGCCGGTTCGGGCAATACCGTGAAAACGGGATTTATAGGAATCCAAATGATGTCCTGGGACCATCAGGAGTATTTTTGTTTGTCTGCCAATTACAGCCGTTCGGGGAGCAAGGAGCTTTATAACCGTATTGCGGGCTGGGCTTTCGACCATAATCATATCTGGAAAAATAACATTTCATTGGGCAGTGATGGCTCGATTACTAATGGCAGTCGTTGGCGGCTTAACAATGACGGTAGCGGCCAGGTGGCAAACGGCAATATCTCGTGGAACGCTTCGGGCGGAGTGACTTTTGCCTCTTCAGTATCTTTACAATGGACGGTCGGAATAACCACGGCTCAGGAATTGGCATCGGCGATGGCATTCGGGCGTATGCTTTACCGGGACCCGGCATTTTACAACGGAATGAATGGTGTCGGTGTATATAATAATAGCGGTAACGGAACGGTGACAATCACCCGTATTGCGGGCAGTACAGCCCCTAATGACAGTAAGTGTGTCTTGCTAATTAAAAATTCCGGCACGGCGTCTCCCTATTGTGGTGGCTTTTATTTTGGAACAATGGCGGCTTATCGAAAGATATTCATTACCAGAATTATCGCTAAGATACCGGCAGGAAGAAGTATTAGTTTTCATACAAACAGTATGGGTACGGGAGGTTCACAAAAATGGCTGACCCCTACGGCGGGAACCGGAGATTGGTGCGAATACATCTGTAAAGTAAGGTGTGGTACTTCCGATTATTCATCAACCCATTTTTTTGCATTAACAGGCAGTATTGGTACAGCAAGTAGCCCCGTTCAATGGTGGGTGGCTTACGCGACGGTTTTCGATGTCACTTCGACCGAGAAGTATACAACGACGATAAATTCCGATGGAATCTATACTTCCACCCTGAATGCCAACCAGCTTGTCGCCGGAACGATCAGTGCGGACCGGATAGCTGCCGGGAGCATTAATTCCAGCAAACTGGATGCAGCCAGCATTCGGGCGAATATAATTAATACATCCTATATTAATGGTCTGACTTGCACGTTCGTGAGAGGCAGCATTGGGGGATGGAACATTAATTCGTCACAAATTTACAAGAATAGCGTTGCCCTTTCTTCCGACGGCTCGATAACTAACGGGAACAAGTGGCGGCTGAATAATGACGGATCGGGCAAGTTGGCCAATGGCAATATCACATGGGATACTTCCGGCAATGTACAGGCTAAGAATGCTGTTTTTACGAATGTGAGGGTAAATGGCAGCGTACGTAATAAATTTGTACTTAACGATTCGTCTATCTGGATTGGAGGTGATACTTCGCAACAGGAAAATCTTACGAATTATGATAATATAGTGGCAATTCGTGGTAGTTGGGATGAAAATATAGCCTTACCCTGGACGTTGGATAATAGCGGGCGCCGTGTTACGCTGGTGAATTACAAATGGGGAGCAAATACGACTGTAGGTTATATGTCAATCTCTGCACCCAGTGGAAAATATTTTTTTGAAGACGGGTTGTCCAAGACATCCATTTCTTTTTCCCGTGAACTGATAGAATTACTGGGATATGGGGATAATACGACTTTTTTCGGATGGATTGTTGTCAACCGCCGGGATTTAGTAACAACAAAGCGTTACGGTCAATTTGTCCAAGTGATGTGTCAGGGCTTTGTGAGTAACGGAAGCATGGTAAAACAGAAATGTTATGACGGTAATAAGTGTACCTGTTCACGATTAGGCGAGGGACAATACCGTGTTTATATGCCTTACTATTTTTCAAGTACGAACGATTATACGGTTCATCTTACAGGGGTTGTTACCAGTGGCGCCAATACTTTTGCCTGCCTGAAAGCGAAATACGGTTCTTATTTTGATGTGTGGACGGCTGACGACGCTTCTGCGAATGACGGGGGCTTTACATTCTGGGTAGTAAGCATGGGAGACTGGAGTTAATTTGTTTTCGGTTAAACCATGCGAGAAGTTCTTTCCTATACTTTTTGTGTAGAAGTTAAGACTTATCATTATGAATGTAACAAATGTAACAGTAACGAAAGTGGCGGAGGAAAAGACCGCCAATGGCTTGTATGTTCTGGAGTATTCGGCTGTCAACGGGGAGTTGAACCGTGTGCAGGCTACCATTCAGGAACGTGAAGCGGACCAGTCCGGTAATCACCCGATTATCGGAAGCATTTATCTGGAGCAGGGGAATGTGTCATGCAATTTGCCGAATGATCGCAACCTAGCTCCCTATTTCACGGATTTCGATATTCTTTTGAAGGCTATCCGTGAAACGATTTTAAAGGAAGAGTAATTAAACAAGAATTTATGGAACTAACAATTAAGGACCGGCTTTATCTGCCGACGTTTTTGCCGCAGAAAGGGAATTTTAAACAGTTTAATCTGAAAAAAGAAGTTTTGCATAGGATTTCCATTTCAGAGGATGAACGCAAAGAAATCAACCTGCATGAAAACGAAGAGAGCAAGCGCATCGAGTGGGACGTGGAAAAAGAGACACCGCTACACGTGGAATTTACCGAAGAAGAACTGAAGTATTTGCAAGAGGCTTGCGAGAAGATTTCCGACGAGGAACTGCCTGATGACATGTGGTCGACCGTACAACGAATCTATGACGCTATCAACTCATAAACTATTCAATCTGCCAGCAACTACTCTTATAATGAGAGTGCAGCCCCGTTCACTCGTTTGTGGTCGGGGCTTTTTAATGGAAAAGCGATGTCAAGACAAGATATTTCGATGGATGCCAAATATGGCGAGGTGAAAGTGACGGATAATCTGACCGGAAAAGCTATCTACCCGTTTACGTTGTTGGACAGCAACGGAATGCCTGCCCCCGACGGGTGCTGTTACGGAGAGGTTACAGTTCCTTCGGGGATTGAAAGGCTGTACCGTGATGAAATGGGGATACACGTGCATGTGCCTTATCAGCCTATCTACAAAAAGTTAGTAATACGCCTGCGTAAAGACAGCGGTACGGAAAAACCGGAATACGTGTTGAACCCGTCCGATAACCGGGTATGGTTTCCGGTATATATAGAAAGAGCGGACGGCGTACATACGGCAGTCTGTTTGTCGGAATTACCGGAATATAATGCGGAAGGTAATTTTAACCTGCTTTTGCGGGACAGTTATCTTACCCTGTATAGTGGAGCCGAAACCGATTTTCAAATCCGGGCCTCCAAGGTGCAAAACGAAATGTTTTTGCTGAAGGCTACCGCGGGAAACCTGTACCAATACCCCAATACCGGTGTGGGCCTGATAGATTACCTGCATTCCAATCTGGAAAATAACGGGCTTGCGGCAAAGCTACAATCCGAGTTTACCAATGACAAAATGATTATAAAAAATGCCTACATGGATTCGGCAACGGGAGAACTGTTGCTGGAGGTGGAAGAAAAGGAGGATTTGAATGGGTAAATATGTAGTGACGAACGGCCAGAATATCTATGATGTGGCACTTCATGTTTACGGTTCCATTGAAGGAATTGTCGATTTACTAATGAACAATACAGGCTTGTCACTGTCGGACGACCTGCAAACCGGTGATGAATTGATCTATACGGATGACTTCATTATCAACGCGGATGTCGTTGCCTATAACAGCTTACACGGGATTGTCCCCTCGAATGGTGAACGATTGGTATATCCGAAGTATTTCACGTTACCTCTCACGGTCACTTTCCGGTTGTTGCCAACGCTTACTTCTGTAGGCTTTACCGCTTCAGGGAGCGGGAAGATAGAGATAGACTGGGGTGATAATTCTCCGGTTGAAACAATAACATTAAGCCGTAGAGCCTTTACCTATACCCATATTTTTGACAATGAGATAGCCGACACACGTGTTATCCGATGGTACACTGATGCCTCTTTCGTCTTAGCGGACTGGAGTAATTTGCAGGCTTCGTCCATACGATTGCTTCGTCCCTTCAGGGTGGAAGAATTTGTACTTAGAGACCGGGCGATTCCGATTGATTTTTTCTGTCTGACAGAAGGAATGTATGAAGCAGACCTGCATGGCCTGACTGCAAGCGACCTTTCTCCCTTGATTTCCTGCCGGGACTTGATGCGGCTGAACTTGACGGATGCCAAATTGAAATTATCCGTGGTGGATAACTACCTGCTACAGTTGGTGGCTGTTTACGGCCTGCGCCGGAATTGTGAAGTAATTCTTTCCGTCCGTCCCGGTGGAGAATACCGGGAACCGGAACGGGATGAAAACGGGCGTTACCGGGTCCGTTGCGGAATGGAAGCCATCTGGGTGATCGTGCATGAACCTGCCTGGAATGAAGGGGGCGCATGGAGATTTGTGATTGAAAATGAACTATATACCGCAAAGCAATGAGCAGAACCATAAGAGACATTTATAACGAAGCCGTGACTGAACGCCAGAAGCGGCTGGAACTCAAAGAATTTGCCAGTGATTCGAAACTGAGCATCCTGAACGGGATTACCTGGGTAGTAGCCGCCATGATATACAGTTTTGAAACTTTGTTGGACGTATTTGCCGTGGATATTTCCGGGGTCATCAACAATCGTATCAACGGTACGCCGACTTATTACGCGAATGCCCTGTTGCAGTATCAGCAGGGAGATGAACTGGTGATCCGTGAAGACGGGTTAGCTTTCGGCTACGCTACTGTGGATGAAACGAAACGGATTATCACACAGGTGTCTTATTCGGAAAGTTCGGACGATACAAATCTGGACAGTAAGTTAATACTGAAAGTGGCGATGGGCACAAAAGGCAATTTATCCGCTATCCCTGCAGAAGACCTTATCCCCATCCACTCGTATATCAACAAGATCAAGTTTGCAGGAACCCGCGTGGAGGTGATTTCTTCCAAAGGAGATATATTGATACCGAAGGTAACGGTTTTTTATGACGGAGCCATACTGGAAGCGGAAATGTATGATGCTATCGAAACGGAGCTGAAAGAGTACGTGATGAATATAGACTTCGACGCCGCTATTTATGTATCCAAGATTGTGGCGGCCATCCGTCGCGCGGAGCATGTGACAGACGTATATATCGATACGGACGCCGTTCCCCCGCAAGGAGTCTTTCTGGCCTGCTATGACCGTGACGGGAAGCTCCAACCGACAAAGCGCATCGGTCGTATGGCCTTTACCTCTTCCGGCTATGTCAAGGAATCCTCCGGCAAGGACGAAGAAAGCGAGCTTCCCAATTTCAGAGAATCCATTCGATTAATCATAGACAACCGATGCGATACGAATTACTAACAGACAAGCTGGTAAACCGCCTTGTCCCCCATTATTTGTCGGGCAGGCGGTATATCCTGTTTTTACAGAGCCTTGTATGGCCGCTAAAAACATTGAATGACCGTTTTCAGGCTTTTGCCTATGAGAAACACATCGAAGCCCGGATGACTTCGCAAGTCCTGTATTTTGAATGGTACCTGAATTATAAGTTCGGGAAATACCTGGAGGACAGCCGTGACCGGATTTTTATTCAGGACAGCCATAGTATAGGTGTGGACCTCTACCATGAAGGCGCGTCCGTGAACCGTCCCTGTACGATCTGGTATAACGGGGAAGAAATCACTTCCGGCCAGGCGGAAGAACAACCCCGTCCTTTTTATCTGAACGCGGAAGAGAAACTGATTAACCGGGTGAGCTTTATGGTATGCGTGCCACCCGTCCGGATAAATACGCAGGAGTTTGTCTATATGCTCTCTTATGCGGTGAACGCTTACCGTATAGCCGGGAAGACTTATCTTATCAAGATAGACCGGCAAGAAATAGAACCTAATAAAATAACGAAATGAAAGAATATGTAGCAGAACCCGGAGGCCGGTATACCTACAGCGACGATGTGCTGAACTTGCAGGAACTGGCATTAAGCCTGAGCGCCTTGTTTGAGGGCTGTCCTGATTTTATCGTTTCCGGATGTGAAGTGAACGGTGCGGCAATAACCGCCGGATACGTGTGGTTGAACGGCAAAGTGCGTCGTTTTGAAGGTTGCAAGGATGCCGTATTTCCTTATTATATTTATGAAACTAACCGGCATGAATCCGTTACTTATGCCAATGACATAAACAAGCGGGGACGCACATGTTATCTCTGTACCGGTGGAAAAACCGTTCCTGATGTGACAGATGCCGTTACCGGGAAATTACCCGCGGCCATAGAAATCACGACTGATTACGCGCCCCGGCTCATAGATAAATTTATCGGAAGATATGGCGTATTGCTCGATACCCCATTCAGCCGCCAAACAGTGAAAAAGGATTTGTTGTTCACGGGTAACGTAACCGGGCAAAAGGAAATCGGCTCCAAGACTGCTCTGTCTGTCAGTGGAGAAAACGGGCAAGTGCTGAAACATATTGTCCGTGCGGATGGAAACGCTTCGGTAGGTGTTTATGTAAGCGGGTTGCTGGTCAATGAGATTGTGCTTTGCGCGGACGGCTCCATTCGTTTTATGAAACAGGACAAGGAACTCGCCCGTATGGATGCCGAAGGGGTTGTAACCGATGTATTTTCAGGCAGTATTGCTTATGTCGGTTCTATAACACTAAAAAACGACCACCTGTATAACCGGCAGGATGCCACAGACGAGGGAGCTGTGAAAATAAACTATTACGGTTTTGAGGACGGCAATACAAAATACCGTGATTTTGCCGTGTATGACGGAAAACAAGGAAAGACACCCCTGTTTCAGGTAAACGGTAAAAATGGGATGAGCCGGGTGAACGGTTTATTTTCGGTACGCAACAACGGGCTGGGCATTGACTTGACAAATACAGCCTTTACCAAAAGTGACGCCAAACTGATGAATTTACTGACCTGGAAGGATAGTAATGATGAAGTTATCGGGACTGTCGGGTTCAACAGTTCGGAAGACTTTAATTTCTCGTTGAAAAACCATCTGGGAGATATCGTACTGTCGCCTTTGGGGAGCGTGAATGTGGTGGGAACATTAAAAATCAACGGCACCGCTATCGGGGATACTTATGTTACCCGAAAAGCCTTCACGGATTCCTTAGCTAAAAAAGTAGATGCAATAAAAGGGAAGCAACTCTCGACGGAAGATTTTACGGCCGCATATAAAAAGAAACTGGACAATATCAGTTCAAGCGGTCTCACCTCGGGAGGTGACGGTTTTGTTACCGCTTCGGATGTAGCGGGAGCTTTAAAACTGAAATTATCCGCCGATATGAACCTGCAGGATGTCATGGATAAGGATGCCGCCCGTCGGAATCTTGATGTCTATTCCAAGACGGATGCCGGAAACGTGTTTCTGAAAGTAACGGGAAAGCTATTGGAACTCGTCACCTTATCGGCAGACGAGATTAACGGGTTGACGACTGAAGAGGCTGCCGCCTTGAAAACGCAGAAACAGGCTGCCGTCCGGGAGAATATCGGGGCGGAAGCAAAAGGGACCGGTACTTTGAAGCTGGCGAAGGCATCCAATCTTTCGGATGTGGCGGACAAGGTGAAAGCCCGGCAAAACCTGAGCCTCTATTCCGTAGAAGAAATCGACCGGATGCTTGCCGGAAAACTGGGGACGGATTCCGCTTACGGGGGGATTACTTTTACCGCCGCCATGCGTGACAAGTTAAATGGCATAGTAACCGGTAACTTTGTTTACACGGATGCGGACGGCAAGTCTCATGCCCAGGTGGAAGGATATGTAAAGACCTCCGACGTTGTAAAAGAACTGAAAAAGAAGGCTAACCTGTTGCTGGACGGATACAGTACCGACCAGAAGAATACGGTTGCCTCCAACCTGGGGATATATACCAAAAGTGCGGCAGATGCCCGCTTTGCCGTTGTGGAAAATCTTTTTCAGGATTATATCACCTACCTTGTTAAAAGCGGAAAGACCACAGCCCAAGCGCAACAGGCATTGCGTGACAAACTGAATGTGTTGTCGAAGGATGAAGTGGTGAAGGATTATGTACGGCGTGACGGCAAACTGTCGGATTTGTCACTGGGCAGCACGGAAGCTAAACGTCAGGCTTGCCAAGCTTTAGGAGCGGCTTTTGCCACGGATTACCAACCTTTGTTGAAAGATACAGGGTGGTTAGCGATGGGCAATAGCGGTTCGGGAACGGATGCCCGGCGGTTGTTTGTCCGGCAAATCGGAAATATCGTCAGTATTCAGGGGGTTATCAATACTGCCAAACGTGACGGTACCAACTGGGGCGGTTCGGTAGCGGTCATTCCCAATACGGTATCACCTCCCAAATATAGTGTACGTTGTTGTTCTGCAAACTGGAATGATGATACCAAGTACAACCGGGGAACCACGTTTGTGATATATGGGAGTTCCCGGAGTATCCAGTTGTACGAGAGCGGCATGTATAACGTAGATGTGGAATTAAACTTTACTTATTTTGTATGATGAAAAAGATAAATGTTCAAAATGACGTGGAAAGCCGCCGCCGGATCGCGGAGGCTTTGCCCAAACGGGAAATGGTGCAGGAAATAGAATCAATAGAAAAGGAGGTAGTAAATGCCCAGAGCGAAGAAGTACCGGAACATCCGGTTGTCGAAGCCGCCGCAGAGCCGGAAGCCCCGAAAAAAGGAAGAAGGAAGGCCACGGGGAACGCTTAAACGTTTCCCGTTCGAGCAGACGCGGCTGGGCTTCATGCTTCGTTATGAAATGCCGGTGGTTTATTATCTGCTTCGGCGGTTGTCGCCACCGGCACCATTGTTTGAGCCGGAATGGACATTGGTTGATTCCGTGTGTCGTGCATCCAAGGACCCCTCTTATAACAAGCCGAAATTCAAGCGTTATCTGGAAGAGTACGCCCGTGACGGGGTATATTGCAAACGTGGCAAGCGGCTGACATCGGAAAGATTAGCGTATTATGAATCCGTGCGGCGCAAGAAGCTGGAAACTTTTATCCAAGCTAACCGGAAGCGGTTCAAAGTTTTACCCCGTCTGAAGGTTAAAAACGGGTTGTTAGGTGAAGAAGAGATTAAAAACGTGCTTAAAAAGAATTACTAAATGGTTGATTTACCGACCATTGTAAATGAATCTAAAAAACATTCATGCAAAAACTTTTTTGTAGAAAGCCGATTCTTTATTTTTGTGGCACTCCTTCCCGGGAGAAATGAGTTTTATAGATTGTCAATTGAGCATCCATTCAGGATGCGGTGAGTATCCCTCCCCTTATTTTAATTGAGCCGACGTACAAAAAAACGTCCAGATTGTCAGTTGAAACATTCATTGCCGAATGTTGCTTTCCATATTGTCAATTGACGTGAACGGTGAATCCGAACCCGTATCACTTTGTTTCCAGATTTCTTCGGCATTATTTATTTATTATCGTTACGCGATATGCAAGAAGAAAATTTAGAGAACAGGGACATGCCTTCCATGTCGGTTGAGGAACTATTCCTCAATTCCCAAGAATCCTATGCTGAGGCCCAACAGCGGGCCATTGAAGAAAACAAGGCATTTGCCAAAACCGAGTTTTTCAGAATGGACAAATGCGGCGTTTATCGCCTGCGCGTTTTACCGTTAGCCCCGAATCCGGACGGCACAGCCCCGCGCCCCGGTTACGAGTATCCGGTACATCAGTTGCTATTGGAACTGGAGAAGCCTTCCAAAGGCGGAAAAACCACCAAAATGTATGTTACCGTCCCCCGCACGACCGATGCCGGTTACAGTGTGGACATTATCGACACCTACCGTAAGCTGGCAGTGGCTGAGGCACAAGACAAAGGGGATGAAAAACTGGCTGAAAAAATCAATGGCGGCAGCTTTGGCGGCGGTTTGCGTTATGGCTATGGCCATGCGATGTACGTCTATGATTTGAACGAACGCGCGAAGGGTTTGCAATTGCTTACTCTTTCACATGCCCAGTTTAAAGACCTGGATGAACGCAAGTTCAAATTGTGGCAGAAAAAGTTGCAGAAAAATCCGGGCTATCCTTGTCCGGTGTCATCCGTCCGTGACGCCTATCCGGTAGAGATTGAAAAGCGTAAAAACGGCAGCAAGACCGAGTATGTTTTTAGCATTGACAACGAATCGGATGTAGATGTTTTAAGCAAGGAGGAATTGACAACCTTGATGTCGGCTACCCGCATTACAGAAATCATCTACCGTTACAGCCGTTACCAATTGGGAGCCACGGTAGAATTCCTGAAACAATGCGATGCGCTGTACGGCATGGAACTGATGTCCGGTGACGAGATGAAAGAAGCCGTTGAAAAGCTAGGCGAAGAACTTCCGAAAGAAGATACCTCCGAATTTTCCTTTGACCGCCGTACCAAGGATAACAAGGACAACGCTTCTGAAGGCGGCGGTTTGTCACTGGATGACCTCTTCGACCGTTTCGACGAATTGCAGGAACAAGGTTTGAGCGACAAAACAGAAGAAGGCCAGGAACTTCGTGCCATGATCCGTACCTACATCGAACAGGAGGGTTTACCCGTGCGTGTAACCCGCTCGACTACTAACAAAGACTTGTTGGACCTAATCGAGGAGGCTTTGGAAAATGCTCCGGATACCGGCGGGGAAGGCGATGCGGGAGACGCCGCAACAGCTCCCGAACCTCCCGTGGCGGAGGAACCGGAAGAACCGGCGGAGGAAGCTCCCGCTCCCACTGCCCGTACGGAACGTCCCCGACGCAGACGATAATCCCAATCTGATTATAATGTCTCACCACAGGATAGAGGTGTGCTTCAAAGGTGCGCCTCTTTCCTTTCTATAACTATACAATAATGACGAAAAACAAGAAAGCGTGTATGTTATTATTAAATGATATACATGTGTCGAAAGATAATATCCCGGAATATCTGGCGAACTGGCATGAGGCTCTGGAAGTATGTATGACGCATGGCGTAAAAGAGATCGCTTTTGGAGGTGATATGTTCCAAAGCCGTTCATCACAGACATTGGATATACTGTTGGCCGTACATGACGCTTTACTGGAAGCTGAACGTTCCGGCATCCGTGTGATACTGGCAAATGGTAACCATGACAAGGTGAATCAGGAAAATGTGCGTGGATATTGCCACGTATTCGACCAGCACCCCAATGTGACAATGGCGGACACATTTTATACTGTAACCCGTGAAGAATGGGATTTTGCCCTCCATGTAGGTGCTTATTTCCCGGAAGAAGGGACTTTTACAGAACGCCTGAAGGAATGGCAATCCACCAATACGGTGGACGGGAAGCTGAATTACCTGTATGTTCACGAGGGGGTGAACGGGGCTTTGGGGCAACCGAACGAAAAAGAACTTCCGGCAAAAGTTTTCAAGGATTTTGACCGGGTATTTGTGGGGCATTACCATAACCGCACCTGTGTGAAACCTAATATTGAATATATCGGTTCTTCACGCCAGGCCAATTTCGGCGAGGACGAGGAAAAGGGTTATACCCTGCTTTATACGGACGGTTCCACGGAGTTTGTCAAGAACCGTGCAAACATACGTTATCAGGTAATCGACGTGGATGCAAAACAGGTGAATGTCCATCTGAATGACAGGTTGGAAGAAGTCCGGGCGGACGGGCGTTATCGAACCAAAGTGCGCATACATGGTAGCTCTGCCGATACTGCAAATATCAGCAAGGAGCAATTGTTGCAATTCGGGGCGAACAAAGTAGAGATCGTCCATGAAGAAGCTGCTCCCTCCGGGAGTGAATCGAGCGGGTTGTTTGAAAAGTTCGATAGCCGGAAGATACAGGAAAGCTACAAAAGTTTCTGCCGTGAGAAGGATATCGAAGATGTGGAACTGGGACTGAACTACTTATCTAAAATCGAAGAATCATGTGGAGATTAAAACGAATTATAGCGGAAAACCTTTGCGCTTTCCGCAATCTGGATTATTACGTGCAGCAAGGCGTGACTACGCTGGTGTTTGGTGACAACCGTGATAATGAAAGCCAGCGTTCGAACGGAAGCGGCAAGTCAGCCTTGCTGGAAGCCATTGCGGTAGGAATCACCGGCAGTCCGATGCGCAGAATCAAGAATGAAGAAATTATCCGGGATGACGCGGAAGAATGTTGGGTTTGCCTGACTTTCAGTAATAACAGTTCGGACGAGGTATTCACTGTGGAACGCCAGTTGTTCCGCAAAGGTCCTTCCGTGGTTACCTGCCATATTGAAAGAGGCGGTCAGGCAGTGGAAACAGATGAGGCCGTACAACCTTCCGTCGACGCGTATAACAAATTCATCTTGGAAAAATTGGGAATCAGCCGGGAAGAACTGTACAATAACTTTTTGCTTTCGAAGTATAAATATTCGGATTTTCTTTCTTCTTCCGACAAAGAAAAGAAGGAGATCATCAATCGCTTCTCGAACGGGAATCTTGTGGATCAGGCAATCGCCAAACTACTGGAAGACCGGGAACCGGTGGACACGGAGATACGCGAGGCAGAACTGGCTATTGCAGAGGTGGACGGACGTATCCGCATGCTGGAGGAGCAAATAGAGGCGGAAGAGGATAACCGGGCGGAACGTATTCGAAAGAAAGAAGGGCAGATTGCCGGGCTGGAAGAACGTATCAAAGGAAAAAGAACCTCGATACGGGAATGTCATGAAGAAATGGCTCTGGAGAAAACCCGGATGGAAAAACTCTCCCTTGCAGATACCGCCCTACAAACACTGGAAAACGGAGATGAGAACCTGGAGGGATGCCTGGAATATATTACCGGTGCGGTACTGCCTTTACTCGCAGGGAAGCTGACAGACTGGAACGGCGTGCTGGCTGATAAGAAACGGAAACTTCACGAAGCGGAAATCGAGTTGCAGAAATGGGATAAGTTATCTGCCGAAACGGAGAAGTCCGCCATTTCGGTACAAAAGGAATACGATTCTCTGGTGGAAGAATACAAGCGTGTGGAAGCTGATAACCGCCAGGAACAGCAAACATGTGAAAAAAGGCTGAAAGAACTGAACCTTGAACTGACGGGAATGAACCAGCGCCTGAATGGGCAAAAGCAGGAACGTAGGGAACTTTACACGGTTATTGAAAACTTACGGGATAAACTAGCCGGTAGTATTACCTGCCCTGCTTGCGGCCATGAATTTTTAACGGCAGAACAGGGTTTTGATGTGATAGCCGGAAGGAACCAGCTTCTGCTCCAGAAAGAAAAAGCGGAAAAACTAACCGGGGAGATTGCACAAAGCGACCGTTCCTTATCGGAGATCGAGGTTGCAGAGGAAGATGTACACCGTACCAAGCGTCGTCTTACTGCCGCTCTGCGTGAATGGTCCGGACGGCTGGATTCGGCAGAGAAAGCTATGCAGGAGAGCCGTCTTGCACAAGAAGGTGTCAGCCGTAGCCGTCAACGTACCGTAAATTCAATTTCATCCTTGCAGGAAGAAATGAGCGGGCTCCGTCGCCGTCTGTTCGATGAAGTGTTCGGGTTGATGGACGAGACGTACCGTAAACACGAACGGAACCTCCAGAACGGGGAAGAAACCATCAAAGCGGCAGAGAGTGCCATCCGTACTCTGGAGGATACGATCAATGAATATCATCAGGCTTCGCCTCAAGATGTGGTTACCGGATTGAAAAGTTCATTGAAGACCTATCGTGCCAAGGCCGGTGAAGCCATGCGGCAGAAAAATGAAATAGAAAAGCGGTTGCGTGCCTTCCATGAACAGGAGCAATATTTTATCCAGTTCAAGACCTATCTGGCCAATACCAAAATTGCATCCCTGGCACAAGTCACCAATAACTTTCTGGAAAATATCGGCAGTGACATCCGGATTTGCTTTTCCGGTTATACGGTGCTAAAAACGGGAAAAGTGCGTGAAAAGATTTCCATATCCCTGCTTCGTGACGGGATGGATTGCGGAAGCTTTGGAAAGTTCTCTGCCGGTGAGGCCGCCCGTGTGAACCTCGCCACCATCCTTGCCATGCAAACACTGGTAAACGGGAACTGTGAGGATGGCAAAGGGCTGGACCTTTTGGTTATTGACGAGTTGCTTGATGCCATGGACGAAGATGGCCTGGCCTGTACTTTTACGGCATTGAACCGTTTGGGTATCACGTCGTTGGTGGTATCACATGGCAATGTAACGGAGGGGTATCCTTATAAAGTAATAATCGTGAAAGAAAATAGCGAATCAAAACTTGAATAAAATATATCGCAAAACACTTGTAGGAAGAATTTTTCCAACAAACCAATTTGGAAACGTAAAGGTTATCCGGTATGAGAATAAAAATCTTATGATGGTGGAATTTCTGCAAGCTGGAACAATATGTTCTGCGCGTGTATAAGGAGGTACTGATTAAACAAAAAGCGGAAAAATATAGAGGATGGATTGATTCAAGGGTTTATGAGGCAATGATGAGTTATGAAGTAGAAATAACAGACTAATAATTTATGGAAAAAGATAAAGAAACGATAGACAAAAATCAGGTGCTGGCTCTCGACTTAGGTGCTAGAACCGGCTATCATAGTGTACATGAAAGCGGTACATGGAATTTCACGGAAAGCAAAAGACGTAATGACAATAAAATGCACGGGGCTTTTCGTACCATGCTTATCTCTTTTATTCGACACTATGGCATTCATAGAATCGTTATTGAAGATGTTGTTGTCAATCAGCATTTCTTTGATTTGAGACGTCTGGCTGAATTACGTGGAATTCTTCTCGAAGTTTGTGATACGCTTGACCTTCCGGAGCCGGAAGCCGTTAACCCTTCCACTCTGAAGAAGTGGGCAACGGGCAACGGTCGTGCTGATAAGATGATGATGATGCAGGCTTGTGAAGAAAAGTACCATTATGTACCGCCGGATGACAACGCGGCTGATGCCTGCCATTTGTATTACTATTACTGCCGGAAGTATAGGTTGTAAATGATTTATCAAGGTACCCCGGTGCAATATCCCGGGTGCCTGTGAATCTGCAAAATTGAAAGTGTATAGATTATGAATTGATGCTCTTGGTAGCTGACAGATTGAGACGAAGATTGGTGTTATCCAAGTCAGTAGAAAGAAAGTGGAAAATGAATCTATACCCGGCGGCGGGGCTTTAAGTGCCGAGTCGGTGAAACGAAGGACCGAATTATTAAAGCATTACATATTACCCCATAAGAACCTTATCTATAAGATGTGCATCCAATTTACCTGGAACCAGGAGGATGTGGAAGATAATTACAGTGAAGCTCTGGTTAACTTTTACCGGTATATTGAAAGTTATGACCCGCAGCGTCCGCTTAAAACATGGGTTTATGCCGTTACCAAACGTCTGTTGTCGGATTTGAACAGCCGTAACCAGAACCGGTTGCTGCCCAATGACAATGTAGATGTGCAGGACCTTGCCGGAGTATTGCCGGATGATGGGGAAGCGGGTGAAAACTGTATGGGAATGGAGAATTACCGGGAGCATTACAATGATGCGATACTGGACGCCTTGGCCCGGTTAAAGCCTGCATACCGTGAAGCTTTGCTATTACAGCAGGCCGGATACAAGCTGGGTGAGATTATGGAAATCGCTTACCGTAACGGGAGTTTGAAAAACCGGAATATTGAAACGGTAAAAAGCCGTCTGTTTCTGGCTAAGTCGCAACTACGCAAATTATTGACACGAGATGGGGAAGCCAGGAAAGAATGAGTATTGTCGCAGGATATTTACGCTATTGATGCATCAGACCGGCTGGAAGGGATTCAGTTTTCCCGGTGGCGGTCTTTCCAGCCGTACCGTTTCGGATTGCCTGGAGGCGTTGCAAAAACAATACGGGGAAATAGGTCCGGAACGTCTGGTGGATTTCTGTGTTTGCCAGGGATACGCAATAAGCGGTTACGGTGAAGAATATTACTGTCGCTGGAAAGTCGCCCATTCTTTTGGAAGTAAGGCTATCTCCCGGTTTACGAAAAGTAATGCAGCCCGCCGTTACTATGAAGACTGCTGGCTGAAAGAATACGGGCTTTCCCGGAGTGCCCTGTTGGCTTGTATCGCTGACCGGAGCGCACACCCTTATCAGCGTTTTGTCTATCCGGAATATGAAGAGCACACGAAACGGAGGCTGCTTTCGACGGAAGCCGGTTATACCGTGTGTGCCCTTTCAACGTTACTATGGACGCCTTTTTCCCCTACCTGCCGTGTGTGCAAGTTAGCTGATGCCTGCCAAAAACGGACCAAAGAGGTTTTTCCAGAGTTATACCGTATCCGGTGTGAAGCATGGCGGGGAAAGGAGGCACGACCATGAGTGGCAATGCCCAACCTTTGAGCGCGGAATTTCTGTATGAACTATACAGTACTGTCTTGCGGAACGATGCACTTTGCGGTGTTGTTTCCCGGCACATGGATAAGGAATATCTTCCCGACCGTTCCTTCCAACGGGTGCAGGAAATGATTGCCACGCATTACCGCACCTATAAGTCTCCTCCTTCCTATGCCGTACTTACCCAGACTTTCCGGGAAGATTACGATGCACTGGAATTGATTGACACGTTCCGGGAATACGACGAGGGACAAAGTGGAGAAGTGATGACCGATATGCTGGAGACTTACATCAAAGGTGTGAAATTACAGGCAGTGTACGCCCAGGTAGGCAAATTATACAACGAGAACCAACAGGCGAAAGCGGAAAAGACACTCAGGGAATACGCGGAATGGCTTGCCGGGTTTACTTTAAAAAATTCTTCGTTCATAGACGTGGCCGCCACTTTCAGCGAGCGTTTTCAAAAGAACCGGAAACGGGAGGAAGAGGAGGAACATTCCACCTGTTCGCGTGTAAACCGATTTTATGTTCCCTATCTGGATGCACTGAACGGGGGGCGTAATTTACGGGGACAGCTTACTTGCTTTCTGGCGAGTACCGGCGTAGGCAAATCGCATATAGCCAAGTGGATAGGCGTGCGTGCCGACATAGACGACGGCCTGCACATTTTGCACATCCAGTTGGAAGGCAGCGAGGAAGAAGCCTTGAATGCCTATTCGGGAGGATTGATTTCCCGAAACGCCTACTTCTTTGAACGGGGAAAGATTTCCGATATGGAAATACGGCATTTGGAAAAGCTGGTGACTTCGTATGCCGGGAGTATCACAGTCAGAAGCTATCCCCGGTTTAACGCCCAAGTTTCCACCTCTGATATCAAGAACACCATTGCCGAATACCGGAAGTTAAAGGGGCATAATCCGGATATTGTGATTATCGACAGTATGGACTTGTTGACGGACGCCAACCGCCGGACGTGGGGAGCCGACCATGAAAGAGCGAAACGTATTACAGTAGCCAATGACCTGAAAGACTTGGCCGCTGACGAGGGCGTATGGATGGTGGTCACCTACCAGAGTACGATAGAAGACCGGGACTGGTTGAACGATGAACGGAACGTGCTTACCGAATATAATTGCAGTGAGGCCAAAGGTCTTGCCCGCCCTTGTACGCATTTGATTTCGCTCAACCAGTCTTCAGCAGAACGGAAAGAAAATGTGATGAGATTACATATCGCCAAAAGTCGTTTTTTCAAGAAAGGGGATACAATCAAGATCGCAACCGATTACGACAATGAAATTTTTTATGACATGCAGCGGACGTTGAACCTAAACCGGGGATAAAAATATGGAACTGAGCAAATCGGAACAAGAATATCTTATCGGCGAAATCTGCCGGGAACTGGGCGCCAAGCGTGACGGAAGCGGACGGAACCTGATCGCACCCCGTTGTCCTGCCTGTGGCAAAACGGGTGGAAAATACGGTGTATACGTGGGGCGGGAAACTCCCCGGAAAAAGCCATTTATGTCGCACTGTTTTTCCTGCGGGTATTCCACGCGAACCCTTGAGCAATTGCTGGAAGCCATCGGACGCCCGGACCTGATGGTCGCACCTACTGCCGATATAGAGGCTCCATTAGAAAATATCCTGCAACTCAAAGTTGATGAACCGGAAGAAATAGATGATGAGCTGTGTGCCATCGAGTTGCCGGAGTTTTATAAACGTTCTTTCCGGCATCCCTATTTGCAGGCACGCGGGTTTTGCTTTGATGATTATGAATATTTCCCGGTGGGTTGTACCGGACGGTTGAATATGCGGTACGCGGATTACGTGATTTTTCCGGTGATCGACGAGGGCGCAACAGTAGGTTACGTTTCCCGGCATACATGGCCAAAAAACGAAATCGACGTTTACAACCGGCGTGCCAAACGCACAGATGATTACAAAATACTACGCTACCGTAATTCTACGGAAAATGATTTTTCCAAGCTACTCTACAATTACGATGCTGTGTTGGAGGATGATACCGATACAGTGATACTGACAGAAGGAATCTTTGATGTGATTGCCCTCACCCGGCGGATGGACTGGTATGATAATCCCCGCGTGGTTGCTGTCGCTACTTTCGGCAAAAAGATTTCGGACGTGCAAATATACAAATTGCAGTGTAAAGGGGTAAAGTGCGTGGTTATCGGCTATGACGGAGATGCCGTGGAGACGGTGAAACAGACTGCCGGTCGTCTGTCTCCCTATTTTGACGTGCTGGTGGCAGACATACCGGATGCCCGGAAAGACTGGGAGGATTTGACGGATAAGGAACTGTACGAAGTATTCGCTTACCGGTTGCTTACTCCTTTGGAATACAAACTCAAAAAAGTACAGGAATTATGATGGAAGAATTATTGGAATGGCTGAGATGCCAGAAAATCATGTTTGAACCGGTAGACAAGGAAGTCGTATTTCTACCGGATTTCGGGAAGCTCTTCCTTGCCGACTTGTCGGGAGTGACTTCTATTTTCCGGGGTGAAGAGGGTCATTTGCAATTTAATCTGATGGAAAATCCGGAAGTGTTGGCGGAAGAAGGAATTTACCATATCGCTTTCCCTTTCGGGAGGAACTGGTATTACTATGACCTGCGGGAAGATTTCAAACTGAATATCCTGAAATATGCAGGCAAACACCAGCCCTGTATACACGACGTTCCTTTCGCGAACTTAGGAGTACACACTTCTTTTGAATTACTGAATAGCCAGGGAACACCGGAACAGTTATGCCGGAAGGCGGCATGGCTCGGTCACTCGGCTTTGGGTATCTGCGATAAACATACGATGGCTGGTACATTGGGCTTGCAGGAAGAATGCAACCGGTACGGGATGAAACATGTGATCGGATACAGTCTGGATATGGAACTGGACGAAGAAAAGGTAGAGATGAAAGTGTATTGCCTGACACAAACCGGATTGGAAAATCTGCTCCGTATGCAAAAAGAGATCATGGTAGATTCCGAGGAGAATATATTGCCTTACGAGAGGCTGCTGTTCTATGCCAAGGGAAATGTGCTGGTGCTGGGAAAACGCAGCGCACCGTGGATGGTACGCCACCGCCGGAACATAGAACGGTTGAAGCGGGTATTTGAACAGGTATATTTTCAAGTGGACGGAAATGAATACAAGGCGGACCGGATAGACCGGGAGGTATTGGAATCCCTTCGTTGTTATTTTGAAAATTTCGGGGATGTTGTCAACTTCTCTTTCGAGGTGCCACCTATACTTATATCAGACAGCTATTATCCGGATGCGGATGACGCGCAGAGCAAACTTGTATTGAATAAAATCGCCACGGGCGCCGCCCATGAGCAAAGCAGCGCCCAGTATATGAAAGATACGGATGAGCTATATGAAACGCTGTGTCCCTTGTTCAGTGAAAAGTGGGATTTTGACCGGTTGTTCTCCTTGATGTGCCGGGGAACAGTGGAGATTACAGAACGAGCCAATGCCAGGTTTGAGACCGGACAGATGTTTATGCCGGAATATATGCTGCGGGCTGAAGAAGTGGAAAAGTATGGTGACCGGCGTTCCATGTTCCGTAAGTTATTGGAAGAAGGGCTGGAAAGTAAAGTGGAGGCTTCCAAATGGGAACATTACCGGGAACGGCTGGATGAAGAAATATATATCATTGAATCGACCGACAACGTGGACTATTTCTTGGTTCAGTGTGACATGGTCGAGGAAGCACACCGGCGGGGAATTGTAACAGGCATCGGGCGTGGAAGCGCGGGAGGTTCGTTGGTTTCCTATTTACTGGGAATAACTTCCATTGACCCTATCCAGTATGATTTGATTTTTTCCCGTTTCCTCGTACCGGAAAGATGCGGACTGAACTGGGTGGATGAGATTACGGTGATCGCGCCGGACGTGACTTTGCAAAAAGGCGAAACCTATATGGAGATAACGTTGGACGGCCATTGTTACCGGGTTTGCCGGGATGCCCGGTTCAGGGTAAAGCGGAAAGAGGAAGAACTGACGGTATATGCAGACGAGCTGCAGACAGGAGACGAGATACTGTTTGACCGGCGGGATCAGCTTTGGAATTTGGAAGAGTTGAAAATAGACGATTAAAGACGAATATAAATTAATGTATCATGGCAGACACTCGGGAATTCTGGGTGGATATTCATGGATACGAAGGGTGTTACAAAGTGAGCGATTTCGGTCGCATAAAGAGTTTAGGACGGGCAGTGGTACGTAAGGGCATCGTATGCCATCAGCCGGAGAGAATCATGTCGCCCTGGAGCGGGACAACCTCCACGTATTTGTGTGTAAGGTTGTACAAAGACGGAATACGGAAGAAATTCTCGGTTCACCGGTTGGTTGCCGAACATTTTTTACCGGCATGGGATGAAGTACTGGAAGTGAATCACAAGGACGGGAACCGCTTTAACAATGCAGCGGTAAATTTGGAAATGTGTACACATCAGGATAATATGCGGCACGCCATTGCCGAAGGTTTGAAAAATGACTGTGGTGAAAAAAGTGTACGTGCCAAGCTGACCAATGTCCAGGCGGAAGAAATCCGGATAAAGTATCGGCAAGGAGGTGTTTCGCAAGCGGCATTGGGACGATTATACGGAGTAAGCCGCCAGACGGTGAGCATGATAGTAAGATATAAAAAGTATATACGATGATAGTAGAAAACATTAAAATAGAAAAGGCAAAGGAAAGATTCAATGTCATGGATTCTTTTGTCGGAAAGGGACTTGTGAAGGGCGGACATTCCGCCCTTCCGTGAATCGGACATAGACGTCGACTATGCCTCGGACCGGAGGCAGGAAATCAAGGAATATTTGGAAGAACGGTATAATACCGAAGGACGGCAGCGTGTTTTCTCCGCCGGGACCTTTACGACCCTGAAATTGAAAGCTGCACTGAAAGATGTGGCCCGTGTACATAGAGTGCCGCATAGCACGGTGAACTATATCACGGCCATACTCGAAGACAACATGGACTGGACGGATTTATTCCGGGTAGCGGCAACCAACCGGAAAGTATGGAGCTTTATACAGACTTACCCGGAGATGATTGAAGATGTACGGGGCGTGATCGGGCAACCGAAAGCGAGTTCCATACATGCGTCGGCCATCATCGTAACACCGGAAAAACGGAACGGACGGGCGGTGGAATGCTTTGACTTTCTGCCCATCCGCAAAATGGAAAACCAACTGGTTTCGGAATTTGACGGGTACAGCGTGGACAGCATCGGGCTTTTAAAAGAGGACGTATTGGCGACAAAAGAGTTGTCGAAACTGAGCGCTACCATCAATTTAGTGAATGAAACATACGGCACGCATTATTCCATTGAAAGTATTACGCGGGATAAACTGGAAGATGAAAAGACTTACCGGATGCTGGCAGACGGCTATACCCAAAACGTCTTCCAATTCAGTTCGAGGGGCATTACACGGTTTATTCAGGATGTGCAGCCAACGTGCATCGAAGACTTGATTGCCATTAATGCGCTCTACCGTCCCGCCACGCTTGATATCGGAGCAACGGACGATTATGTACGTTACCGCCGGGGCGAAGTGGCTCCGGTATACAACTACGGGTGTTACGAGGCGACGAAAAATACATTCGGGATTATGGTGTATCAAGAGAGTTTCATGTTAGTGGCACATACATTGGCGGGATTCGATTTAGGCAAGACGGACGTATTAAGAAAATGCATCGATGAGGATTCCTTATTTTGGACAGAACAAGGCTATGCCAGGATTAAGGATTTGCAGTCCGGTACCGGAGTACATGTTATTTCTCCGACCGAGTGTATCTCTAAATATAATAAGGTAAGCAGAGTCCTGCTCCCTCAAACGAAAGAATGCATCAGGATTACTACCCGTTCAGGAAAAGAACTGGTGTGTACCGGGGATCACCGGATCTTGACCAACCTTGGCTGGGTTGAAGCTAAAGATTCTAAAGGAACTTTCGTGATTCGCGACCTAGTGGAAAAGTACGGTACCTATTCCGAGGATTGGAGAAAAACATATATCACCGTCGCATTGATTACGGAAGGTACTTGTGCTTCCTGTGATTACAGTATGGCATTTAGCAATAAGGATAAATCCAAGATAGACCTGTTCATAAATTGCATAGAAAGTTATCTGGGATGTAATGATTATAAGACGTATTGTGACAAAAAGGGAGTCATGCGCATTCTTGTTAACCGCAAATACCTCAATGACATTCAAGTGCAAAGTGTCAAATCAAAAGCTCACGAGTTACCTCTTGAATATTTATCATTTAACAAGCATGAACTATTGCGTTGCTTGGGATGGATGATTGATTTTGACGGATTTATCCTTTCCAAAAACGGGAATATTTATTATAGTTCGAAATCTCATAAGTTAGTTCATCAGGTACAATATATTTTTGATAACATAGGTGTAAAAAGCAATATTATCAAAAAGTACAACAAGCAATATAAGGAATACTACTATGAAATATACGTTACAGACCACAAGGATAATAAACGGTTACATGAGATGTTAAAGGATTATTCTAAAAAGGTTGCAGAATTCAACTTTGAAGAACGCATCGGGGCAACGTCACCTAACTTCAGTTTATATCAGGTTCCTTATAATGTCTGGCATCCATCCATATCCCAATTGATTAGTAATTCCGGTTATTCCAAGAATGAATTGATGAATAGTAGCATCCTATCGAATCTTGCAAAGAATGTTCCTTTGACACATGAACGCTTGAACAGGATTCTACAAATCTGCGGAAGAAACAAATGGCTGGAATTCGTAGCTGATAATAATGTGTTCTATGACGAAGTTGTTTCTGTCGTAACCGTAGGAGAACGTGTGGTGTATGATTTTAAGATGATGGATGGCGTCCAGCCTTTAGCCTGTGTGAACGGTATGGTCATACATAATTGCATCGGAAAAAAGAAAGTCGATTTGATGGCGACTCTTAAAACGGACTTCATCACCGGTGCAATCGCCAACGGCTGTCCGGATTTTGAAGCGGAAGAAATTTGGCATAAGATAGAGGTAGCCGGAAAGTACTCGTTCAACCGTTCCCATGCCGCGGCCTATGCTCTGACCGCCTATTGCGGGGCGTGGCTCAAAGCCAATTACCCTTCGGCATTCTATACTGTCGCCTTGCAGTGGGCAGACGATAAAGAGATACCGCCACTCATGTCGGAAATGGAGCTTTGTTCTTCGGCTCATATCGTTCCTCCTGAAATCAACCGTTCGGGACTCCATTTTTCCACCAACTACCAGACAGACGAAATATTCTGGTCGCTCTCCCGCATTAAGATGGTAGGTGGCAAAACAGTGGAATATATCGTGGCTGAACGGGAAAAGAACGGGAACTACACTTCCATTGAGAATTTCATCCACCGGGTGTTCCGGTACAAATTGAAACGGTACGAGTATTGGGATGACCCTGATAATCCGGAAGAAGCGAGATGTGTACCTGTCAATGCCCGGCACGTCAAGAATATGATTTTAGCCGGGTGTTTTGATGAGATGGAACGTGTGGAGGCTGTAACGGAACGCTATGCTTTGTTGGAACGGGCAGCCCATGAACTCGGCTTTGTTTTGCCGGAAAAGGATTTCCCGGCAGAGCTACGGGACAAGCATTATTTCTGGTCGCAACAGCAAATTGTGGTGTCCGGCATCGGTGCGATAGACTATAGGCGCATCTTTGATAATTCCGAAATCAAATCCCAGGTGAAAGGAAAAGCCTCGTATATGAGCCTGCGGGACGCCCTCTTGGGAGACAATGAAGGAAAGCGGATTACAGTATGTGCCACGGTTACCGAATTCTCGGAATGTTCTTACAAAGACAAGACTACCGGTGAAAAGAAACGGTTCGGTAAACTCATGCTCCAGCAAAATAACGATTTAATGGAATGTGTGTGCTGGAATGATTTTTATCTGGCACACCGGACAGAAATAGCCGCATTGAAAGACAAAGTGGTTATCCTGACAGCCGTTATCCGGTACAGTGACTATAAGGGAGCCAACGGGCTTCAAACTTACAAAACTTCACTTTTATATAGCCTATAGATATGAAAACAGAAACGAAGATATATACCGGTATCGGATTGGATTTCGAAACCGGTGGCCTGAACTGCCAGGATTGCGCCTGTACACAGCTTGCCCTGCAAGCCATCCGATTGGATACATGGGAAGTCCTGGAGCGGTATGTGGCTTATATTGCACCCTATCGTCAAAAAGAGACGGGACCCAAACGAAAGGTGCTTCGTACCCGGAAGGAACAGATGCAGGAAACGGAGGGCGAATCCATGAAGTATGAAACGGCAGCACTGACTTACTCCGCCATTACGATGGATATGCTGGTTGCACAAGGAGTGGATATTAAGGCGGTCGCCACGGCAACACTGGATTTTGCGAAGCGGAACACCCTTAGTAAAGGGAATCAATGCAAGCCTATATTGATTGGCCAAAATATACCTTTTGACATCGGCTTTTTGCAGCAAATGATGGCGTATGGCGATTTAACCGGTGAATTTGAAAAGGTGTTTGCCGGGACGAAAGATTACTACGGCAATTTTCAGCCTCATTATCTCGACACTATTCATATCGGAAGGCTGGCGTTTGCACACAACCCGGAAGTGACGTCCTATAAACTTGAATTGATCGCTGCCCGGCTGGGGGTGGAATTGGATGATGCCCATGATGCGGATGCGGATGTTACGGCAACACTGGATGTATTGGGGGCTTATGCCGGACGGTTACGAAATACCGACAACGGAAGTTTCGCGACGCAAAAGCAGGAAAAAACCAGAACTTATTTTAAGATATAGCAGTATGGAACAGGAAGAGGATGAAAGCATCACTTTTAAAAAGAGTGAACGGATGACTTACGGGGCTGTGAATTATGACGGCAATGAACTGATGGCCATGATTTCAGGTTACGACCTGCGTATTGCTTTTAATATGAGGGTCATTAATTCACTGGCGGATGCCGAGGCTTGCGCCGATGCACTCGCGGACGTGTTTTACGAGGCTTTGATGGAACAACTGATCGCAGAGAAATCGGATTTTTTAACCCCTCCCTCCGGTCCCGGGGCTATTCTTAATGAAAGAGAAGAATGAAACCAATGATAGAAGAACCTAAAGAGCCCAAGGCACTCAGTCAGCAGGAATTGCATTTTTGTGAACTGTATGTGAACGGCGGTCTGGAATATGCAGGCCGTCCACTGAAATGCTACAAGGAGGCGTTTGGAGAAAACGCATCTAAAAGTCCGGCTTCATCCGCCGGTTATTTGTTGGCAAAGCCGCATGTCCTTGCCCATATCAAAGAAATGATGTCGTCTGAGCGTTATGAGATGGAAACGATGGCCGTGAAACTGCAGGTAAGTGAAACGCTGAAAGCGGTTATGGATGAAACGGCCACAACGGATTATACCGACCGTTTCGGCGTTCCCCTCTCTCCCGCGGCTCTCAGGGCCGTATCCGTGAATGCCGCGAAAGCCCTGATGGAAATATTCCCTATCAAACATACACAGGAAAGCAAACTGCGTATAGAAGGCAGCGACGGTAATGTGATTTTTAATGTGGTTGTTCCCCAGCCGACAACGATAGCCCATGAAGAAGAAAAAAGTGACTAAAGAAGATATAGCATGGTGGGTGTATCTGATACTGGCGGTGATGCTGGTATTTTTCGGACTGAAGGACAGTGGAGCCGCGGAAACCTTGTTAAGGGCTTTGCGGGAAGTATTTTCATTAATAATCGAATAAAAGAACCGAAATGGAAAATGTAAAAGAGTTTGTGGTACATAACTTTAAAATGTTGTCGGTTGTGCTGACTTTCATTTTAACCATGTATATCCAGCATGTAAATAACACTGCCAGGATTACAGAACTAACCGACCGTTGCAACGCGTTGGACGTAAAACTTGCCGACCAGTATGACCGAATTGACGCTATCAAATTGGACAAGGCGGTTTTTGAAGCGACAATGAGTCAATTGGGCAGTCTGCAAGCGGATGTACGGGAGATGCGGAATGACATCCGGGAGTTACTGATGATGCAGAAATGAGGAATTATTTCATCTGGGCCCTTTTCTTTGGAACGTCTGCTGTGGCTCAGACACCGCCATCATTAGAAACGGCAATTACCTGTATCAAGCATTTCGAAGGTTGGCATAACGCGCGAGAATATCCTTATGTCGGATATGGGCACCGGTTACGTTCTGAAGAGAAATTCATGCTACCCTTGTCCGAGGCGCAAGGGGATTCACTGTTACGTTCAGATTTAAGAAAGAAATGCGCCGTGTTCCGGCGCTTTGGGAAAGACTCCCTGCTTTTGGCTACATTGGCATATAATGTCGGAGAATACAGGTTGCTCGGTAAAGGGAAATATCCTAAAAGCCGCTTGATACGGAAGTTGGAATCGGGAGACCGGAATATCCGGGAGGAATATTTGTCATTCCGGCTGTATCACGGAAAAGTCGTCAAGAGCATGGAAGAGCGGAGGCTACGTGAGTTCGAGTTATTATTTATTCCAGTAAATCAGAAAGAGAATGAAACAAAATATATGCGTACAAATAGTTCCTTCAGCGGAACTAAGACAAATGGGGTTGGAAGAACTGGCCGGATACCGGGGATTTATCGTGGAAGATCTTGCTTCATCCGAACGCAGGGTGAAGGGTTACATGGTACTTCTCGAAGAGGCTTACCAAAATGAATTTCTATGGTTTATACCTAAAATGTCGATAGTATATGAATAGAGTTATATCAAAGTATCTAGTAATTGGTTTGCTGGTATTTGGCGGTGTGATCTGGCTGCAACATAGTAAAATGGTTAAATTGGAAAAGGATCGGGATCGTTATGAGCAGAACAGTTCTGCTTTGCTTTCCGAAATGAAACGGATGCAACTGGATTCGGCTACCATGGCTTTAGATACGCATACTTTGCGGCTTACCGTGGATGAATATCGACGTTTCCGGGCAGAAGATGCGGAGAAAATAAAGCAAATGGGCATACGGCTTAAAGATTTGGAAGCTGCTGCCAGGCACGAGGTAAGCGTGGATGTTCCAATTGATGCAACGGTAAAGGATAGTATCGTTTTACGGGATACGTTACCGGTCACTGTGCAGCATGTGGAGATGATGACACCTTATATTCAATTGTCAGGAATGATAGAACATGGCAGGTTACAGGGACGTATTTATGTTCCGGTTACGTTGAGGCAGGCGGTGTGGATAGAATATAAACGATATTGGATATTCTGGAAAAAAGTAAAGGCTGTGCATCAAACGGTTTCAAGCGATAATCCGTATGTGGAAATTAAATTTTCAGAGTATATAACTATCTATAAATAG